TTGATCTTCTACGAGTTGATCTTCTACGAGTTGATCTTCTACGAGTTGATCTTCTACGAGTTGATCTTCTACGAGTTGATCTTCTACGAGTTGATCTACTACGATTTGATCTTCGTTTTTTTCTAGATCCACCAAATTGAGAATAATTTGAATTTGTGTAAGCTTCTATATTATTGTGACAACTTGGCATATTATATATTTATGATAATAGATTTAAAAATCTTCTAAAATATTATCAAAAATTTTATCATTTTCTACATTTGTATTTGTTACTAAACGGGCGCCGATGCTCATGGTTTGAACTTCTTGTAATAACATTTTCATTGCATAGGGAATATTAACTTTAACTGAATTTTCATTTAATTCATTAATAATTAATCCATCATTTTCATTTATAGAGACGCTATAGCTATCAGATCTTTTAGTTACACTTTCATTTAAGAAGGAGCTAATACCATGAGATATAATACTATCTCTTTCCATTTCACCGATCCTTCCGCCACCATTATTGGATCTTCCATGGGCGGGTTGTCTTATTAAGCTTTGTAGAGGACCGGTTGCTCTGCTATGCATTTTGTCGGCTACCATATATTTAAGTCTTTGATAATATGTAGGACCAATAAATATAGATGTATGAATTTGATCTCCTGTTATTCCGCTGTACATTACTTCATTACCCCATTCTTCGTAACCATATTTTTTCATTAAAACGGCATAATCATTAATATCATTATTTTGGAATGGTGTAGCATCTCCTAAAAATCCTCCTAAGCAAGAGCTCTTACCAAGAACAACTTCTAATAATTGATTGATAGTCATACGACTAGGTATGGCATGAGGATTAACGATCATATCGGGTACAATACCATCTTTGGTGAATGGCATTTCGCTTTGTTCTAATAGCATACCACAAACACCTTTTTGTCCGGGTCTTGAAGACATTTTGTCACCTATTTCGGGTATTTTATTTTTTCTAATTCTAATTTTGCAAGTTCTTAAGTTATCTGAATTTCTAAACACAACAACTTTATCTACAATTCCGGTGGTTGAAAATTTAATACATTTACCTGATATAGATACTATTTTATTAGTGTTTTTATCATATTCACAAAATGCCATGATAGCATCATCGGATGTTATATAAACTCCTTCTCGAATGATCCCATTTTCATCTAATTTATCAAAATTAATATTTTGTTTATTTCTAATATCTTTTTGTAATAATGGATTTCCCAATAGGACACGATTGCCAGAATTATTTATTTCTTCTTTTCCGCTATAGCTTCTAAAATATAAAGAATTAAATAATCCTCTTTCAACAGAACTTTTATTTAATATGACAGCATCTTCTTGATTATATCCAGAATAAGATGCAATAGCGGCAATAACATTTCCTCCATTGGGTAATTTATCAACATCGGTATATTTTTTAAATCTAGTTGTTACGATTGGTTTTTGAGAATAATTCAATATATGGGCAAATGTATCAAATCTTGTATTAAAAGCAGATGAAAACATTCCGACAGCTGCTTTAGTTTGTTGAGAAGAAAATACATTTCTAGGATATTGACTATGTTCAGGAAATGGTATATTTAAAGTGACTGCACTTAATATTAAGCTTGAGTGTATTTCACAATGAGAATAATTTTTATCAATTGTATTTATATCTTTCGATATTAATAGTGATTCTGTTTCAAGAGAATCGATATATTCAATCATTGATTGATTTCCTATTAAAAAATCGATATAATTATTTTTATATTTTTGTTTTAGTTCTAAATATTCATCTCTATGATAAGATTCATCATAAATAGAAATATCTGGATATATATCATATATATATCCTCTAATTAATCTTTTCCAATTTTTAGCATATGAATAATCTCCTTCAATTAAGTTATTAGATAATTTAGGACCAATTTGTTTTAAAACAAAAACTGGTCTGAGTAATCTTCCTGAGTCACAGAATATATATATTTCATTTTTTTCTATATCCCAGTAGATAGATGTATATAAGTGAATAATACTATTTAATTTTAGTAATCTAATAATTTTATTTAAATATTCAGGATTTCGATGGACACCGACCCATTTACCATTTAAAAATATTTTGCATGTATCATCGAGATCTTTGGTAATAATATTATTTAATAATATTAATCCTTCATCAATAAGAGCTTTTAAAATCCCATCAGTTGATACATTAAAAGATACTTGTGCCATAATTGATAAATGATTAATTATCCCTACATTGCTTCCGTCGGGTGATTCTGATGGACATACAAATCCCCATTGTGAATTATGAAGTTTTCTAGGACCAATCATTTTAGAACCAGATGGTAATGGATAAGATAATCTTCTCAAATGAGATAATGTCCCTAACATAACATTTCTATTAAGATCTTGAACGATACCTTGTCGTCCACTTAAAGATGTACCAAATACTGCTCCAAATGATTTTTCTAATGTTTCCATGACTTTAATATTAAAAATTTTCTTTGTATTATCTATATTAATAATATTGGTTATATCATTTCCATATTGTTTAATATTAAATTTATATTCTTTATCTATTTTTAGAGAAACGTTTCTTTGAAAATTTCCCCATAATTCACGAAATAATTCTAATAATAATGATCCAGCTAAATCGATTCTTTTGTATGAATACGAATCTCTATCAGTTTCTTTATAACCTCCCATATTGGTTAATAATAATTTCCTGACACTATATCCTAAAAATTTAGATTTTTCTTCAGATGTTTTATAATTTGGTAAAAAATTATTTTTCAGTATTTCAATAACATTAAGAGTTTCTTTACCTTTGGTAAGCATGGCGATATATTTATAAGCACTTTCTTGAGTTTTTATTATTTCAGAATCTTTCACAGAAGAATCGATTAATTCATATAATTTATTTTTGATAATATCTGTATCGCTTTCATAAACAATCATATTCACGATTTCTTTATCGGTTATTAATCCAAAACATCTAAATAATGTAAATAAAGGTATCATTATATCTAAACCTAAAATTCTGATAGTTATTCTGTAAACATATTTAGATTCATTTTCTGCTAAATCCATATTGCTGGGTTCATAATTTATTTTGACTCTATTTAATTGTATATAATTAGTTCTTGAAGATTGAAAACCTTCATTAGAAACGCTTTTAATTACAGCTTGCATAGGATTAATTTCATCAGATGTTTTATTGATATACATTATATCATTAATTTTTTTTTCTTGAGATAAAAAAACTTTTTCTTTACCCTTTATGATAAAATATCCACCTTGATCATATGGGCATTCACCTAATTCAGATAATCTTATTGAATCCATTTCATTTAAGATACATAATTTAGATTTAATCATAATTGGTATTGTTCCGATATTTATTTTTTCAAAATTTTTTATTAATAATTCATCATTTATTCTATCATGGAATTTCACAGCAATATTACAAAATATAGATGATGAATATGTATATCCTTTCAATCTAGCAATATTTGGTAACATAGGATTATTTTTACCATCGATATATTCAATTGGTGATGATATAAATATATTTTGACTATCAATAATGTCGCCATTTTCATCTAACTGTTCACCATAATAAATGCTAATTTCATATCTATATTTACCATTTTGTTCGTCTTTATAAATTAATTGAGGATTTTCTCTCTTAATAATGTGTTCGATCCCATTTGTTTTTGAATAAATAAATTCATTAAATGAATCGATTTGATGTTGTGTTTTATAATTGGGATTGTCTCTAAAATATGTTTCTATTATTGTCCAAACATCTAATGGTTTTAATTGATTTATAATTTCTTCACTATCACTCATATATTTATATTATAATATTTATATATTTCTTTTTTAAATTTATTAGAGAATATTGTTTAATTTAAAAATATTTATATATAATATTTATTAAGTAATTTAATAATATGCCATCAAAAAATCAATTATTCAAGATGAACCCAGATTTAAATATCATAAAAATACTCTTGGAAATTTTTGGTTTAGATGATTTGGATGATTCAAGATTTTTCACAAAAAAAAATATGATAGATTTAAATGTTGTTCAAAAAATAAATGATAATTATGAAATATTTAATAATTATTATCTCCCTTGTAAAAGTAAAATTTATTTAAAAAAATTAAATGAAAAGAAATGCATAACAATATTAAGACAATTTTTAAAACCATTTTATTATAAATGTATTGCAATTGAAAAGAGTCAAGAGGGTCAAAAATATATGACTTATCGTTTAATATATAATAACAGTCAATTATCATCAAATAAAAATGATAATAAAAAAAGAGAATATGTTGTTAATTTTGATATGTAAAAAAATATTATTCTTTGTTGTTTAGGGGGGGGGAGCAATGATTATGTCGAGGCGTGATAAAAAGGGACGATAATATTGTAAATTTTTAAAAAAAAAATATTTATATATATATAAATGAAACTTTCAGTTTGTATCCTTTTATTATTAGTTTTTATGTGTTTGTGTCAAAAAAACAAGAGTGGTTTTATAGTAAATAATTCTGAATCTCCACCTCTAAATATTACTAGTCAAAGGGATTATGATTTTGATTTTATTCAAGGGAGTAGTAGTGAAGAGGTTGATTTAAGTAGTATTAGTGATATAGACTTAAGTGAATATAATGTATTTAGATCTTCCACTGAAACAGCATATAAATATTTTACAAGTGTCAGTGATGGAGGTACTTCATTTATTGCAAATAAAATATCTGATAATAGTGCTCCTAATATAAGTGATAATAATATATTCAAAATGTATGTAAGATATGGATCACAATATTCTGTTGGATTTGCGAGTGGAATGGTTGGGATTGATTTACCTTTTGATGGTTATATATCTATAAGATTATCACCTAAACCTGGAAATGTAGGTTTAGTGGATCAATACATATGGTTGAAAGTGAGAATTACGCAACAATCAACACCACCTCCACCAAGAGGACCATCACCGGCTCCAACACCGGCTCCAACACCAGCACCATCACCATCAGCACCATCACCAGGAACGCCAACAGTGTATTGTTCCGATAACGATGAATCTTCAAATGATTTTGAATGTGGGGAAAATACACAATTGGTTGCAGACGCACATGAATTGGAGCAAGGGGATAATCCTCAAGTAACATGTTGTAAAGAAGGAGATGGTTATATCTTACCAGTGTTGGTCGTGTGCGCAGTCGTGGGCGCATTCGCATTCGTATATTTAGCATTTAAAAAGCGGTCGTCCAGGAAGGCGGCAGTGAAAAAAGTGGGGGAAGGCGAAGGTGGGGGGGACGGTGGCTGATAGTGAAAAAGGAAGGATTTAGTGAGTAATATTTTTCCTAAGAGAAAATAAGAAATAAAAATATATTTATTCAATTTGATTTAATTTAAAAGAAATAAATAAATAAAAGAAAAGAAATAAAAGAAATAAAAATAATAAGAAAACAATGAAGAATGACTCTGTTTCTTTGGATCAAATTCCTTTGCGCTTGAAAAATAATGTAGATATGGATCGTCTCTTTTCTTATGATAACTTCGCGGTTGCTGTTAATTATTATGTTTTACGATCCAAAGAAAAAAATAATTGTTAATTATGGTTCTTCTCGTCCATGTGGGAAAAACCATAATAAATCATCCATCCACGCTGAACAAAATGCTTTAAACTTTTGTTTAAAATGTGACAGAAATAATAGATATCAAATATATATTTCTAGATATACAAGGGATGGTAAATTTAAAAAGACACATTGTTGTAATGCATGTACTCAATTATTAAAAAAATATAATTATGATAATAAAGTATATACTTTTGAAGATAATAAAATTATTCCTGCAATTATAGATAGACCAGAAATTTCGTTAGCATATAAAATAAAACATAATATATATAAATGAAATATAAAATTGATATCCCAATTCCTAATTTTTTATCACTTAGATTTATAGTTACAATATATGCTTTAGCTGTTTTATATCGTATTAATGGTAATGAAATTCATTTACTTGAATCTATTGGTGTAATTATTTTTCCTGCTTTTTTTTTAGGATATACTGCATCTGTTTCCCCGGAGTATATAAATATATTTCAACCAAAGGACACTATAACAGGTAAAAAACCAGAATTGGGTTTAATTAATGAATTAAAAAATTTAAAAAGAGATCAAGTGAGAACATTATTAATTTTTTCACCAATATATTTGTATTTATCATATAAATTAAATAAAAGTTTAATAGAATCTGTAGTTAATTATTTTATTAATAAAAAAAAAATAAAATTATCAGATAATTTTAAATTTTTTATAAAAAAGTCTAAATAATTTTTGATTATCCATAAATTCGATTAACTTGATTATTAACTCTTATAAATGTTGTACATTTTGGTAAATCTTTAAGATTTTTAGAATTCACATATGTGCATGTAGATCTTATACCTCCCAATAGATCATTAACTGTATCAATTACTTCACCTTTATATTCAATTTTCACAGTTTTGCCTTCAGAAGATCTATAATTTTTTACTCCTCCATAATGTTTCTTCATGGCTGTATCGGATGACATTCCATAGAATACCTTATATAGTTTATCATCTTCTTTAACTAATTCACCGCCGGATTCTTTATGACCAGCTAGCATGGATCCAAGCATTACAAAATCTGCTCCTCCTCCAAATGCTTTAGATGCATCACCGGGACATGTAATACCACCATCTGATATAATATGACCCCCACAACCATGTGCAGCATCGGAGCATTCTAAAATAGCTGATAATTGAGGCATACCTACACCAGTTTGTAATCTAGTTGTGCATACAGATCCGGATCCTATACCAACTTTTACGATATCAACTTTACCATTAATAATTAATTCTTCGACCATTTCTCTTGTAACAACATTACCTGCTATTAAAATGCAATGGGGAATTAATTTTCTTACTCTCTGGCAAAATTTAACTAAATCTTCAAGATATCCATTTGCGATATCTATGCATATAATATTACATTTGTCTGGTGTATATTTAAAAATTTCATTTAATTTTAAAAAGTCTTCATTTCTAATACCGATAGAAATTATATATTTATTTCTTTCATTTTCTGGATATTCATTAATATTCATAAATTTGTGAAAACAAGTTAATATATTATAATTTTTTAGAGAATGATACATATCAATTGTACCCACAGTATCCATATTTGATGCAATAATGGGGATACCTTTCCATATTTGAGTTGAATGAGGAAATTTAAATTCTCTTTCTAAATTAATATCAGATCTAGATTTTAATATACTTCTTTTAGGTCTTATTAAAACATCTGAAAAATCTAATTTTAATTCGTTTTCTATTTTCATAATTAATATTAATATTAATATTAATTAAGATTAAACTTTTAAATGATTAATCTTATATAAAATATAATTTGTGTTGTTTAAAAATACTTTTTCTACAAATAAAACATTTAGGATTTTCTGACATATCTATATATTTTTGTATGCATTCTGAGCATCCTGTATGACCACATGGTTCAAGAAATGTATCGACTTGTTTTTGGAGACATAGAGAACAAGTTGAACCAATATTTCCTTGATTAATTTTTTTTAAGAAATTATGAAATAAATATTTTAAGATATATAATTCTTTTTGGTAGGTATCTTTTAATTCTAAATTTTCAGATTTTTCTTTAATTGATTCGCATATTTCGAGGATACAATTATTTAATTTCTCATTATTAATATCTTTGTATTTAGAATTAATTTTTTGAGTAAACTCAGAAAATTCATTTAGTTTATTAGAATCATTTTGTATGGAAGAAATGCTTTTGTTCATATCTTTTTCAATTTGAATAACTTTTCTTTGTTGTTCATCAAATAATGATAATAATTTATCAATATGTTGGATCCCTGTATCAATTATTGAAATAATATTTTGCATATCGGTTTCATTATTAATATCTAAATCATTTGTAAAATTAATATTTAAAAATTCATTAAATTGATTTTGAATTTTACAAATTTTTGCAACGGGGTGATTTAATTGAGGGAATGCATTATTATTTAAATTATCAACCATATTTAAATAGAAATAATTACCGGGTGGACAATAATTATTCATATTATTCATATTATTCATATTATTCATATTAATCATATTATTCATATTAATCATATTATTCATATTATTCATATTATTCATATCGTCTGGATATTCAAGAATATTATTTATATTTTCATCATTATTAAAATTCGGAATTTCATTTATGTTTGCCATTTATATAGAAAATTAATTAATAATAAAATAATAACGAATATAAATGTTGATAATAATATAATGAATACATATTTGACCACTTTAAAAAAGGTTGATGATAAAAAGAAAAAGAATGATGAAGAAATTTTACAGAAATGGACAGAAGCACAAGAAGAATTGTTAGCAGAATGGTCAGAAAAGGCAGCATGTTTCAGATGGTTACATAGCAGATCCGAAAAGTCTTATAGGAAAAAAAATTATTCATTTACGATACCTGTAATTATATTATCAACATTAACGGGGACTGCTAATTTTGCGATGGACTCATTTGTACCGGAAGAATATAAACCGATAGCAATGGGGTGTGTTGGTGGTGTTAATATATTTGCTGGTATATTATCGACTTTACAGAATTTTTTAAGATATGCTGAATTATTGGAAACACATAGAATGTGTGAGGTACAGTGGTCAAAATTTGGTCGTAATATATCTGTTGAATTAGCGTTAGATCCAATAAGAAGAAAACCTGCAAATGATTTTTTAAAGGTGTGTAGATCCGAATATGATCGTTTAATAGAACAATCACCTCCAATTGATGATCAAATAATAAATCAATTTAAAAAAGTTTTTAAAAATTCAGATATTAAAAAACCTGATATATGTAATGGTTTAGATAAGTGTAAAATTTTCACTCCAAGTGAGGATGAAAAAAAATCAAATATTGTTGCTGATGCTGGATTAAAATTATTAGAAAAAAAGAAAAATAAATGGAATGCCCCCAAAGAAACATATAAAGAATTTCAAGTTATTGATAAAATGAAACACACAGATAACAAAGAAAATTTTAAAAAAGAATTAGATGATTTAAAAAATTTTAATAAAGTTTCATCTTTAAAAAATAAATTAAAAAATGTAGATGTAAATTCTAAAGAAAATACGAATCCTCAAGATAAAATAAATACAATTGTTAAATCATTGAGTGAAAATATAGATGAGAAAGGTGGAAAAATAGAAGAAAAAATAGATGAAAAAATAGAAGAAATAATTCCTGACATAGAAAATAATTTAAAAAAATCTGATAAAGATTCAGAAGACAATGATGAAACAAAAGAAGAAATGGAAAATTTTTTAAAAGGTATAAATGATAATTAAATTATAATCTATAATATATATTATGAATAAAACTCTAAAAAAAAATATTAGAAGGAATAATCGGAGAACTCTTAAGAAAAGAGTAAAAAGAGAAAAAACAAGTAATAAATCAAATAATAAATCAAATAGAAGATCTATAAAAAAATCTAATACTAGATCAGAAAAAAAAGATAGAAAATCTAAAAGAAAAGCTAGAAAGTCTTTAAAAAAAAGAATAAAAAAAAATCAAAAGGGTGGTATTTCTCCATTAGTTGGTATTGGTATAGCTGCGGGATCAACAATTGCGGCGGCTGCTTATGCAGGTTTTAGGTTGATAAATATGATAAATGATAAAACACAAATTGATATATTATTATCATCATCATTTATAGATTATTTACCAAAAATAACAGTTGTCGAGACAAAAGAATATATGGAACAATATTTAAACTCTGTATCAACTGTTCAATTTTTTAATTTAATTATTGAAAGGGAAGAATTATTATTATCAAAAACTATAAATTCAATAATAATGGAAGTTTCTGATAAATATAAAAATAATGAACAAATGATAAAATTAAATCATTTAGTAAAAGATTATCAAACTGATAATTATTTTGATTTAATAGAGGATTTATCAAGTACTAATTCTGAAAAAAAAGATGAAGATTTTATAAGTAGCTTATTTTCTGATAATGATAAAGAGGAGGAAGAAAATAAAGAAGAGGGAGAAGAGGAGGAAAATAAAGAAGAGGAAGAAGATAAAGAAGAGGAAGAAGAGGAGGAAAATAAAGAAGAGGAAGAAGATAAAGAAGATAAAGAAGAGGAGGAAGATAAAGAGGAGGAGGAAAATAAAGAAAATAAAGAGGAGGAAGAAGATAAAGAAGAATCGAAACCAACTCAATACGGTGGCTTCGATTCAGATGAAGAATTAGATTTTAAACCAGATGCAACAGAAATACATTTTAGTAAAAATCCTTTAGTTAAAGAATTAGAAAAATATTTATTAGCAACTGCAAAAGAACCAGGGAAATCTGAAGATACGAGTGATTTTAAATTAGCGAGTTTATCAGTTAGAATGGTCGATTGGTATGACACAGTTATAACGGGTGTTTATGATGAAAATTTTAAGTCGAGTGTTGATGATTTATTAAAAAGTAGAGATTCACTGAAAATATTGGATACAAATACACAGGAGGAGATGAATATAAAAATGCAAATGATAAAAGATAATGATAATTTCAAGAATTGTGTACATAAAAAAATGAGAGAATGTTGTTTAAAACCTAGAGGAGTTTTAGATTATATAAAATCAAATATATCATGGAATAGTAATAAAAAATGTATATCATGTCCAGATAAAAGTTGTTTGATATATATACATGAAATTTATTATAGTTTTTTATTAGATAATTCAATTGATTTGAGTGTTATTGACAGGCTTTATATATTAATTTTATGTGAATCAAGAATTTGTATTTTATCAAAATGTCTGTGTTTAGAGGCGATTCGTTGTCAAGATAATAATATGGAAGTGGTTCAAGATTTATTAACAAAGATATATTTAAGTGATAAAAAGATGAAAAATATTTACGCAACAGCTCCAGAAAATTTTGCTAAAATATCAAGAGGAGTATTAAAAAAAAAACAATTTGGTGGTATGGAATCAGAGGATAATGAATATATTAAAGAAAGAGAAAGAAGAGATGAATTAGAAAAGACAATGAAAGAAAAAGAAGGAGATGCTCCTGCACCGGCTACTCCTGCACCGGCTACTCCTGGATCGGCTACTCCTGGATCGGCTACTCCTGAACCGGCTGCTCCTGGATCGGCTGCTCCTGGATTGGATGCTCCTCCATCTTCAGTAGAAACGGAACCTCCATCAGTTTCTCCGCAACCTGAAGGTGTAGATTCATTGGAAAATAAAGGACCAGGTGATTTTTCGGAACCTAAAAAATCTGAAGGAGAAGAGATGCTTCCTAAGGAAGAAATGGGTGAAGGGGAATCTCCACCGAATATAAATTTAGGAGATGATGATAAAAAGGATGAAGAGGATGGTGATCCAAGCAAATCAGATGGTGATATAAAAGATAATACTTCAGATTTAACTGGTACAGATAGATTTCCTTCTAAAGAAGAAGGCGGTGAGGATGAAATTCAAAAAATAAAAGATGAGAAAGAAAAATTAGAAGAAGAATTAAAAAAACAAAGAGAAGAATTAGAAGAATATAAACAAAAAAATAAAGAAAATAATGATTATCTTACAGAAGAAATACAATCAGCTATAACATCAGAAAATAAAAAAGAATATGCTGAATTATTTGATATAGATGAATCATTGGAGGTTAAAGAAATGATGATTGCAATAGAAAAATCAAGAGTATTTAATTTGTGTTTATCGGTTACTGATTCAATGAAAAATGTTGAACAAAATAAAGAAAATATAAGATCATTCATGAAATTATATAGTAAAAATCCTAAATTATTTGTATTTATAAGACCCGATATGATAGCGGAAAGAGTATTTATGGTTCAAGAAAGTGATTTTAATAAAGTATCATTAATTAGAATAATTATAGAAGAAGAATTAAAGAATGAAAATATAGAAACATTGGTACAATTAGCATGTTTATGTTTTATTCATCCAACAGAATTATCGAATGAATATATATCGGAATACAGTGAACCTTTAAAAAATATGATATTCCAGAGTTTGATATTTATATTATTAATGAATAACGGAGATAAAGAAAATATAAAAATAGTAGAAGATGTATGTAATGTAATGAAAATGAATGGTAAACATATGGAATTATTACTATTTCAAGAAAAATTAAGTTTATTAAAAAATTTAGGATCAAAAGAATCAGAATTATTTGGAGATTTATTAGATATGAATGTTCAACCACTGGTTGTAAGACAAGAAAAATTATCCAAAAAGTTAAAAGAAAAAGGAATAACATCAAAAGTTTCTATGGAATGTGTAGATGAAGAAAAAAGATTATTAGAAGAATTTAAAAATAAAAATCCGAGTAAATTAAATGCAGAAAAATTATTATTTTTAAAGCAATGTAGTCGTGAAAGAGAAAAATCAATAGAATTATTAGACAATTAATGTATTTTATTTTATTTTATTTTATTTTTATTTTTATTTTTATTCAAATGAAAATTTAAAATTTTCATCATTACAATCATCGTGGTCATCTTCAACATCTAATAGATTGTCTATATTACTGTGATCAATTTCATAAAAGTCTTCTTCAGATATCCCTGTTTGAGATAATTGAGATAATAACTGATTTTCGTCTAATAATATATCAGAATAACCTGTTCCAGAATTAATCATTTGCCCCATCATGATATTGCTAGAGACACCAGTTAAATTATCAATTTCAGAGAATATGGATGATTTTATTAATTGATCAGTTGTGTCTTCAAAAGAACATTTAGCAAGAGGACCAATATTAGATTTTTTGATACCTTGACGATTAATAGATATTAATTCACCTTTAGATGTCATAGAATCGCATAATAATAATATATGCCTTAAATTGATATATTCAGATGCATGTTCAACGACTTCAATAATTTCTTTCATTAATATTTCTCGAGTTGCTTCAATACCGAGAATTTCATAAATTTCAATAATATTATTGGAGTAACATTTATTTTCATTAATATAATCATTGTTCATAATTTCCAATAAATTGACTCCTTCAGTAATTAATGTATATTCTTTATTTGAAATATTTTCATGATTAATTTTATTAATTACATTATTTTCAGAAACAATAATATCAGTAATATTTTTGATACCTTTAATGACTATATTATTAAGAATATCTTCATTAATATTTTTAAATGTTGAAATAATATCTGTTTGGTCTTGTATTCCAGGTTTTGCTTCAATATCTTCATCGGTAATTAAAGAAATCCTTCCAATTAATTCTTTGGAATTATCATCTGTATATGTAAATATTAATTTTGTTGGATCATAATTTAATAATGCGAGATAAGTATCTTCCATAACAATACCTTTATCCATCATAAGTTCTTTATTAAATTTATATCTAATAATCCAAGGTGATATAGATTTATAATCTTCTTCATTGCATTCTAAATTGCAAAATTCTTTATAAATTTCAATCATTTCTTTATCTTCATCAATAATAGTTTCAGTTAAATTATTAGGATCATAATGAATACTTGTTGAGATAACAATATCTTTAAAAGTGGTATATTCAAGAGAATTTTTAACATATTTAGATTTATTTTTATCATTATATTCAGGGTTTAAGAATATTGTTGTTGAAGGTGATTTAATATTTTTACTAAGATGTAATAATTCTTTCAGACGAGGGATACCACGAGTAACATTAGATTTAGCACTGACACCAGCAAAATGGAAAGTATTGAGAGTCATTTGTGTAGCAGGTTCACCGATACTTTGTGCGGCAATAGGTCCGACCATTTCACCTGGTGATATAATACAATCATTAAATTTTGTATAAATATACGATGTTATTAATTTATATTGTTCTTTAGTGATATTAAATTCATTAATTAAGATCTTGGGATTAAGATGAACATCAACTAATATTTCTATAATTTTATTATTTTTAAATTCTTCAGTAATATATAATGAATCAATTAATTTTTGATTTTCTTCAAATATTTCAATTGGATCGATATTTGATTTCTTTTTCATTTTAGAATTAATTTTAGTAAAATTAGTTACTATTCTTTGTATATGAACAGGATAATTTATATTATTTTCAATATTACCATTAAATATTTTATAAATTAAATATTCTCTATGATTTAATATTTTTTTGTAGGAATTTTCCATAATTTCTTCAATATTTTCCAATTTGCTAAATTCTTCATAAGTTTTTTTATTGAGATGTTTTTTCCAATTAGTTTTTTTATTGTAATAAAATTTATCTGCAATATCATCAATAGATAATTTAGTAATAATAAGAGGTTGAGATTCAATAAATGTACCATCCATACCATCATCCCCATATATAAATTGAACAATTGTACCAGAATTATCTCTAACAGAATAATCAAAATGAACTTTAAGATCTTCCATAGATTTCATTAATTGTCTTTGAATATAACCAGTTTCAGATGTTTTGACCGCTGTGTCAATTAAACCTTCTCTCCCACCCATTGCATGGAAAAAGAATTCTTGTGGTGTTTGACCAGAAATAAATGAATTTTCCACAAATCCCCTTGCTTCAGAAGAATCATCAAACTTATAATAATGAGGTAATGTTCTGTCATTAAATCCGTAAGGGATTCTTTTACCATCTACATTTTGTTGACCTAGACATGCTACCATTTGTGCAATATTTGTTAATTTACCTTTAGAACCTGAATTAATCATAAATGTTACTCTATTTTTTTCATCTAAATTAGAGAGAGCAACTTTACCTGTATTTGAAATAATTTCATTTAAAATTGAATTAACTTTAGATTCAAAGAAATCTTTATTTGATTGACCAGGAAATCCTTCAAAAATATCTAAATGAATTTCTTGTTCAATAATATTAATTTTTTTCTTTTTTTCCTTGATAATATCTTTAATTTTTAAATTAGTATTATTATCAGCGATCATATCACTAATACCGACACTAAATCCTTCTACTAATAATATATATGAAGCTATTTTTTGTAGATCATTAATAAAATCGTGGGCTCTCATATTACCTAGATCATTATTGATTGTATGGATAAGACCTTTAGAAGTTTTAGAGAATAAATTTTTATCAAATGTACCTTTTTTGATATAACCATCAACGATATTAACAATATTCATTAAATCATTATTTTCAACTAATAATTTTTTATTATTAGAAATATTTTCATCATCTGTATTAATATCACGATTATTATCAAATAAAGAATTTTGCATTTTAACATTAATATTTTCGGGTATAATATATGATAATATACATTTACCGGACCACAATTCAACACCATTTCCATTAAATTGAATAATTTTATCAGGATCGGGTATTTTACCTTTATAGGTTGATAAATCACAAATAATATTCATCATTTGTTTTTTTGTATAATAACAAGATTCAACACATTTATTAGTTGAAGAATCATTTTCTATATCATAAATATTAGTATTTTCATTAAAATGGAATTTTTTACCTTTTTCATATTCGATAATTTCAGAATTAGTTAATTTATAAATACCTAATAATGTATCTTGAACAATAGTAATAATCGGTTTATTTTCTCTTGGTGATATAATTTGATTATTTACTGATGCAATATTAATTAATTCTGTAAGTGAATGATAAGATTGAGGAACATGCATATTCATTTCATCCCCATCAAAATCAGCATTATATGGGGGAGTTACAGAAACATTTAATCTAAATGTATTACCAATTTTCATAACCTTCACACGATGACCCATCATACTCATCTTGTGAAGGGATGGTTGACGATTAAATAATACATAATCACCATCAATTAAATGACGATTTACAATATCACCTTTTTCTAAAACAATATCATTTTTATTTTCACTTGTAATAGAAATTTTTTTCTTATTTTTTTTTATAATACTTTTTACACCCGGCCATTTCGTAGTACCATTTTTAATATACAATGCTAATTTTTCTATATTAAAATCATTAACTTTTTCAGGAAATGTTAAATTCATAGCTATTTTAAGAGGTACACCTAACTCATCTAAATCTATATTAGGATCAGGTGTAATAACACTGCGTGCTGAAAAATCAACTCTTTTTCCCATTAGATTACTACGAATACGACCTTCTTTACCTTTTAATCTTTGACAAATTGATTTTAATGGTCTACCAGAACGATGAGTAGATTGATTAACACCGGGTAATTCATTATCAATTAATGTTGCAACATGATATTGCACTTGATTTGTCCAATCATCAATTATTTCACTGCGACATCCCGATTCAATTTTCTTTTTTAATCCATTATTGAATTGAATAATATCCGACAATTTATGAGTTAAATCATCATCCATCCTTTGTGAATCACCTTGTTTAACAGAAGGTCTTACAGCAGGTGGTGGTACAGGAACAACAGAACATATCAACCATTCGGGGCGACACCAAGTAGATGATAATCCTAATAAATTACAATCTTCATCGGTTATTTTTTCAAATAATGCTTTAACATATTCGGCTTGAATATTTTGTTTTTTATCCATTGATTTCCAAATAGCTTCAATTCCAACACATGGATTTAATTTATATCTATCTGGTTGTTTACAACCACATCCATTTTCAGTTTCATGACCACAACGACCAATATTAGATGATAATTTATATATTTCATCCCAACGATCACGATTACATTTTTTACAAATTGATTCAATAATTGGTTTATCTTTATTTATCAATAATTTAGAACAACGAAAACATACACATTTTAATATTTTAATAATAATATCCATGAATTGATAATTATATACGGGTCTTGCTAATTCAATATGACCAAAATGACCAGGACATTCCATATTATTTAAACCACATGTATTGCATAATTTACCCATATCTGTTGTTCCCATACGAATATCAAATAATCCTTTTACAACAGGAACATCTTTATCATATGTTTCTCTTTTTGTAATTTCAACAACCGATTTATTTCTTATTTCATCGGGGCTCATTATACTAAATTGTAACCCCTTGATATTTTTAACAGGTGGTTCGAATTTGTCCATTGTATCTATAATTTATATGATAGAAATATATTTAAATATAAATATTTAATTATTAAATAATAATTAATAAATCAAATTTGATTTTGCTTCAAATTTTAAATTATTTAATATTATGAATACTCGTTCAAAAACAAAATTATTAAAACAAGAGGTGCAAGGTTTGCAAAATATGGAAGAAATAAATGGAAATAATGATATTTCTGATAGTGAATCATCAAATTCTACTGAATATGAAGAATTTGATAACAATGGTAATTTAAAAGATTTTATTGATGATTCTGAATTAAAAAAAAAAAAAAAAAGAAAGTTAAATAAATTTATGAAAAAAAATAAAAAAAATAATGATATTAATAATCTTTTATTTTCATATATTTTACTGAAAGCAAATGAAACAAATAAAAAAAAATTTAAAAAAAATAAAATAAAAACTTACGAAGATAAAAATTTAGATATAGAATTAGATGATTTACAATCAGAGAATAGTAATTCATCAAAATCATCAAAATCATCAAAATCATCAAAATTATCAAAATCATCAAAATCATCAAAATCATCGAAAATTAGTGTTATTGAAATAGATATTAATGATGATATTAGTGGAGATATTAGTGAAGAAATATCAGAAGATTCTGATAAAGAATCTACTAAAATATCAGAAAATAGTGGAGAAACATCTGATGAAGATTATTTATTTGAATATGATGAAACAGATGAAAAATATGAAGAATTAATTGATAAACAATTATCATTAAATTCAGAAGAATCAAATATGGAATATTATCATTATTTGCCTAAAAAAAAGAAAGAATTAATTTATCAAAAAACAAAAGAAATATATGATTTTAGTGGAACTAATATTCCATTAAGATTTAAGATTATTAATTCTGAAATGGATATGAAAACAAAATCAATTGCATTAGAAAATTTAGATAAAATGGCAGAAATGGATGTATCAACTGGCGAACATAGTAAAATGGACCATTGGATCAATGGATTGATGAAATTACCATTTGGTAAATATAATTCGATCCATGTGAATGAAAATAGCTCTTTTGATGAAAAAAAAGATTATATTAAAAATACTTATAAAATTTTAAATGAAGCTATTTATGGTCATTTAGAAGCAAAAACACATATATTACAAGTGATTGGTAAATGGATGAAAAATCCAAATAGTGGTGGTAATGTCCTTGCAATTCAAGGACCCATGGGTAATGGGAAAACAACATTGGTTAAAGAAGGTATTTCTAGAGTATTAAACCGTCCATTTCATTTTGTAGCTTTAGGTGGGGCATCAGATTCAGCATATTTTGATGGTCACTGTTATACATATGAAGGTTCTCGTTGGGGAAGAATTGTTCAAATTTTACAAGATTCCAAATGTATGAATCCTATCATCTATTTTGATGAATTAGACAAAATTAGTGATACAGCTAAAGGTGATGAAATTACTCATATGTTAACTCATTTAACAGATTCATCACAAAATTCATTATTTCAGGATAATTATTTCCCTGGTATTAATATTGATTTATCAAAAGCATTATTTATCTTTTCATATAATGATGAATCAAAAGTTAATAAAATTTTAAAAGATCGTATGTATGTTATTAATACAAAAGGTTTCAAAATTAATGATAAAATTAAAATTTCAAATGAATATTTAATACCCGATATTTATAATACTTTTGCATTTGATATAAATGATATCATATTTACCGATGAAATTATTAAAAATATTATAGAAAAACACACTGATAATGAAGAGGGAGTTAGAAATTTAAAAAGATGTATAGAAACAATTGTTTCTAAAATTAATATTCATATCTTATCTGATGGAGATGATCAATTATCATTTAAATTAAAAGATTTTAAATTACCAATAAAATTAACAGATGAACATATTGAAATTTTATTAAAAAAAGATAATTTAAATAATAAACCTCCTTTTGGTATGTATTCTTAAATGATTAATTATAAAGATATAAAATTCCCATAATTAACATAATAATATTTTCAGATAAAGTCACATAAGATAAAGGAATATGAAAAAATGATCCTAAACATCCACATCTTAATTCTTTACCTTTATACAAACTAATTAAAACGCTTACAATACTAATGATCATTAACAAGATAATTAATTTTATTAAATTTTCTATTTGATAATTTTTTATTAATAAAACTCCTATAATTATTTCTATAAATGGATAAAAATAAGAATATAAATTTATTTTTTGTGATATGATATCATATTTATTGAAAATTTTTGAAAATTTATGGATATCATATATTTTTAATAATCCAAAAATAAAAAATATAAATCCCATATAATTTAAAATTTTATTGTCAAAATTAGTATCATTTTCATTGTGATCTATATTTTTTGTATAATAATCTGATAAAATATAGATCATGATGAAAATACATAATATTAAAAGAAATGATTGCGTTTTATTTAACATATATTTATCAGATATTTAAAATTCTATGGTACTTTATTTAATTCATTTAACCACTGATTAAAGAAAATATAATTATATTTTTGATAATTAAATTCTACTAATTCTTTATAATTTGCTTCTCTATCCCATCCATTTGAACCACCATCCATGTGATAAAATAATAGATGATTATATAAATTACATGATATCATTTGAACATGACCCATTCCCATATATCTAAAACCAAAATCAAATACAACATTATCTGGATTATCTTTACATAATTGTTGATATCTTTCTAAACACTGATTTAATGACATAATCGTCCATCCATTAATATATATTTCTATATCGGGGTCTCCTGTAATTCCATAAATTAATTTAACATGACGATTTAATGAATCTGGTAATTCGGGGATAGATTTAAAATTTTGTTCAAAATCTATTTGATTAATATCATTATTGAAAAATGGTTCAATGGAGGATTGGTAATTTTCTTTAGAAGTTTTAGATTTTTTTAATAATTCCAAAATTGTATTAATTTGTTTTTTTTTCTCTTTAATGTGTTTATCCATATTGTAAATTATCTTATTTAATAATACAAAATATGCAAAATCAAATTTAAATTAGACGTTTATTATTTAAACATTCTTCTAACCAATTATCAGGGGGTGATGATAATTCATAATATTTATAAATATTATTAAAATCCTCTACTGTTTTTTTTTCACCATTACAATAATAATATTTATAAAAAAAATGTTGAATTTTATGAATAGAATCTATTTCAGGATATTTAATTAATATTTGTTTACCTAAATCTATCATAATTATTTTCGTTTTAAAAGAATTACCCGCTTCCATCAACCATAATATATAATCATAAAAAAGATAATATTTATTTTCTTTTAAAATATCTTTATTATGATGATAACAATAACCATAATTAAAAATATGAGATTTATGTTTACATCTTTTACCATTTTTATTAGTAGCACAACATCTTTTAGTAGGACAAATTAATTTTAAATTATCGAGAGTATTATCTTTTATTTTATGATTATTGGTATTAACTTCGCGACATAACGGGCATTTTGTAAAGATATTTAAGTTGTTATTATAAACTAAAGATAAGTAGCATTGATAATGAAAAGTGTGATTACATGATAATTTATAATTATCTTTTTTAATTTTATTTAAACAGATGCAACATTCAGGATAATCATTTTGATTCATTTTATTTCTACAGTTATAATTAGAAGATATCTTTTAAATAATATATAATTATTTATATTATTTATATTATTTATATTATAATGTATAACTTATTATTTGGTCATAGAGAAACAAGGGACCTGATGATAGAGAAAATACCTGACGAATTTAAATGTCCAATTACTTTGGATATTATGGATGATCCAGTAATAGACCCAGAAGGGAATTCATATGAAAGAGAATACATAATAAAATTTTTAAAGGGACAAGAGGAAACCGGTATAGAACCATCATCACCTCTCACAAGAACCCCATTAAAAATTTCAGACTTAAAAGAAAACAAAGAATTAAAAGATAAAATCATTAAATTTAAAGCAGTTCAAGATATGCCAAATATACCAAATATACCAGATACTAATTTAAATTATCAAAAACTTAAAGAGGGTGGTAGTGATGGTAGTGCAAATAAGATTAGTAATATGTTATCGTCGTTTGGAGGTTTCTGGGGGGCTGAACCTGAACCCGAAGTTCAGGATATGGTTTCGGGGGGGGCAAGTGGAGTTGAGCATCCCCGTAATTATACAAATGGGTGGGTTATTTTTGTTGGAGCGGCGGCTTTCCCGAGTCAAAATACAACAGAATTAACTATGGGAGGACCCAATCATTCAAGAGCAACTGAAATATGTATGGAACATGAATTACATGGATATATGTGGGCAAGAGGTAATCATTACTTTACACCCACATTACCACGAAGAGTAACATCAGATGAATATTTAATGGATATAACAGATCAACATCCAGAAGGTGAACCCGGTAATAGACATGATGCAGAAAAAAACCGTGATGAAGTCCATTTAGCACCGGGGGCATCTTTAAATTTATTAGCAATGAAAATAATTGAATTAAAATCATTGGATCATACAAGATCAATTAAATTAGAGATATATATTGAAGATCAAGGTGATTATTATGAATTAATACACATGAATCCTGAATTAAAAGGGTTAATTAAGATGAGGAAAAGTGTAAGGGGTAGGTATTCCAATGACCCTGTTCTCGCCGATGTTCCATACGACCCCTCTCTCTGCTCCAAGAGGATTTGGAATGGAGGTCTCGGCGCTCAATGCCAATCTGCCAAAATGGGAGGAGATAGCAGCAGCGAGTTTTGTACTCGCTGCACAAGGGAGTTTGATAACAAGGGTGCCCTCCCCTTTGGTTACTATGATCAGGAGAAACCAGAAGAGGATCTTGTCACAGGGATGAGACTCCCATGGAAGACTCTTGAAGATTTCAAGGATACGGAGAAGAAACCCATGATGAAGGGGCGAAGTAAATATAAAAATAAAAAAAAAAGAAAAACTAAGAGAAAAACAAGGAAACCCAGGAGAACCAGGAGAACCCAGAGAACCAGGAGAACCAGGAGAACCCAGAGAACCAGGAGAACCAGGAGAACCAAGAAAACCAGGAGAAAACAAATGGGGAGATATCTTTTAAATAATATATAATTGTAATTAATATAAGATGAATGATAAATTATTAATTTGTTAAATTATTAATTTGTTAAATTATTTAAATGATATATTAGATATGAAAATATGTATGAAAATTATTATTTATCTGATGATAAATTAAAAAAAATAGATTTTTTTTTAGAAAAGGGAAATATATTATTTATAACAGGGAAATCTGGGTGTGGTAAATCAACATTAGCGAAAGAAATTTTTAAAAATATATCAATAACAATAGATAGTTCATCTATAAAAAAATATAAAAATATAAAAGAAGATTTTTTCGATAAAATAAATAAAAAAAATATAATGATGATGTTTTCAAATAAAAAAGAAGATAAAGAAATTTTAATAGATGATTTTGATGTTATTATGAAGCATGATAAAAAATTATTTTCAGAATTAATAATATTTTTATCAGGGGAAGAATTTTTTAATTGTAAATTTATTATTTGTTCAAATAATAATATATTATCGAACCGTAAAATAAAAAAAATTAAATATATTCATATAGATTTATCATATACATTGAGTATTTTTTATAAAATAGTAAATAATATTTTAAATAAAAAAGATATAAAAAAAAATTCGGATGAAATAGATAAATTGGTATATTTATCAAAATATAATTTAAATACGATATATTCTAATTTAGAATATTCAAAAAATATAGATATTAAAAATGATAATTTTGATACAATAGAAAATATACAATATGATATAATAAAAAAAGAATATAATATAAAAGATTTATCAAGATTATGTGAAACAACAGAAAATATTATATCATTAAATTTGTTAGAAAATTGTGATAAAATAATAGATAAAAAGGATTATTTCAAAAATTTGGCATATATTTATCGTAATTATGTTTATTCGGATATATTTGATACATTTTCGATTTTGCATCACAATTATGATTTTAAAAAATATATAATATCATCATCAATATATAATTTTTGTATTTATAAAAAAAAAAATATCAATAAAATAAATTTAATTTATAATAAATATATTTGTAGATCAATTATGATTGTAAATATAATGAATAATAATGATAATAATGAAACAGAATTAATATACAAATATTTATATTATATTAAAAATAATTATAAAGAAGAGTATTATAAAAATAATATAAAAAATATGAGATGTAAAAATTTAAAAAATATAATAAATTTATTTGAAAAATTTGAGAATTATAAAATAAATATTAAAGATTTACAATAATTATCTTTTGGGTTTAGTTAATTTATAAGTAGTAACAATTTCTCTATTATTCAATATTAAATGCATAGCTTTTTCAATTTGATCATTGTTTTGAATGACTTGTGTTAAATTATCTCTAATATTATGTTTATTTAGTGGTTTTTTGGTATTTCTTTGATTGCATTTAATTTTTCCATTATCAGTATTTAAATCCGAAATATTATATGATCTCATAAAGGATGTAATTTTTGGTTCTAAAGTTTTATTTTTTAATTTTTTTAGTTCTTTTATTTCTTTTTCTTTTTCCATAATTTGTTTATCAATATCGAGCCATTGTTTTACTTGAGTTTTAAATGATTTTAATTCATCATTATTTATTTCTTGTAATGTATTCATAAACATATCTTTTATTATTGTTTTTAAATTATTTTTTATTATTGTTTTTAAATTATTTTTTATTTAAAAACTTATAAATAAAACTACTATGGAATATAATGTAGAAAATGATAATATTATTGAAATAATGTATATTCAATATATTTATATTTTTATTTACATGGAACAAATAAAAACAATACAAAAATATTATCGCAATTATATTTTAAAAAAAAGAATAAAATTAGTAAAACATATTTTAAGTATGCAAAGATGTTTAGATGATGTCATAGAATTTTCATATTTACCACCAGATAATAATTATCCATTAATAAAAAACGGTGGTTATCATTATCGTGAGGGATTAGATAGTTTTAATAATTGTTTAAGAGAATATTTTAATTAAATTATTTTTAACAGTTTTAATGTATGGTCTATTTTTAATATCATAAGATATACATTTTTTAATAATTTTAGATAATTCTTTTTCTTCTTTATTTAAGGTGAATAAAGAATTTTTAACTTCATTATAACATTCAGTATAATCGTCCCCATCTTTCCAAATTTCACCGACCCATAATTCTAATAATAAGACACCTAATGAATAAATATCTCCTCTTTTTGTGATATAACCATCGGAAATATCTGGTGACATATAACCCAGTGTTCCCATATTTTCATCAGAATAAGTATAAGATTCATTTTTAAGATTACAAGAGCAACCAAAATCAATTAAATAAATTAAATTTTCTTTTGCATCATAAATCATATTTTCTAATTTTAGATCACAATGGACAATATTATTTTTATGTAATTCTTCTATTGCATCACAGATACCTAATGAAATTTTTATTTTTGTTTCTTTATCAAGATTATATATGTAATAATAATTATCATAATTAAATTGATAATAATTAGGATCTATTTCTCTTTGTTGAAAATTAGTCCATAAGATATAATCGCGGGTATAATCTTTAAGATCAGGGTAATTATAATCTTTTAAAATGATATAAAATTCAATATTATCATTATTTTTGTAATAAGAATAACCGTAAATATGACAACAATTATTTAGATTTTGAATTAAGGAATAATTATATAATTCATATGATAATTCATCATATAAATCATTAATATTAGAATAATTAAAAGAACTATATATTTTAATTATGATAGGATTATCACGGTAAAATCCTATACCAATAATTTCTCTATTTTTCCATAAAATATTTTTATAATCAATGTGGTTTAGGTTGTATTTAGATAATTTTTGTAGAGTATTCTCCATTTTGAATTTAAATTATGGTTGGTGGTGGTAATCAAATTTGTTTTGATTTATATGATTATAATCTATCTATTGATCTTTTTGATTTTTTTTTAGGTTTAGATCCACCGCTGTTAGATCCTCTCGTTTGGAGAATCGGTAGTCCAGATGCACCACCAGAAATTTCGGGAACAAAGCCTCCTCCAGAACTGGCTCCTGAAGAATGATATTGACTTTCCATAATTTTTGAAAAATTAGATACTAATTTAGAATTAATTTCAGGATATTTTGATATAGGAATACCTATTTCTGTTTCAAGAGTATTTATATCTTGAATTAATCTATTTCTTTCTATATTCCTTCTAAATGAAAAATCAGTTAAAAAGCTGTCAAACATATCTCTCCTCTCTTGTTGATTATATTCTGCATTTTCGGCAATTGTCTTCATACTAAATAGTAATCCCTCATCTAACTCATTTATTTGTGATTTTAAAATTTCTAGTCTTTTACTTTTATCAGTATTAGGATCCCTAACAGAGAGCCCTTTATCAGCTTTACCTTTATCAGCTTTACCTTTTTTCTTTTTATATTTTTTTGTTTTATTTTTTTTATATTTAGATCTTCCTTTTTTTGTTCTTCCTTTTATAGATCTGTGATAAGTACTTGAGGAAGATGATCTTTTTTTGGGAGGTGTTTTTACGCGAACCATATGAGAAAAGGTTCCATCATTTCTTTTTTCGTAGAGACAATCAACTAATTTGAAACCACATTTTTGGTAGCATTTGATGCCGGGTATGTTAGCTTTTTGTGAGCTTGTATCAACGGATAAAAATAAAGAATATAATTTACCTAATTTTTTAACAATTTCTTTCATTAAAAAATTGCATAATTTTTGACCGCGATAATTAGGATGAATATTTAATGTATGAATAAAATAAAATTCTTTAGATAAAGGTTCAACTACATCTTTGGTATGTTTTTCTAAAAAAGCGGAACCAACTGGTTCATTATTGTGATATAAAACAGCTACAATATCATAATTATACATATCAAAACGATAATCATCTTGATCGTGATTAAAGGCCAGATTTACAAGACTATTTAATTTATGTTTTAAATATTGGGGTAATTCAATATCTTTAGGATATAAATGAACAACTTTCATAATATATATAAAGAGATATATATAAAAATATATACTCTAATGATAGAATATTCCGAAGAATCACTTGAAGAAATATTTAAAAATGATGAATTTTTAAATGATTATAAATTTTATATAGAAGACAATGAATATATAAATATATTAAAAGATATATTAAATAAAATCGAGTTAAATAAAAAATATTTTAGATTAACAATTGATAAAAATATAGGTCATAAAAATAGATATAAAAATAAAAATATTAGTGAAGATACTGTTGCAATTAAAGAAACACATAGTTTAGTGAATAAATGTTCAGATAAAAATTTATTAAATATTACTGAAAAAATAAAACTAAAATTAAAAGATAAAGATCATTTATCACAATTAATTATAGATTCAATAATAGAAAAGTGTGTATTAAATACAATTTATATAGAAATATATCTTAAATTAATAAAGGGGATATTTAATTGTAAAAATTTGAATGATATGGTTGAAATATCGGTTAATAGTGTTTATGAAAAAATGCAACAGACAGATATAGATGTAAATCAGAGTGAATATTTACAATTTTGTGATAAAAATAAAAAATTAGATAAATTAATAGGATATTCATTATTAATTACAGAATGTGAAAAAATGAATATTTTATCAGATAAAATACATCCATCATTAAATAATTTGATAGAAATTCTTGATAAAACAGAAGATAATGATGAAAAATACAAATGTAGTCAATGTTTATATAATATATTTAAATCATTATATAATGATTCAAAAATACCGTCTAATTATTATGAAAAATTAGAAAGATTAAAAACAAATGAAAAAAGTATGAAAATTAAATTTAAATATATGGATATCCTTGAAAGAAAATAATTATATAATATATAATATATAATATAATGAATAAAATGAGAAAAAGATCTTTACAGAGGATGAGGAGAGGTATAAGAGAAAGAAAAAGAAGATCATCTAAAAAGATTAGGAGACATTCTAAGAGAGTGAGAGATGCAATTGGAAGGTCAAAGAGAAGATCTTTAAGAAATAAAACTCAAAGAAATAAAACTCAAAGAAATAAAACTCGAAGGAGAAAAACTAAGAGAAGATCTTTTATGAGAGGGGGATGAGGGGGGAGAAAAACGGATAGCACACCGGGACCAACATCTGCTGGTAAAATAAAAATGTATGGAGGTGGATGACGGAATAATATTCAATATTAAATATCCATATGACACAATAATCTATGTGTTATATAAAGGGAAAATAATATAAAACAATATCCTAGATATTTTCTTTTGATTCTCCAATAATTATGAAAATTAAAAATATCCATTTTTGTTGGTTTTAAAGTTATAAAAAATAGTGTAATCAAATTTTGAAGATCTTATCATATGAAGATTTTTTATAAAAAATAAATTTAAAAAATTTGAAAGTATAAGAATATCATTATAAATTTGATTTATTAATTTATTTAAAAGTTAAAGCGATATATAAGTTTATAATATAATGAGACTTTATCTGAGACCATTGAATGATAATATCAATATGTTTTATAAAAACCATACTCACTATAAAGTTGGAGATTCGGGGTTAGATTTATTCTTTCCAGAAAGAGTAGAAGTAGATCCTCATACTACAAAATTTATAGATTTGGGGATTCAATGTGAAGCGAAAAATGATGATGGTGGTAGGAATGTATCATATTATTTGTATCCTAGGTCATCTATTTCAAAAACACCATTGAGGATGGCAAATTCTGTTGGAATCATTGATGCAGGATATCGTGGTAATATTATGGTAGCAGTAGATAATATAAGTGATAAGCCATATGTTGTACAAAAGGGTCAAAGATTATTTCAGATTTGTGGGCCAACATTGGAGTCAATTGAGATGAAGGTAGTAAATGAATTATCTGATACAGATCGTGGTAATAATGGTTTTGGAAGCACGGGTCAATAAATAATACATTTACTGAATAGGCTCTCCATTGGTATCATAATCTCCTGGTGGTGCTGGACCAGTCGGTTTAACAAATGTTGTTTCTCTTCTTTGAGGATTAATAAAATAATAAAATCCATGTTCATTTAATTTATCTTTATCGCATTCTCTTATATCAACAATATCGTCACTACCTTTTTTTTTAATAACCCAACCCCAATCATATATTCTATTACATGGTGTCATTATTTGTATTTCTGGAACTCTTGTTTGTGGTGAGGGTATAAAAGATCTATCAAAAAAACTGTTCATTCTACTGTCTATACTACTGCGAGATCTACTGCGAGATCTACTGCGAGATCTACTGCGAGATCTACTGCGACTTCTTTGAGGGCTTCTATCGCGACTTCTTTGAGGGCTTCTATCACGACTTCTTTCACTAGATCCGCCTATCATTTTTTTAAGTTTTCTTTTAGTTTTTTTTTTAGTTTTTTTAGTTTTTTTATTTTTGTTATAAATTCTTTTTACCATTATAATTTATAGAATAATTTATTCTAAGATAAATTATATGGATATTTTATTATTAATAATAATTGTGGTGGGATTAATAATGATAAATAAAAAAGATGGATATCAAAATAATGTAGGATATATGAAAAATATGTCAACAAATGAATATCCTGATGATACTGTTTTTTATGCTTGTAATGAAAAAGTAGAATTAGAAGAATGTGATGGTTTGGATGAAGATAATTGTGAATTAAATAGAAATTGTATATTTAATGAAGGTATGTGTCGAGCAAAAAGATTTCCAAATACTCATTATAGGGTAGTAAATAATTCAATAAAAGAGCCATTGAATGGTACATTTTCTGCATTTTTAGATGTTTATGAATTAAGAAATTATAATCATTTTTATCATGCACCGATATGTGAGGATACGTATAATTTTGTCTCAGATTTTGAGAATCAATATAGACAAATAATACAAGAGGAAGATGAAATAGGGGGATTACTTGAGGAAGAAAAAGAACTGGATCAAAAATTACCTAAAGATTATAAATTTAATTATGAAAGTGCAGATTATAATGGTAATCGTATATTATATACAGGTGAATTACAAAATAAATTTTTGGAAGTAAAGGATGGTCTGAGAAGAAAAGATGATTTCAGTCATTTAGAGGGATATAATTCTGCATATGATACAATTTAAATGGGGGCGAACATTTTAATGATAAAATAAAGAATAACTAAAATTGGGGCCATAGTTTTGATATATCTTATATTTCCATCCATAGAATTAGGAGAATCAATAATGCTCATAAAATCAAAATAAGGTGCAATATTATATTCTACATTGACTTGATTATCATATAAATCCATATATAATCTTTCTAATAATAATGTTGTATTGGAGGGTTTATTACAAATTCTTGTTTCATATTCTTTAGAAATTTTGATAATATTTTTGATAGCTTGAGGAATAAGATGACCTAATTTTTGAATAATTCTATTTAATTGATAACGATCATCGATATCTAATTGTGTTAAATTAATACGATTCGCACCAACAATAGATAAAACAAGATGACCAATTTGCAACATTTTTTCTGAAACACCTGTTGTACAAATTGATTCAGAAATATTCAACATATTCATACATTCATTAATGTCAGATTCCTTTGCTAAAATAATTCTTCTTAATTTAGCTTGTAAATAGTTTATATCATCATTATTAAAATCTGTGATTTTTGTGTAACTTTTTATTCTTTGCTGTGATTCAGAATCATTATCTCCTGTATTTAGATGTTCATTGACGCAACTTTCAAAATTGGAGTCTATTGAGATACCAGATAATAAATCACTAAATGCTTTTACACCAGAAGTATCTTCTTCGGAGGTAGGATCTAATCTATCAAATTCAGATAACCAATAATCATATGCTTCTTCATAAATAATATCATTTGGACCATAATTATCTCCATTGCATTCCCATAAACCAGTAGAACTATCGCATCCACTGACAACTGATCCTCTTCCGGTATTAATTTGAGATCTCAATTCTCTAAGTTGTTGTTGTTTATTATTGGGATCACCGTATTTGTCAGGTAATACATAGATCGGGATTCTAGATTCTCCATCTTCTGTAAATTCACCTGGGACTCTACGACCAAACATGGCTTTTAATTGTTGATCATTCATTTTAGGATTAGTTTGATCGGGTCCATAAAGATTATATTTAGTCCATAAACTTTGTGAATCAGATGATGTCCAATCTATTTGATTTCTAACAGTTCTTTTTAAATTAAAAGATTGTTGTCTAGAGAACCAATTGGGTTCATCATATTGATTACCTTCTGGGCCTTTCGGTGTAGTTAATTGTTGACCTTGTTCATTAATATTAAATTCACGACACATGCCTAAAACCCCATCTTCTCTTAATTGTCTAATTTCATCGGTTTCATTGGTTCCGGGACATGGGGTACATTGTGATCTATTTCCTAAATTTTGAACATATTGATTTTCACCACAAATATTAAAACATAAAGTTTTATCATTAACAGACATTTCGGAAAAAGATGAAATATCAGAATATTCTGGATGATCTGTTTTAAAGGTATCAAACATATTAGATGTATCAGAGTAGGGGTCTTCTGTAACAGAGGGGTCATTTGGATTAAAATAATTATAACCAGTTTGTAACCTTTCATTAATATAATTGGGACAATCTTCATTTTGCATCATTGGCATTATAATTCTATAGTATAATTAATATTTATTTTCTGTAATATTTATTTATATTTTTTTCAAATTTTTCCAAAGCTTTTTCTTTGGTTCTAGAATGATCTACAGAATCTGTATATATTTTAAAGATAGGATGATTTTTTGAAGCATAATGTAATAATACTGCATCCATTCTTTTTTTACCTAATTTTCTAAAATCATAATTTTTAATAACATTTGAATTATTTAAATGAATTTTAATACCTTTAATACAACCACAAGATGTTCTGAAATCATTCAAATAATGATTAGGAATAACTTTACTTAATTCATCAATAAATTCATATTTCCATGGAGCAATTTCATACCATATTCTTTTATTCATTCTACAATGTGAAAATGCATCAGTTATGCTTTGATCACCAGTTAATAAAATATCAGGTAAACTATATTTCACTAATGAAATAAATTTATCTCTAGCAACGGGTAGTATATCACCTCTCATAATAAAAGTATTGCCTTTTTGATCTAATAATTTAATTTCATTTTTAATGTCATTAATTAGGATAATTTTATTAAAATGTTTTTCAATAATTTTTTTTAATTTAGATTTAAATTGTGTGTTATCTTCTATATGAACTGAAACCCATGTAGGGATAATTAATTGTAATTTTGAATAATGATTATATTTTTTAGTTATCATTTCTACAAAGGATAAATAACAAGATATAGCATGAGTTCCTATACCGTGATAATCTATTCCGGCAGTATAACTCATAATATATGGTTGATTAATTAAATCATGTTTTTTAATTTCTGTATCAGTTAAAAATAATCCTAATTGATCTTCACCGACACCTATAGGGAAAGTATAAGGAGGTGATTGTCCATTATATTCACTAAGAGTGAATGTATTAAATTGATTTGCATAAGGTATTAATTTTTGAAGATGTGATAAAACAAAATCTCCATACATTCCTTCAGATAATAATAAAGGAACAATACCAATAATATCAAAATTAGATAATTCTTTATTTTTAAATTTATAATCACCATAATTACCGCATTCTTTATTATTTTTTTTAGGTTTAAGTTCAATAAATTTTAATCCTTTAATTTCGAGAGTTTTAAATTTATCTATTTCTGAAGTACAAATACTGACTCTAATATTAGGATACCAATCTTTTAAATATTGATAAAATAAACTACAATTAACAATATCACCGAAACCAGAGCATGGTATATTGATAAGTCCAACATGAACTTTACTATGTTTATGTTCGATTTTAAATTTTAATTCTTCTATTGTATATATAGGAATATAAGGAGCATCTTCATAATAAATATTTTTTTTTAAATTATTATATAGTTTATTAAATAATTTATCTTCATATTTATTCATCTTATTATATCTATTATATATATAATCTTTAATGAATAAATCATTATTAATAAATTATGGAGGACAAGGATGTATTTTTAATCCAAGTATACCTTGTAAAGGTGAAAAAAAAACAAAAAAAACAAAAAAAGCAAATGAAATATCAAAAATATTATTTAAAGATGATTCAGCTAATCGCGAATTTAGAATGAATAAAATGATAAAAAAAATAGAAGGATATGAAGATTGGTGTGTTTTATGGGAAATAAAATGTAAGACACCTAGTTATTCTAAATTAAAAGAAATATCAGAGTTTGACAAATGTATTTCTCAAAAAAATAAGAAAATGTTAAAAAAAAGTAAAAAAAAATTATCATATAAGAAAAAATACACGATGTTAAAAGGGCCATTTGGTGGAGAATTAATCGAAAACCATGTTGATGAAATAACAAATTCTTCTACATTTAAAAATAAAAAATTATTTATTAATTTTTTTCTTAAAATATTTTCATATATTCATTCATTATTTATAGGATTAGTTGAACTAAATAATAATAATATATGTCATCAAGATATAAATACAAGGAATATATTATATAAAAATAATCAATTATATTTTATAGATTTTGGGTTATCATCAAAATTTTCTAATAAAAAAGAAAATATAAAAAGATTAAAAATCGCTTATAACAATGATAGAATATATGATAGTTTTCCATATGATTATACTTTATATCATCCAACTATGAATAAAAAAAATTTAAAAGATTTTAAAAATGAATATGGAGATTTTAATAAAAATTATTTTCGTATTCATCATGATGATTATTTAAATATTCATACAAATGTATTAAATCGTGATAAACTAAATGAAGAGATTACTCATCATATGAAACAAATAATAGATGGTGATTATAATGAAAATATTGAAACAATTATAAAATCATTAGACGTTTATTCTTTAGGATATATAATTCCACAGATATTATATGATACATTTATTAAAAATAATATACCATTATCTCGTTTAAAATTATTTTGTTTATCATCAGAAATATCTGAACATATTGAATTATTTAAAAGAATGACAGAATATCATTCAAGAGATAGAATATCGCCTGAATCTGCGTTAGAAATATATACCGAATTACAATCAAAAAATAAATTTAAATCAGTATTTCAGTAGATAATATATTTAATTATTCATAAAAATAATATTAATGTTTCTTTTTATCATATATTATAAATTTGATTAAAACTATATCCAATAAAAGCACTATAAAAAACTATATAATTTAAAATTCATATATATATATATTATGTTAGATTATTATGGATCAATCTCGATGAAAGATGAAGATATAGATAAAGATATTTTGCAAGTTTTTAAAAATTATCAAGAAAAATATATTAAATCACTATTAAATAATATGAGAATTCAAAAAATTTTAGAATCAGAACATTCTGTTTCTGGTTATCAAATATTTATCCGTAAATTTATTATAGAAAATATAAAACACGACATAGATAAACAAACAAAATTAAATTATAAAAAATTAATGTTTTCTCATATATTTAATAAGTATTCAAGTGACAATGATTTATTAATCCAAATCATAAATTATCTCAAATAATAATCTCTAATTTTCTTAAATATCACATATGATAAACCATAATTTTTTATTTCAAAAAAAATTCATATATATATATATATATGAAAATTAAATTATTAAATTTAATGTATATTAATATAATATTGTTATTATTAATTTTCTGCCAATGTTTTTATTTATCTTATACAAATAATTATAATGAAATACCTGATATAGAGGATGCATTAAATACAAGGGGAACAATAATAGAATTATTTTCAAATATTAGTAAATCATTTACATATTATATGAAATATACATTTTATATATATGGTACAATATTACTGATAACAATTTTATCAACATTTTTATTTAGATATGGGTATAAGAATAAAAAGATAAATAAATCGGAAATATTATGGCAAAAACAGATGGTTTTATTAAATATTTTTGTAAATTTAGCAATAATAATATATAATACTGTAAGTACAGATTTAATAATACAAAAATATGAATCACCGATTATAAAATATATTTTACATGTATTAATAACTCCATTTAATTTTATCCTGTATATAATTATTATAAGTTATTTTGTTAATAATTATTCATTAAGAATAATAAATATTACAAATAAAATAAATACTAAATTAGAAAAATTTCCTTTAAATTGGATAACTTAATTTTTATAAAAAAGATGGTTTATCTAATGATGCATTTCCCCCAATACCTTCACAAGGTTGTCTCCCTTGATAAGGGGCCATTAATTTATTACAAAAATTATCATCAATAATTTCCAAGACTTGTATTTGTCTATATTTATTTTCGCCACAATCATCGTGTTTACCGAAAGCACGACTCATACCGACATCAATTCTCCATAATCTTTCATTGTAGATAGAATTCATATATTTATTATCCATAAATTGTGGAGTATGAGCTAAAACAATACGATTAATGGGATATAAAGTTTTATTTCTAGAATTAATAATTTGTAATAATTCATTAAAACCTTTTTCGGTATTTTCTCCATATCCGTCATCTTCTGAGTATAATCTACACCAAAAAGGAGACATATCATCATCATCTCTAAAAATTTCATCAAATATTTTTTCTTCACTTTTAGTATCTGTTTTAAGGAGCCATTTTTCAACAATAGAATTTATTTCTTGTATTGAATATTTTTTCATTAAATCATGACTTAAACCACCATGGACAAATAAAGTAGATCCTATCACCGTGATACTTTTCTTTTGAATTGCATAATGTTTAGCAATATTCCCGCCTCTTTCAAAGACTTTTAAACGATGATAATATCCATAGGGATAACCATCATCTGTTTTTTTTTTGTTTCTTTCATTGGGTGGTACAAATTCTAAAAATTCTTGTGGGGATACATATCTAAAATCTCGATCGATATTCATCAATTCATGATTTCCAATCATACCTAAAACTCTACCACCCACAAGTTTTGCCTGTGCATCTAATTTTTGAAATATTTGAATAATCATCATATTATTTCCTTCATCTTCAGTAACATCATCTAAATTTTCAATGCAATTCTTTACCCAATTATCGGGTCTACAACGATCAATCTGATCACCTAATTGTATGACCCAAGAAGATCCGCCTGTCCATCTTATATTTTGAACATTATAAGGAAAAACATCGTTGGGTATTACTTTAGCTAATTTAAGAGCAATTAATGTAACTCTTAAATCGCCGTGTAAATCGCCTATTGCAATAACTCTTTTTGTTTTAGGATACATACCAATTTTATCATATTCATTCATATGTGGGTCATTGTTAATTTTTTGTTTTACTTCATTTTGTGAATTATTATATTGTTTTTTTAAATGATGATCTTCTCTTGCTACTATTTTTTCTTGATTGGTGAAAGGTTCAGACATTCTTCTATCACGGTTCATTTGAACTCCTGATTGAGGGGGTCCATTTAAAATTTTTTGTTTATTAACATTTAAGGGGGCTGAATGGGTTCTTTGTAAATTATTATTTTTACTTACATTAATCGATTTATTGGATGAATTATTAGTAGGATTCATTATATTAGGACTGGATTTTGATCTTTGACGATAAATAGATTTTTTATAAATACACCATTTATTAATTTCATCAAGGACTTTATCTCTGGTATAATTTTTAAATTCATTTGCTTGAATGATATTATATTTAATACAAATTTCAGCTATTTCTTTATCTGATAATTTTTTTAAATTTATATCCATTTTTATATATCTTATATATGATTTATTAATCTTTAAATTTAAAGATAATTTATGGTAATAATTTATGAATTTTGAAATTAATATAAGTGATGATGATAATTCGAGAGATATAAAATTAAATAAAGATATTTTCAATGATATATCAAAAAAACTATGTAATATTAAAAAATTAATTGATGAATATCCTCAAATATGGGAAAAAGTAAAAAAAAATATTCATGATCATGAATATGTTTATACATCGTCATTTTATAAAAAAAACTTAGCAAAAAAAACACCATATAGTCGTTCATATTTTAAGATGAAAGAAATGATACATGATTTTAATATTGAATTATTAAACAATAATATTTGCACGATAGCTGAAGCTCCAGGAGGATTTATTCAATGTTTATTAGAAGAATATGGAAAAGATAATAATATTTTAATAAATGGTATAACATTAATATCAAAGGATAAAAAAGTTCCTTTTTGGAATAAAAAATTAATAAATCATAAAAATATTAAATTTCATACAGGTATTCATAATAATGGTGATTTATATAATTTAAATAATGTATTATCTATGATAAAAAATATTGGTAAAGAATCATGTTATTTAATAACGGGTGATGGTGGATTTGATAATTCGAGTGATTATAATAATCAAGAATATAATAGTTTAAAATTGATATATAGTGAAATATTTTTAACATTAAATATTCAATCAAAGGGAGGTATTTTTATATGTAAATTATTTGATTTATTCTTAAAAGAAACAATTATATTGTTATATATACTATTTTTATCATATGACAAAATAATTTTTCATAAACCATATATGAGTCGATATTCAAATTCGGAAAAATATATTATATGTAGTGGGTTTAAAGGATATAATAGAGTTATTATAAATAAAATGATTCATAATTTTAATGATAATAAAATAGATATGGATGTATGTGAATCATTTTTTAAAAAAATATCTGAATTTAATAATTTATACACTAATAAACAGATTGAATATATATTAAAAGGGATTGATCTTATTGAAAATGATAATATTTTTAATGGACCTACAAAAAAGCAAATAAATAAAGCTTTATTATGGTGTGAAAAATATAATATTGAAATTAACAATGAATGTTTCTATTTATAAATTAACAATTTCACAATCAGCTATATTATTTTTTAATAAATAATCTTTAATTTTAGTTAATTTATCTATATCTTCATTTTTTTTATGATAAATTTTAACATGACTTTTTTTATTTTTACTACCACTATTATGTATATCGATGCTTATACCTGGAGATGTTAAATGTAATCCACCTGCTCTCATTGAAATATCGTATGCTCCTGAGCTATATTTTTTACCTTCAGATAATTCTCTAGTTGTTCCACTTTCAATTGTTCCCACGCATTTTTTTTTAGGAGGGAAAGTACAATCTTTTGGTAATTTATGTTGCCAGACTAATAACCCAATCCATGTATTTTTAGATTCAGATAATTTTAACCAAGAATTAAATTTTTTTAAAACCACTTTTTTATTTAGTGATTTAATTCTAGAAATATCATAATCAGAAAATGTTTCCGGTATAACAAGAGGTATTTTAATATTATATTTTCGTTTTTGATCTTCTAAAAATTTTCTTAATGTACTCTTTATTGATGATGAGTTAAATAAACTGCAATGATCAGATTTTTTATTTACTTTACATCTCGCAATACTACCTATTCCACCACTGACTAAATTATTCAATCCTTTAATTTTATTTTTTGAGCATGTTTTTGTTATCATTTGATATATTATAGATGATTCTCTCATATTACCACCATCTATTGTTAAATAAGATTTTGGTAAATTATTGGTGTAATAAATTGGTAAAATATTTTTTATAGTTTCAACAGTCCAATAAGTTTTTCCAGATGCACTGGGACCAAAAATAAATATACATTTAGATAATTTATTTTCAATAAAAGTTGTACCCTTTTTAGTACCTATTTGAATGGAAAAATATTTTGAATCGTTGCTCCATAATCCTGTTATATTTGTTTTTTTACATACTATTTTTATACATCCATTGATCATTAAATCTGATAATAATCTCAACCAATAGTAAGTTGATCTAATTTCACATTGAGTACATTTAGTTAATATTTTATAACAACTTGATTTATTATCACAAAAAATCCAATCATTATTATTATTTTTTCTTTTAGTTTTTCTAAAAGTTCTTCTTTTAGTTTTTCTTTTATTTTTTTTATTATCTCCCTTAGCTTGTTTAATAGCGAAATCAATTAAATCTTCAATATTATCAAAACCATATTCATTACATATTTCCTTAATATTATTATCATATATCAATTTCATTTTTTTAAAAAATGATGGATCACATATTAAAGAATTATTACTCATATAATATTAATTATAAAATATTTATATTTTACATGATCCTGATTGAATATCAATTGGCTTATCAAAAATTTCATTATTAACTTCTGAAGCTACAATTGAATTAAAAAATTGTCCACCATTAATAACTTTTTTATCATTGAAAACAGTATTGTTTCTGTCTTTATATAATCCAATACCATTTAAAGCATAGCAATTTTGAGGATTTGTAATTAATTCGGGTGGAATTAATTGTAATCTTGTATTATCCATACAAAATCTTTCACCATTTTTATTTGTATAACATTTATCACTGGTTAATACATTCGTATTAGATGATGTCTTATCATGATATTGATTATTATTATCAAAAAATGCACCAATATTAGTTAATTCATCTTTTACATCACTGGTATAAAATTTAGGATGTTCGGAAACATTATCATCTGACCATGATGATTCAGATTCATCATTATTCATATTAAATGATCTTAATTCTTCTGATCCTATATCATTACTTGATAATCTATCTTTTCTATAATAATCAGGTAAATAAACTCTTTTTTTTGTCATATTATCTGGTGAATCTCTATTTCTAATTATATTGATAACATCTTCACTATTAGGTAATATTTCATCTAAATTATTAAGAGGTCTTGGTAATTCCCCTTTACTTAATTTTTGGATTCCATAGCTTATTTGGGGATAAGGAAAATCTTTAATAGCTTTTGTTTTGTCAACATATTCTAATGATTGAATATCTTTTTGAGAGGGTTGATAATCTCCTTTATTCATAAAAATCATTAATAAAAATACAATAACTAGACCTAGTAATAATTTATTCATTTATATGTTTAATATAGATAATATAATTATTATTATAATATAAATGGATGATTCAAAAAAAATATCAGATCATATAGAAAATATAATTAAAGAATTAAATAAAAATACATTAGATTTTAATCAATTATTTCAATTAACATTGGAATCTATAGAATTTATTGAAAATGAATATCAAAATTTTAATGGAACTCAAAAAAAAGAATTATTAATTGAAACTTTAAAAGATATATGTGAATATTCAAATTTATTAGAATTAGGGAATCAAGTTTTTTTAAGAAAATTTATTGATGGTGATTTATCAACTATTATTGATAGTATTATTCAAATATCTAATGGTGAATTTCATATTAATGAACAACAACAAATGTTATTAATAAAATATCTTACAAAATTATGTAAATTTTTATTTAAAAAATGCATGAAACAAAAAAAACAAACTAGAAAAAATATTGTAAATAATCCTTAATATTTTAACCAAAAGTATTTTCAGATGTATATGTAATATATAAAAATCCATCTTTACTTGCTTTTTCATCATAAACTTCCCCCAATAATTTATTTGAGCTTTCCAATGAATTATTAACCATTACAAATAATGCTTGTGAAGTATCTAATTTAATCCTTTTCCTTATAACAAATACAAATTGACCCATAGTCATGTCTTTTGGAACTAAATATTTTTTTTTATCTATATCTTGTAAATCACATTTATTAGATTTTTCAACTATAATTGGTATTCTTGATGGATATTTTAATGTTATTTTTTGTGATTCTTTAATTCTATCCTCAATTGAGTGTGTCTCTACAAATGATGGTATATTCATAATATATTTATATATATATATATATATTATTTTTATAAATATATATTTTTCTATTTAAAAATATATAATAAATATAATTATACATAAAATGAAAATCGTACAAATATGTAAAGATAACACTATGAATGAAATTGATAATCAATTTTCATTGAAAAATGTATTGAATAAATTATCTAAAATATCAAAAACACAAGGTCATAGTTCTTTAAAAGAACTTTATTATTGGAATTATGAAGATAGTCGAATTGTTTGTTATAGTTGGTATGACGGTAATGCCGGGTTTGAAAATAAGCATGAATTACCACCGGGAGGTACTAGTACATTTTTAGATGAAGATTCATCAGAAAAATTATTATTTGGTGATATATTTATTTGTAAATTAAAGGACAAAAAATTATATGATTTTGATATTTCAGAATATGGTGAGTTTTACAATATTCATTTTGGTGGTTTTGATGATTGTGAAAGTTTCAGTGAGGATGAAGAAGAAGATGATAATGAAAATAATGAAATTCATGATAATGAAGAAGAAGAAGACGACGATTATGAAATAATTAATAATTCAGACGAAGAATTAGAAGAAGATAATTATAATTATTAAATTTGATTTAAAATTAATTTATTATTAATAATAATATAATTATTTTTATGGAAAATACAAACTATAAAGATAAAACTAGGAGTAAATATGTTGATTTAATAAATAAAGAATTAGATAATGAAATTATAAGTCGTCAAATAGAGAGAAGTATATTTAATTATGTAATAAATGTTTCTGATCAAAAAAATATAAAAAAAATATGGTCAAATACAATATTTAAAAAATTATATATATCAAAGGTAATTTCTATATATTCAAATATAAAATCAGATTCATATATTCACAATATAAATTTTAAAAATAAAATTTTAAATAAAGAAATAGATTATAAAAATATTGCAAAATTATCATCTTATGATATTTATCCTGAAATATGGAAAGAATTATTTGAAGAAAAATCTAGAAAAGATAAATTAAAATATGAATTTAAACCTGAAGCTATGACAGATATATTTAAATGTCGTAAATGTGGGAGTCGTTCATGTTCTTATTATGAATTACAAACAAGATCAGCTGATGAACCAATGACTCAGTTTGTTAATTGTCTAGATTGTAATAATCGTTGGAAACAATAATAACAATAATCATGAACTCTTTAATATATATTAAAAAATTAATATTGTCTATATTGACCTAAACCACTGGGATCATTCATTTGATAACTACAACCTGTAGGTGAACAATTAATAACTGTATTAGTTGATAATACTGTATTATCTGAACATTTTGTGCATGCAGTTTTTTTCTCTTGATCTATTATCATTTTTTTTTGTAATTCAACAGCATTTTGAGTTAAAAAATATCTATATTCCCAACTATTTCTACCCTGACTAATATTATTATTTAATATACAATTCTGTCTATAATCCGTAAATTGTCTTCCATCCGACATCCTTGCAGGAAAATCTAATTCATAATTATCCGTAACACGATTCATTTATATATTTAAAATATAAAATAATTATTAATTATTTAACAATCTTTTTATTAATTTTGTTTTATTTCCTGATATTGGTAATTTTTTTTCTTTTAATTTTACCTTTAATTCATTAATTGTAAATTTTTTATATTCTTTTAAAAGATCATTTTTATTATCAATTAACAAATTATCCGATTCATTATCAGATTCATTATCCGATGCATTATCCGATGCATTATCCGATGCATTATCCGATGCATTATCCGATCCATCTCTTGATCCATCATCCGATTCATTATCCGATTCATTATCCGATTCATCTGATCCATCTCTTGATCCATCCCTTGATCCATCATCTGATCCATCCCTTGATCCATCATCTGATCCATCTGATCCATCCCTTGATCCATCCCTTGATCCATCCCTTGATCCATCCCTTGATCCATCATCTAATCCATCCCTTGATCCATCATCTGGTCCATCATGGGGTATATCATTTCTCAAATCATCATCTAATGATGTATTATCTAAATATTCAATCAACATTCCTTTATCTTCTTCATCTATATGTGTCCTAAAATTTTCACTTTCACTCATCATCAATTTAGTTATATCTTCTTCTTCATTAATAATTGGATCAATAATTGGATCAATAATTGAATCATTAATAATTGGATTATTATCATTTCCCATATCACTATTATTTAATGGTACAATATCCTGATTATTTTCAATATCCTTTTTATTTATTGAATTATCAATTCCACCTGTTTTAGATAAAAATAATTTAATCATATTTATATCTTTAATAATTTCTTCAATAACAGTTTTATTTTTCTTTATTTCAAAATAATAATATACAGCTATTGATATTATTAATATAAATAATAATATATTTTGAATATATCCTGTATCGAATTGAATACCTTTAGTCATTTATTTATAAATAAATTTATTTTAAAAAATTTAAACTTACTTAATTATTTAAAGATTATATAATTAAAATAATAAAATGGAAAAAAAGAAGAGAGGAAGAAAACCAAAAAATAATATTGTGATAAATGAAAACCATAAAGTAAATAATGATCATAAAATAAATAATTTAATAGTTTGTCTTAAAGAAAAGAATATAGATGATGAAAAAAATGAAAATAATATAGAACCATATGATAATAATGATAATATGATGGAAGAAATTAATGAAAATATGAATAATTCAAGTGTTTGTTGGAATTGTTGTCATGATTATAATGGCCAAACATATCATATAATAAATGATTTTGTAAATAAAAATTATCACATTTTTGGTATTTTTTGTTCATATGAATGTAGTTGTCGTTATTTATTTGATAATTACAATGGAGAAGAATTATGGAAAAAATATAGCCTTTTATCGATGTATTATAAAGATGATACAAATCAAATAGAAATAGCTCCATCTCGTTTTTTATTAAAAAAATTTGGAGGTAAGATGGATATTGAAGAATATAGAAAAAAATTCACAAGTAATGTAAATGATCATAAAATATTACCGATAATTCCTATGAATATTTCATTTTATATGTATGATAATAATATTAAAGATAATGTTTCACAAGAATTAAAATTATATAGAAAAAATCCAATTGAAAATAAGAACAATATTTTTAATACTATGAATATAAAGAATAAATAAATGTTTTGAAAATTTGATAAATAATAATGATTAACTATTAACAGATAAATATAAAAAAAATGCCTTGCTCACATTGCGGTGAGATTGGTCACAACCGTCGAACTTGTCCAATTTTAATAAATTTTAATCGCAATTTAGATAATCCACCACAGGATCCTCAACAAATTATTCAGCAGAATCCGCCTCAATATCCTCAAATTATTCAGCAGGATCCACCTCCACTTCAAGGAGCTCAAATAGATCTTATAAATCAGCAACCATTGATAAATAATCCAGGAAATAACATAAATCAAAGATGGTTTAATGATATTATTGTTAATGATTTTGCAAATGAAAATAATGAGAATAATCAAAATAATGATATAAATGAATTTGGTACTATTGATAAGTTTGATGTTTCAATTCACAATATGAAAGACATGAATTATACATTATATCTTGTATCTGGTAATATGATAATATGGGATTTAGACACAACAGAAAATGATTTACATTATTTAGGAATTTGCGTTTCTAATAGTACTTATGATATGAAAAGATGTGTTGGAGCTCGTATCTTAGTGATTCCACATGGAAAATCCATTGAACATCCCGAATTCCACCCTCCTACAGATAAAAAATTATGGGAAAAACCATATTGTGTTATTAATATTAAAGAATCACACAAAAACAATAAAGATATTTATATTGATGATGGAGATCAATTATCTGAACTTAATCGATGGAAATTTAATGCTCTTAAATTAGATTTTCTTTTAAAAGAAGTTATAAAACTGGGTGGTAAAAATTATGATAATCTTGAACCGATTTTAGATCTTCATCAAGATATTCAATTAAATGATCATAATGAATTTGAAAAAGAAAGATCAGGAATACCTTCTACATTCACTAACCTCACTTAAGGATTTTGATTTTCAATATCATTAATTTTTTTATTATAATCAGAATAAAAGATTTTCATTATTAGTAATAATATCATAAAACATAACTCTATTAATGATGATATATAAACTGGTTTTAAATCATTATGAATAGAATATATTAATCCCAATATTATTGCAAAAATAAATATTAATTGCCAACCAATTGATAGATCCTTTAAATTTTTTGTTTTGCAAGATTTATATAATTGAGGAATTAAACTACTTGCAAATAAAAATCCCGCTACATAACCACATGTTTCATAAAAATCAAACATGTTTTTTTTTAAAAAAAGTAAATTATTGAATCAAATTTTAATTATTTATTTCTCCTAGTGTTTCTTCTCATGGTATTTCTTCTGGAATTTCTTCTCATGGTATGTATTCTGTTGGATCTCCTGTTGGATCTCCTGTTGGATCTTCTATAAGATCTTTTTTTGGATCCACCGAATTGAAAATGTTTCTTAGTTTTTTTATTATATTTCTTAATTGCTTCATCTCTTATTTTACCACCTTTATCATAATTTTCTTTATATTCTTTAAGAGCTTTTTGCATTTTAAGATTTTGTTTAGATTTTATCTTGTATTTTAATACTTTATAAGTATCTAAATAATATTTATTTCTCCCTAACAATGTTTTTTTTACATTTTTCTCAAACCATTTTTTTATTTTACTTAAAGAATATTTTTCATCATACCATATATCTTTAAAAAATTTCATTATTAATAATTTCGGTTTAAAAACAATTTTGTCGGTATTGTAACTAATACTTTTTGTAAAATATTCTCTCGCATCTATCCTTGATGCGATTTCTTTTCTAATCATATCTTGATGTTTTTTATCAGTCGGTAATTCATCAAATGTTAACTTTAATACAAAATCAGTCATATATTATATCATTTATAAAAATAATTTTGAATACAGTTTATAGTAAATAAAGCTTTCATTAAATCATTATCAATAAATAATTTAAATTGATTATTAATTTTATTTGAATTAATATTTATATGTATTTGATCATATTTTTTATTATATAAACTATTAATAAATTTTTTATCTTTTTTTTCATTTTTCAATGTATTATTCATATTATTCCATTTAGATACTGTATAATTCCATATATTTTTTAATCTAAATTCTTCAACAGAATTTAATAAATTATAATAAATCTCAATATCAATATAATCATATAAAATATCAAAACAATTATAATTAAAATTATTTATAAATAATAATTTTTTAGATTTTATTATTTCTTCACTCATACCAAGATATTCCATTTATTTAAATTTATAAAGTTTATATGGTAATTAAACATAAAATATTTAGTATAATTCATACATATTATAATAATTTTTTTCAGATACTCTTCCAGTATCTATAATAATTTCTTTATTAATATTATCAGGATTTTTATGATATTTATCATTTAATATTAATGATATATTAAACAATAAATTAAAACAATGATCATGTATTTTTGTGCATATTAATCCTATTTTTTCACTATGTGTTTTTTTATTTAAATTTTTATATGATTTTAATGAATTAATATATGAATCTTCTGGAACCGAAACAGATAATGATTGAAATTCATTCAAAGATTTTTTTAAATATAATTCTGCATTATCATATGGGGGAATATAGTGATCTAAATTTTGATTCTCTAATTGTTTGATATAATAAAAATATAATTTTAAATAATTATATCCGTTTTTATAACATTTTTTATTGTATTTTTTATATTCTTTTAATTCATTTATTAATAAATTTATTTTATCATCAAAAATTATTTTTTTATTAATTTTTTTATTATTTTCATTAATTGTCGTGTTTTTTTCTTTTTTATTTTCAATAATAGAAAATACATCTTTATAATAAACTAAAATTAAGAGTATAAATATAAATATTATAATTTTATTTGTTTCTATTTTTTCAGATAATAATAAAAATATTATAAAAAAAATTATTATCATCTTTAAATTTGGTTCCATTAATTCATTCTTTATTTTGTCTATCATGTGTTACTATATTATTTATGAAATATATTATTATAGAAAATAAAATTAATATAAAACCAATATAAATTATATTTCTGTCATCTCTTATAAATAAAACAGTAGCCAATGAATAAATTTTCAAATTATCTATAAATGATAAATCTTCATATTTATCATAATGTTCTTCACTCTCTAATATTTTTCTATTATAATTTTCAAATGAAAAAGTTAAAAAATTTATGCAATTATCGACAATATCACCCATTGATTCATCCATAATTGTTTTCGGATCAGTTTTTTCTTCTTGTTGTTTCATTTTTTTAATATTGTGTAATTCATGATTTGTTAAATTTGTAAAATGTTTATTATACATTTCTAAACCAGCAGAGCTCATTTGTGGTCTTTGTTCAGCAGTAATATCTCTTAAATGCGAATTTATTAATGCATTCATATCATCAGATAATTCATCATTATCATTTGTTTGAGAAACGCCCATTCTCATTTGATGACTTAATTTTAATAATTCTTCCTCAGTTTCTTGAGTTCTTAATTTCATTTGATCTTTTAATCCATCAATTTGATCATTTAAAGTACTTATTTCTTGTTCTAATTCATCTACTGTTGGCATTTTATAATTTATAATTTATTTTATATTTATGATAAATACGATATAATATGAACATTACCTAACATCATTCTCCTACAACAATATTTATGTAATTCCATTTCATCTAATATTTTTCCTTCAATACTTTTTTCTGGTTTTGGATTTTTAACATCAATATATCTTAAATCTAAATTATTTGTTTTTGGATCTAAATCTTCATTAATTTTATTTTTTTCTTCTTGAACAGCGGAAATATAAGGAATCCATTTATCAGATAATACTTCTCCACATGTGAAACATCTAACAGGGATGATCATATTTATATATTTATATTTATAAATTAAAAATCAAATTTGATTTTTTTTTCAAAAAAAAATTAATATCACAAAATATAAAGAAATATGGAAGTATGGAAAACAAGACCTGGATTAGATTGTACATTAATGAGAACAATAAATCAGGGTCATTTGCGATGGATGACAGATATAGAAATAAAATTATTAAAAAAAAAACATTATGATGAAAGATATAAATTATGGTTAAGATTTGATGAATGTAAAATTTCTGCAGGGGATGCAATTAGAGAATCTTATCTTAAATATAAACACCGTAAATTAAATGCATATAAAAAATTAAATTTTTGTAAAATGACCGATTTAAATGATGATATTATTTATCAAATTTGTAATCATTTAAAATAAAATTACGATTTATTATTATAAGATAATAATGGGTATCCCTGTTTATTTTAAAACTATTCTCACAAAATATCAAGATTCAATTCTTATAAAAAATAAATTAAATAATGTTGATTCATTATTTTTTGATTTAAATTGTTTAATTCATCCATGTTGTCGTAATGAAAAAAATGAATCAATTATGATTCAAATTATAATTGATAATATTTACAAATTAATAGAATATTCAAATGTAAAAAAGTTAATTTATATATCAATCGATGGTGTCGCACCAGGAGGAAAATTAAAACAACAAAAGATGAGAAGACATAAATCTGTATTAGAAAATAAATTGTGGGATACAAATGCTATTTCTCCAGGAACTAATTTTATGAAAAAATTAAATATTAAATTAAAAGATATAAATATTTCAGGATTGAATATAATTATAAATGATTCAGATATAAGAGGTGAAGGGGAACATAAAATATTACAATATATTAAAAATAATCATTTAGAAAATAATACAATAATATATGGATTAGATGCAGATTTAATTCAATTATCTTTAGTATCAAAAAAAGAAAATATTTTTTTATTACGAGAAAGAACAGAATATAATATTGAAGATACTGATAATGAATTTATATATCTCAATATTGATATATTAAAAAAATTTATCATAAAAGATTTTAATATATCATATAATATTTCAAATGATATTTTAATTAATGATTATATATTTTTATGTTTTTTTTTAGGTAATGATTTTATTAATCATTTACCTTCTTTAAATTTAAGATATAAAGGTTATGATATTTTATTTGAAACTTATATAAAATTACAAAATGATTATCAGGGATATTTTCAATTAATAAATTTAAATTTAGAACATAATATAAATTTATGTTTTTTAAAAGAATTTATTTATGAATTATCAAAAAAAGAAAAAGATATAATTAAAAATAATATGAATATTCGTGAAAAACAATATAAAAGATATTATAATCAATATAATGAATCATTTAATGATTTTAAAAAATATATTTCTTATGAAATACAAAATAACAACAAAAATAATCAAATGGAAAGCCAAAATATATCATTGGAAGATATTTATTCTTATCAGAATAATAATATCCACAATCAAGAAATTATAACAGATATGTTTAATCATTTACCAATTTTATTTTTAGATATAGAAAAAGATATTTTTAATAAAAATATTTATTATCAAAAATATAATAAAAATGATTTATGTGAAGATTATTTAAATTCACTAATATGGACTTCTCATTATTATTTTAAAGAATGTATCAATTGGAAATGGAAAACTGAATATCATAAAACACCATTTTTAAAAGATTTATATCAATATTGCAATAATATAGATAAATTATCTATGGATGTTGATGATAAAGAATATTCACAAAAAGAACAATTAGAATATATTTTACCAAATCAATCACATAAAATACATTCATTTAAAATAAAAAATAAGAAAGAATCAAAAATAAATTTAGATTTAATATGTAATCGCTATTTGTGGGAATGTCATTTATTATTTGAATAAGTTTAAAAAAATATTAAAAACTACAAGTAAGAAATTATAATGTCTGATCAAATTTATATTAGATATCATAAATGGAACAAAAAAAATTATAAAAAATTATTTCAGAATTGTTCGGATATATTAGATTTAAAATCATTACAATTTTTTATGCCATTATTTTCATTGTATTTTTATATACATAATACACCATGTTCACATAAGGTGATTGATTTAGAGAGAAAATATTATATATCTGAAATCAATGAAATAACTAAACAAAGATATTATAATTCAAATATGTTTCTTAAAGGTAAAATATATGATTCAGGTAAAAATATTCACATCGATAAAGAATTTTTTTGTAAAACAATCCCCATTTTAGATCCTATGCATTGTTTAAATAATAATTATAATTTAATTACTAAAAATAATTATCACCTACCTTCATCATATAATTATAATACCTTTAGAAAAATTAATAATATAGACAATACTGCATATATAGATGTTTTTTGTTCATTTTTATTTGGCCAATTAACACAATTAAAAAAGAATCCATCATTTCCCATTTTTTATGGATCTTTAAATGGTATCGGTGATTATAAATTTGATATAACAGAAGAATATCATGATTTAAGAATAGATAAATGTTTCAATGATAATTTAGGTAAAACATTTACAATGGATATGTATATCTCTGATTCTGATGATTCTGATAGTGGATCAGACGATGATTCAAATAATTCAGATAATGATCATAATGATTCAGGTGATAATTCAGATGATAAAGGTTCGGATGATTCATCAGAATATACTGAATATAATGATGATTATGTAGCTATAATAAAAAAAATTCCTCTCCAATTATTATTTATTGAGAAATTAGAAGGAACATTAGAAGATATATTAACAGATAATGATTTTAATGAAAATTTATTAATTAGTTGTTTATTTCAAGTATCTTTTGCTTTAACATATTTACAAAAAAGATATGAATTTACTCATAATGATTTACATATAAATAATATTATGTACAAAGAAACTGATACTAAATTTTTATATTATAAATTAAATAATACATATTTTAAAGTTCCTACATTTGGTAAAATATTTAAAATTATTGATTTTGGAAGAGCTATTTTTACTTTTAAAAATAAAACATTTTATAATGATGTATTTGCGAATTATAGTGAAGCTGGTGGACAATATCAATACCCCAATCAAGTAGATTTTTATAAAAATAATAAATCTAAAAATAATACAAATCCTAGTTATCATTTTGATTTATGTCGATTATCTATGACAATTTTAGAAGAATTACAAAAAGATAAAGTAGAAAATAAAGATTTATTAAATTTATTAGAGAAATTATGCACCGATAAAAATGGTGAAAATTTCTGTGATAAAGATGATGATTTTGGTTTATATATTTGTATTGCAAAAGATGCTTGTCATTCTTTACCAAGAAATGTTATAGAAAATAAAATATTTAAAAAATATAGAATTCCAAAAAAACAATTCCCAAGGAAATCTTATTATCAACTTTAAATTAATTATTCTAATTGTAATCGTAATCCTACCATTTCAGCTATATCTCTTATTAATTTTTCTTTTTCTGAATCTGACATATCTTCTGCCATTGTTATTGTTATTTTCATCCATGCTAATTTTTGTTTTGCTTCGTCTAAAGCTTCCCATTGAGCTAACATATCATTAGTATCATCAAAACCCCATATATCCTCCACTAGCATATCCATATCTAGCTGATCTGCCTTTCCTCTTTTATTTCTTCTTCTAGTATTTCTTCTCCTAGTATTACTTCTTACTCTTCTAGATCTCCTAGTATTACTTCTTACTCTTCTAGATCTCCTAGTATTTCTTCTTACTCTTCTATTATTTGATCTTCTGGTATTTCTCCTTCTATTACTTCTTCTAGTATTTGGCATTATATTATATATAATATTTAAAAAGGAGGTTTATTATTGATAGGACTCATCCCACCACCTCTAAGAACAATACTTTCAGATTTTCTTGATGTAACAAATAATATTAATACAGATACAAATAATATAATACCAAAAATACATAAATATTCATTTTTACGATCTTTATATTTATTTTCTTCATATTCTGATGTAAATGCCGCATAAACACCCGTACTTACACCACTAATTCCTAATCCTGTTAATAAACTTGATGAAAACATATATATTTAATATTTTAAAAGAAAGATATTATTCTAAACTTATTAATATATGACTAAAAGAAGATCTAAAAAATCTTTCAAAAGAAAGACTTATAGAAGATTAAAAACTAGTAAAAGAAGAAATACTCGAAGAAGAAGATCTATAAGAAGAAAATCTAGAAGAAGAAGAAAAAAAATGAGAGGTGGTAGTTTAAAAGATGTATCATTACCAGATATAATATTTCAACCGGGGATGATTCAAACAAATGAATATCATCCATATGAATATTTGATTGAAAAGGGACAAGAAGATTTATTTGCAGAATTATTAAGAAGAGATGATCGTCCAAAAATACCATTAATAATGTCGGGACATCACAGTGAAATGGGAGGAGGTAATTTTACTATGCAAAGACCATGTGTTTTTCATGTTGTTAAAGTATCAATCGGACACTATTCTGTTGGTAGACCTACTGCTATAAAAAGAGAAATTATATCACAATATAAAATATTAGAAGAAATAAAAAAAATTAGAGATAGTGGTGAAGATATAGTAAGTGATTCAGGATGTGCACATAAAGATTTAATAAAAACATTAACAGATGATTTAGAATTGCCTAAATATTTTGTAGATGAAGAAGAAACACAAGAAGAAACACAAGAAATAAGAAAAGCTGGAGATGATGATGAAGAAATAGATGATATTGAAAATATCAATGTAAAAATTTATGGTCGTTCAGAAGATCTAGAAGAAGATCTACTAGAAGAAGGTTTACCAGAAGTTTTATCTGAAGAAGACATTGGTATGGTTTCTCCAGATATATTACAAAAATATGTTGCCAATGAAATGATATTAGTTTTTGAAAAAGAAAGATTTTTTAGAAATCATGGTTTAGTCGCACAATTAATGATTGGTGGTCATTTATTTAAATTTAGATATCGTTTAACTACAGATGATGAACCTTTTTCTGAAGATGATGAAACAAAAAAAGCCAGTGATGTTCATAAAGTTTTAAATAGTTTACAAGAAAAGACATGTGTTAATGCAGAAGATCCATCTACAGGGAAACAGTTAGAGTGTTTTTTTACAGACTGTCGTACAAGGGCTGATAGTCTGACACATGAATTAAGTAGACGAACAGATAAAAGTATTCAATGTTGGTTGGAAAGATATAGTCAATTTATACCATCTAGTCATAGAGAATTATTTGAAATTTTTTTAAAAAAACATCCAAGTATGAGTTTTTTTTATTCGGAATATTTCCCCGATTCAAGGTTCGCAGAGGATGATGAATTTGATTTAAGTGATTTAAGAGAAGTTTTAAGATCAGGTGATGAAAATGCCGTGTTTAACGCTGTTTTAAGATGTATTTTTGATATTACTAAACATACAGATAAAAGTGGGTTATTACAAGTTTATTATCAGATGAAACCAAGGGCATGGTTAAAATTATTTGGTGAACATCTTGGAGAAAATAGAGTGAGCCAATTTGTAAAAAAATTTAATACAATGGGTGATTTATATGAAACTTTTACTCAGGAAAATAAAGATATAATACAAAATTTTTTAGATAGTCCAGATATAGATAAAATTGTCTCGGGATTAGTTATAAAATATTCTATAGAATAATATATGACTAAAAGAAGATCTACTAAAAGAAGAATATCAAGGCGATCTAATAAAAGGAGATCTATTAAAAGATCTCGAAGAGTAAGAAATACTAGAAGAAAAAATACTAGAAGAAAAAATACTAGAAGAAAAAATACTAGAAGAAAAATGAGGAGAAAACAAATGAGAGGTGGTAGTTTCCCTGTGGAGGAGATAGATTTACCAAAAAATGTAGAATATCATCCAGATGAATATTTAATAGAAATGGGACAAGAAGAATTATTTGCAGAATTATTAAAAATGGATGGAAGAAAAGAAATACCATTAGTAATTGCTACTCAACATTCGCGAATGTTGGGAGAGCATTTAGATATTCCAGGAAACTTTCAATTACCTCATCCTGGAATATTTTTTCTTACAGGTGTAAATATAGGAAATTTTGCCTGGGTAAAAGAAGATTTACAATCACATACACTAGATTTATATAAAAAATTAGAAGTTTTGGGTGAAATATTATCTACGGGTGGAATATCATCTGTTATATCTGATAGTGGGTGTGTGGATCCTAAATTATTAAAAAGAGATGTAAATCCTGCTGTTTTTGAAAGTGATGTAAGTATTAATTTCAAATTATATGGTCGCCACGAAAATATAGAAGGAGTAGAAGATTTACCAGAAGTTTTATCTGAAGAATACATGGATCTGGCGACTCCAGATATTTTAGAAAAATATTTTGTCAACAATATGTTGCTTCAATTTAATAAAGAAGAATATTTTAGAAATTTTGGTTTACTTGCTGAATTACAAATACAAGATGTGAAAGTAAAAGTGAGATTTTGTTTAACAACAGGGGAAGCATGGAGAAGTGGTGAAATAAATAATATAATATTGAGTAATGTTTTTGAAGTCATAAATCGGTTAAGAACTAAAACTGAAAAAATTTTAATGGTATATTTTTATTCTTGTAGAAGAATAGGATCACCCTTACAAAAACAATTAAGTAAAAAAACAGATAAAAGTAAAAGATGTTGGTTAGAAACATATAATACTGAATTAGATGCATTAACTTTTGAAACAGCTAAAAAAACAAAATTAATAGAATTTTTAGAATTATTTGAAAATATGGGTGAATTATATAATTTATTTACTGAAGATGATTTAGATCAATTAGTATTTTTTCAAGATAAGAGTGATAAAATAAATATCGCTTTTTTAGTTTTAAACTATTCTGATTATAAAGCATGGTTTAAAAAAATTAAATCAAAATTATCCGAAGATTTATTAAGAGATATTGATGTCCTTAATTATGAATCTTTTAATGATTTATTAGTTGTTATGAATGAATTAGGAATTGATAGACAAAATTCTTTAGAATTTTTAAAAGAATTATATGCTGGAAATATATACAAAATAAGAGAATTGCTAAAATTAATTGATGAATTTTAATTTAAAAATCATCATCAAAAGCAATTTCATTTTTAGATTGATCAATATTAGGATTTGCTTTGTTTGAATATTCACCTACTCTTTTTTCAAAGAAATTAGTTTTTCCTTGAATAGATATCATCTCCATCCAATCAAAAGGATTAGATGTATTGTAAATTGGATCTAATTTAAACATCTTTAATAAACGATCTGCTACAAATTCAATATATTGACTCATTAAATTTTTATTCATACCAATTAATTCACAAGATAAAGACTCTGTAATAAATTCTTTTTCAATTTCAACAGCCTCTTGAATGATTTGATATACAATTTTTGGAGAGGGTTTATCAATTAAATTATGATACATTAATACAGCAAATTCAGTATGCATTCCTTCATCGCGACTAATTAATTCATTACTGTGACATAAACCAGGCATTAATCCTCTCTTTTTGAGCCAAAAGATACTACAAAAGGCTCCTGAAAAGAATATACCTTCAACAGCGGCAAAACCAATAACACGATTCACAAAGGGACTATTTTTATCACTAATCCATTTAAGAGCCCATTGTGCTTTTTTCTGAATGCTTGGAATATTGTCCATAGCATTGAATAAATAATCTTTTTCAGAGGGATCTTTAATATAAGTATCAATTAAAAGAGAATAAGTTTCTGAATGAATATTTTCCATCGCCATTTGAAAAATATAAAAGAATTTTGCTTCGAGTAATTGTACTTCTTGAGTAAATCTTTCAACTAAATTTTCATTAACAATTCCATCGGAGGCAGCGAAAAATGCAAGAATATTTTTAATAAATTTTTGTTCATTATCATTTAATTTATTCCAATCAGTCATATCTTTAGAGAGATCTAATTCTTCGGTAGTCCAGAAATTAGCTTCAGATTTTTTATACATTTCCCAGAATTTATCATGTTGGATGGGGAAAATAACATAACGATTTTTAGATTCATCTAGAAGAATTTCTTTTGTTTTATCCATAATAATGTATTATTGTTATATAATTTTTAAATCCATTTAAAAAAATCAAATTTGAAATTAAAATAAAATAGATTATTAAAATATAAAATCATCAATATGAAAAATATACACATCTTTGATTTAGATGATTGTATTATAATGCATCACGGTAGAAAAGTAAGATATGATAAAATAATAGAAAATCCATTTTTAACATATTATTTAAATTTATGCGATGGAGAAAAATATATTTATACAAATGGAACGTATGATCACGCAAATGATATATTAAATAAAATGAAAATTCATGATAAATTTAAAAAAATATATTCAAGAGACACAGTAAATACAATGAAACCAGATATAAATTCTGCTTTAGATGTTCAAGATGATATAATTTCAATAGAAAAAACAAAAAATAATAATTATATATTTTATGATGATCAAATTGATAATTTGAAAGCTGCTAAAGAAATAGGATGGAAAACAGTCTGGATACATCCAAAATATTATTATTATAAAAAATATTCATTTATTGATGATGCTTATTCAAATTTAACAAATGCTTTAAGAAATAAAGTATAAATATAATATATGAGTGATATTGAAAATAAATTAATAACATGTTCAATATGTTTAGAAGAAAATATTGAAAATGATGAATTATGTAAGACAAATTGTAATCATTTTTTTTGTAAAAAATGTTTAGATGATTGGTTTGATAAAGGAAAAAATACCTGTCCGTTATGTCGTGGTGATATTAAATATTTTTATTATAAAGATGAAAAAAATAAAATTATTATAATTAATTCAGAAGAGAATAATATAAATATCAATAATATTCAAGAATTATTAAATAATAATAATTTAAATTTAAACGGACTAGAGAGTATGATAAGAACTTTGATGATTAAAAATGCAAGGTTAAAATTTTATTTATATGTATCATTATTCACAACAATAAATTATATGAGTAATTATTATTTTTGTTCATATTATAATAATCAATTGAATAATGAATTGGAAATTTGCGTAGATAATAATACGATTATCAATGATAATTTAAATTTATGTAAAGATTATGTTGAAGATATAAATGATAATTTAATTAGTGTAAATATGTTTGATAATGAATATTATACTAAATGTAATATACCTGAATTAATTTATGATAGATGTTTTAATAATTAAATATAATTATATATATGAATTCATTGATTACTTTATTTATTATTTGTTTAATTTATTATACAATAAATAAATATTATCCAGAAAAATTAATAGATTATCATAATTATTTTTATGTATTTATTGGTGTTTATTTATTATTAGTTTATATGTTTTCATATGAAACACGATTTATGTATAATTTATTTAAAAATATCCATGATACAACAAGACAACCATTATATTCATTTAATGCATCTCAATCTAATTCTGATTTTTTTAATGAGCAAAATCCTAATCATAATATAAAAAATCATATATCACAACAGCAGGGGCAAAGATGCGCTCAATGTAATAATTATTTGATACAAGGTGATTCATTATTAAAATATAAGATACCATTACAGAATGGGGGACAAAATAATATATCTAATTTAATGATTGTATGTCCAACATGTTTTAATTTTTAATAATTATATAAATTTGATAAATTATTTATATATATTTTTTATAATAAATTAATAATGGAAATTAATTTAACAATAACTAATTTAGAAGATATACAATATTTAGAAAATATTAAATTAGATGATAAAGATGATATTTTAAGGACTGCATTAACAATCGGATTAAAATCAATACAAATGAGTGAAATGAAATTAGATTGCCATTCTTATATGGATCCAATAAAACAATTAATAGATAATTCTAATCATGATCATGATAATTTATTAACAGATATAGATGATAAATTAAATGATTTATTACATTTGAAAAATAATTCAAATCGTAAAGGAAAATTATCAGAAGAATTGTGTATTCAATTATTAAATAAAAAATATCCAAAGTGGTCATTTAAAAATATATCTCAAGAATCTTATGAAGGAGATTGTCGAGCTATCGAAACAGAGATAGGACAAATATTATATGAATTTAAATGTTATGATACAAATATTAATCGTGATCAAATACAAAAATTCTATCGTGATTTAGAATATACGGGTATAAAATATGGTATATTTGTATCAAATACATCTGGAATTGTTGGAAAGAAAAATATTGATTGGGAAATAAAAGATGATAAATTACTTGTTTATGTTTCAAATATGGGAATGAGTGGTTATGGGTGTATAATTGCTACAGAATTATTATTAGCATTGATATCAATAAATATTTTTGATAAAGAAAAAAATTGGTTATATATGCAGAATATAGATTTTGATCATATTAAAGAAAATTTAATAAAATATCTTTCAGATTATAAAAATAACAATGAATTAATTACGAAACATAAATTTTTAATAAGAGAACAAAGAGAAAAAATTAATCATTGTATGGAAATATTAGAAAAAGATATATTTGAAATTGAATTGAAATCTGGAAAAATATTAAAGGATATGATGCAAATCGTTGAAGATATAAATATAGAAAAAGGTTGTTTTATAGAATTTAATAAAGAGAGATATTTAGAAAATATAGAAAATAAAAAATTTAAATTTTATTTAGAAAGATGCATGGATTTATCGGGTGATTTAGAGATTCAAATTAAAAATGATGAATTATATTTTATAACAAATAAAAATATAATTGCATATACTAAAAAGACAAAAACAAAAATAGATTTATGTTTTCCTATAATTGATGATAATATTCATATAAATTTAAAATATGAAAAAATAAAACAAAATTTAATAATCATTGAATTAAAAGATATAGTTGAAATATGGGAAATTATTAAAAAAAAATTAATGTATAAGGTTATATTAAATGGCTACTAAAGTAGTAGAAAAAGATACTTCTTCAGATTTTGAAAAAGATGAAAGAATAATCGAATTTAAAAAGATGAAAACTGATATAGAGAAGAAAAATTTTTTTAAAAAACATAAAACTTTTTTTAGAGATTATTTTCTTAATTATGAAAGTTTACAGAGAGGAATCAATAATGAAATCGTTTTATTTAATGAAACCATGGTAGCACACGGTAAATATAAAAAATTTTTAAGTGAAGGACAACCTAAAAAGGAATTATATTTATCATCGAATTTTTTACCCGGTGAGACAAAATTTACATGTCCTTATGTTGATTTTACAAAAAAGGGAGATAAGGGAGATTTCTTTCAAGAGGGATATAAATCATCACCTGTCGGTAAATTTGAATCTAATTTTGAAGAAATTGCAACGCAAATGAGTAATAATATGTTAACTACTAAAGAAAAACATGATGAAGCTCAAGTTAGATATGAAAAATTATTAAAAAAAAAAACAGGAGGTGTCAGTTCTAATATTTTAGATGAAACAAATGAAGAACTTACCAAAATAATGAAAGAATATGAAGCTGAAGCCATCAGAATAGGAAAACAACATATGAATGATGAAAGGAAAATTTTTCCATTAAAAGAAAGTATTTTTGATGTTGTCTTTGATACTCCTTTAACTATTGATGGTAAAAATTTTTATAAACCAGACCCTGAATTATCTTCAAAAATTATGGTTGCAATCGAAAAAGGTATCGATCAAGGATCTTTAGATATTTCTAGAAAATTACCTGATAAAATAGATAAAGATTATAAATTGGTAAATTTAATGATAGAAAATGGCGAATTAAACAGTACTGACGAATTTACTCAAACTGATACAAATCCTATATTATCATTAAATAAAGATAAACCATTATTGGCTTATATGGATAAAAGTGGAAGAGTCAATTATGAAAGTGTTATGGGAGATTTTTCCAAAGACAAAATTAAAATTATTAAATTGAGAGAGGGTGCAAAAGATGGTGATCCAACGCAAGCAGCCGCGGGGGCTTTAGTTTTGAATGTGGTATATGGTGGTAATCTTTTTGAATGGACGACTAACATAGACAAAAATGGTGGAGCAGCATATGCGGCCCCCGCAGCGGCATTTATCGCTGCCTTAAACGCTGTAGGCCCCGGTGCCCTTCGCCCATCTCAACAAATTATATTAAGAGCTTTTTATAATGATGTTTTGTTGAACAACGCTCAGGGTAAAACTTACTTAGATGTTCGTTATAATGCAAAATTTAAAGATGATGACTATTTTGAAACTTTTTTTGAGGTAGAATTAGTAGATATTTCCCAAAAAATGAAAGATATCTATAAAATTTATACAGATAAATTATTAGAAAAATTTTTTTCTAAAATAAAAAAACTAAAGGAATCAACTCGGAGTCAATGTGATGATACTCGAAAAAAATATAATCGAAAAAAAGATGATATAAAAACTCAAGGTAAACAAATGGTAGGTGAAGTAAAATCAAGTGATAGTTCTTTTACAGAAATTATGGAATTATTAGGAAATAAGATGCTTTCTATGGTATTTTATGGAAATGACTCTAAAAAATACCCTGTTGTAAACGGATTTACTCCAGAAAAAACAAAAGTAGAAATAATAAATAATGGTTTATTATGGTTACCTTATATCGATTATGAAAAATTAACTACTGATGGATTTGATGGGAGTAATATATTATTTAAGGTTGCAACAGGATCTATTTTTGATCCAGGTACAGAAGTTACGGCGACTACTAAATATATTGAAGAATTATATCTATTATGTCAAATGAAATTTTTTAGTATGAAAGATAATATTAAAGATTTTAATGATAAAGATAATGGCGATGTTATTTTAAAAAAAATGAATTGTCAATCATTAACAGAATATTCTAAAATATCTGCAGTAATAAATAATTTTTGTATTCGTACTGATAATAAACGATCAATATTAATGGAATCCACAGCAATTATTCATTTATATTTTAATAATTTAATAGAACGGGGTGATGATTATTTGATAGATGATTCAATATTTTCAGTAAGAGCAATTTCGATTATTCGGGCCTCACCTAAAGGTCTTGTTTCAACTGTTGGTCGCGATGCAGTTCCTGAACTGAATTTAAATGCTATAGTTCAGCAAGATCCTGATCCAGACCTTTTTGGAAGTAATTTGACTTTTGATCATGCAAATTATGGTATATTAGGATATGTCGCTAGTTTTTTTTATAGTGAATTAGGTGCATTAGGTGAATATGGAATGGGTGATAATGATAAAACTAAATTAATTATGAATTTATTTGTTTTTGAAAGTACTTTTGAAACATGTGATATATTATATAAATCCAATTTATCTGATTTAGAAAAAAGGAAAATAATTGAAGAAAGGCGCGATGAGGGTTTAAGATATGCTTGCAGATATTGTATTAAAGTATATCGACTAGGTTTAATAAATAATGATGCTCATTATTATGCTGCTTACGCGGCTTATTGGTGTATTATTAATAGTATATCAGAACCTACAAGGAGTGTGTTTGGAGGAACTGATCATTTACATGAATATGTTATGAGTGTAGCTAATCACTACAATGATATAAGAGTTGAGGAAGGAGTTTTTACACATTTTGAAAAATATGTTGGATTTCCAGGATTATCAAAATTACCTCCTGATCCTGATCCTGTTGCTATTGCTGTTGCTGGTGCTGCTGCTGCTGCAGCTGCTTATACTGCTTGGTTGAATTCCCATGGAAATATACACACTACATTTAGTATTTTACAGAGGGATTACATGTTAGAGGCTGCTAATACTTTTGGCGGCGCGCTTATCCCGGGCCCCGCGACGACCTCCCAGGAAAAAAGAAATTCATTAGATTATCAACCAAATGGACAAATCACGCATGATGGAGGAGGAATAGGGGGGGTTCAGTTAGATGTTGCATCAGAAAATAATCGTTTATTAATAATGAAAAGATTCTTGTATTTCTTCCGTGAAAATACAATTAATTCAGATAGTGAATTAACAAGAGGTACGCATTACGGATATCCTACTCCAGGGGGAGTTATAGCTCCAGGGGGAGTTATAGCTCCCCTTCAAAATAATGTAACTCCTTTACCTATGGCGATGGGAGGGGCATCTTACGCACAAACAGGAGGACCACCTGGAGCACCTGGAGCTGGTGGTGAATTTTGTGGTCCTTTTGATATAAATTTTGATTATACTACTTTAGCTAATTTCGTCCCATTCAAAATAATGAAATCCCGCCGTTACTTAACTATTCTGAATCAAAGGATAACACCTGTTATATTAATTGCTGTTAATGCTCGTTTAGTAGAATTTGATATAAGAGATAAAGAAAACATAATAAAACCACCTAATAGGAGAAATTTTGTTATAAATTATTATAATAATTGTTATGGGACTATTAATCAGTGTCTTAAAAATATAGTTTTAGATTTTACAAATGAGAAACCTGATTATTATGATATTATTTCTATACTTGAATCTTTACTACCAAATTTATATGGACCTTCTAGAGAGGATGGGAGACCAAATCATACTGTAATGGATTGTCAATGCATGTTTTTAAAAACGGGAGAACAAAGGAAAAATGATTTAAAAAAATATTTTTCAAATCTTAATGAATTATATGAAATAATAGACAAATATAAAAATGATTCTAGAATAATAAAAAAATCAGGATCCACAAGATATAAATATCAAAAATATCATTATAACAACAAATTAAATGAATTATATGATTTAGAAGATATGATATCGATCACCCCAGGCCCATTATCAGTAGATTCAAGAGTAATAGATAAAAAAAAATTAAAAGAATTTATAAATGGTAATGAAATATGGTTAAAATATATTACATATTTTTTACAATATCTGGATACAGATAAAAATAATATGATTAATGGGCGAAATGTGAGTTATAGTATTCGAACAGTGAATGAAACAAATATTTTCACAAATACAACATGTGATGATTTTAAAGATGAAAAAACAAGTTTTTGGGTTGATGTTAAAAGAGGTGGTACAAAAAATACAATTTTAGATTATATGAATTTAAGATATTCAATCACAAAAAAATTAGAAGATGGTAAAAAAATGCACCAAATAATTGAAGGAAATGAAAAAATTTTTCAATCATTAAAAGAAGATACAAAAAAAGAAGAAAAATCGGATTATTTAAAAACAGTCGATGCATTGAAATTTTGGACTTCAAGTGAAGATTCAAAAAATTTAACATTGAAGGCATTAAAGGGATTTGGTATTGAAAAATTTTTTGGTGCCATAGATAAATTAGGATATGCAAAGGTAAAAGATTTTATGTCATTAAAAAAGAATCCATATGGAGAAATGATGAAAAAAAATACTCCAGAAGTTAAATCTCCTGAAAAAGTTGAAGGAACATTATTAACAAGACCACAACCAGTATTTCCAAATCAAATGGGAGTACCAATCGCACAAAAAGGTGGTGGAGATGAAGAAACATTATTTGAAAATTTATCAAAAAGTTTAGATTTAAATAGTGAAGAAAGAGTGAAATTATCAAAATCAATTGATTATGTTCAAAAAAAAATTTATGAAGAATATGAAAAGAAAAAGGATAAAAAAGATAAAGAAAAAAAGGGTGATAAAGGGGGCGAAGATAAAGAGAGTGAAGATAAAGAGGGCGAAGATAAAGATAAAGAAGAGGAAGGTAAAGATAAAGAAGAGGAAGGTAAAGTTGGGGAGGATAAAAAAGATAAAAAATTAGAAGAAATAATAAAGAAAAAAATAGATGGAATTGTAGAGGGAGATGATGGAGAAGCAAAATATTCAGATAAAGATATAGAAGATATACAAATTGAATACGATAGAATAATAGATGAAATAAATATTAAAAAAATAAAAATTCGCAATTTAACAAATGATTTATCATCTTATCAAAAAACTAGGATGACAACATATGATTTAGCAAAAGAAAAAATAATTCAAGATTTAGAAAATAATAAAAAAGAAATTTTTCGTTTAAAAAAAGAAAAAGAATCAATTTACAATCAATTGAAATATATGAAATTATATGTTGAAGAAGAAAAAAAAAGAAATGAAATAAAATCAAAACAAAGAGAAGAATATATAAGAATTGAAAAAGAAAGAGAAATCGAAAAATTATTGAAAATACAACAAGAATTAAAAAATATTATTCATGGGAATGAAGAAGATAAATTAAAATTGAGTTCCGAATTATATGATAAAAAAACTAAAAAAAAATTAAAATCTTTAAATCAAAAAATATTATCAGCAAGGGAAAATAGTCTTGCATTAAAAAGAGAAGATTTATATGGTTCTATGGAGATACCAATAACAACTACAAAAAATACAAAAAATAAAAAAAGAACATTGAAAAAGAAAAAACAAAAAAAGGGTAAATCTAAATCGGTTAAAAAAGATAATAAAAGAAAAAATAATAGAAAAACGCATAAAAAAAATAAAAAAGAAGAAAAAAAAAGTTTAACTAAATCATTGAAAAAAATGATAGGTGTGAAGGTTTAAAAATAAAAGTTTATTTTAAATATTTTTAATAAAATTATCATTATTATGAAAAAATATAGCAATGATAATATTTTTTTAAATGATTTAAATGATATATCTAGATCTGCATATTCGAATAAAACAAAATATGATATTCCATTAAAGAATAACGCATTTGAAAGATTTGAAACAGATTTAATTTTAAATCATAAAGAAGAATTTGAAACAAATAATTCTAGAATTAATTCTTTAAATGAAGAAATTTCTGAATTAAAAAATAAATTAAAATTAGTTCAAGAAAAAGATGAAGAAATTTATAAATTAAAATGTGAAATACAAAAATTAGAAACAAGATGTCAAGAAAATAATAAATTACAGAATGAAAATATAATATTACAAAATGAATTTAAAAGAATAAAAGATGAAAATGATAAATTACAATTAGAATCTTTAAATTATGATTCTTTATTAACAGAAAATAATTTATTAAAACAAAAATTATTATCTCTTGTTAAAGATAAAGAAAATACAGAAAATACAGAAAATACAGAAAATACAGAAAATATACAAAATATACAAAATATACAAAATATACAAAATATACAAAATATACAAAATAAAGAAGATACAGAAGATGCAGAAGATATAAAAAAAGATAATATTCAATTGGATGTTGTTAAATTAAAAACAGTATTATATAATCGTTTAAAAACTTATCATGAAAAACACATCGATAATTTAATTAATCAATATGATTTGCAACTGAAAGATTCAATCGATAAAGAAACAATGGAAAAAATATTATTAGAAGCTATTCATATTTGAACTTTTGAATAATTAAATCTATGATAAAATAAATGAAAAAATGGGTTTCACCTATACCAAAAAAAGTCCATTTAATCTGGATTGGTGAAAGAGATCCTCCAGATTATTTTATAAAATATTTTTTACCAAGTTTTCAAATATTCCTGCCTGAATTTGAGATAAGATTATGGGGTAATGATGATTTAACTGTAGAAAATTTCCCATTAACTTGGAAATATATACAAAAAGCTTTCAGTGTACATGGTCAACAATTGGTAGATGATGGAGGAAATAACATGTATGATAAAGATTATAAACCATTAACTCACAATAAATACGCACAAATCACAGATTTAATGAGATTAGAGATCGTTCATAGAGAGGGGGGATTTTATTTTGATACAACCTTTGAGATATTAAAACCGATGTATAATTTATTAAATAAAAAGAAAAGATTTGTAGGATGTAATGAAATACCGAGATTTAAAGATGTTTATGATTTAAGTAATTCATTTTTTGGTGCTACTAAAAACAATGTAATTTTAAAAAGATTATTATCAAAAAATTATTTAGATTCAATTGATTTTTGGAGTGATCAAATAGCTATAGAAACTGGTCCGAGTTATTTAAGAAGTGGTATACATAAAAATGATAGTATATTAATATTTCCAACAAATTATTTTTATCCTTTTATTGAACCATTTGATTATTTAAGAAAACATCCTCCTTATCGTAAATCATCAAAAAATAAATGTCATTCAAAAAAAAGAAAAAAGAAAACTAAAAGATTACAAAATAAAAAAGGTTATATTGAATATCCTTGTAAAAAATATCCTAAATCTTATGCATTAAAACACTGGGAATTAGGTAAATCTTGGTTAATAGATGAATATTATACTTAATTATTCTACATCATCATCAACTTTTGTAAATGTATGCATTTTCAATATATTATCAATAGTATAATATAAATCTTTATCTTCATCGGGTTCGCCTAAAACACAATCATGAGAAACAAATGTAGATATTAAAGGAAATAATACAAATAACCAAAAAGGATAAAATGTTGGGAAATATTTCATTTTTTTTATTTTATAAAATATACCTACGGGTGTTACAAAATAAAGTATCCCTAACAAAATTGTCCTTGCATAAAAACGATTACTTTGTGAAGTAGTCATATCTTCTAATTCGGTATAACTACTATCCATTATTCTTCTAGTATAATCTGTAAATAATATATATTGTTTATCATTATCATATATGTTTGATACAATACGGGAAATTCCAAAAGTCCATACTGCATAAGAACTCAATAAAGATCCTAAAAACATAAATATCTCTTTTTTACCTTTTAAAGGTCCACCAAATTTAAATAAAATAGGGCAATTAATAATTAAAAACACCATAAAAACACCCCATAAACCCGCCCCACTAAGTTCAAAATTATCACTATTTTCTATAAAATAATTAATAATGTAATAAATAATATTAATTAATAATATAATAAATACTCCAGCAGCAGATAATATACCCGCTGGCTTATATTTTTTCTTAGATAAAAGAACAATGATAATTATTATTAATATCACAGAGATTACAAGGTTAAATTTCATAACTCCACTCGTTTTTGTTGCTGCACCCTTTGCTGCTTCTATTTCCCTGTCTATATCTTGTTCTACTTTTTTGCTTATATTAGAATATCCATATAAAAAACCAATAGATAATATAAGAAAGATAAATAACAATATTGAGATATATAATATTTTATTATCTTTCAGTTTATCTTTCATTTTATATGCACTTAAAAATACCCCGAAAATTGAAATTAAAGATGCAACCATCATAGACAAATACGGCCATTCATTTTTTAATTTATCAAAAAAATCTTCACGATTATTATAATAATATAGACTCCAAACCAATACTAATGGAAATAAAACAGCAATTATGAAACTTTTTCCCCATCCCATATTTAAATGATATATATATATCTTTTATAAAAAAAATTTAGGTTTTGCCGGGATTTGAACCCGGAACGTTGGATTCAAAGTCCAAAGTGCTAACCATTACACCACAAAACCTGATCCTTATATTTAATACATATATATATATATATTTTTAATCACTTAATTCATGTTTTTTTATTAAAGATTTTTCCTTTGTGAATAAAGGTCCATATTCTTTAATATAATCAGTATAATTTTCATTGTGTTCTCTTAACCATAATTTACATATATTAAATTCTTTTTTAGGTGATATTGATATACCATTTATATTTTCATATTTATCTTTATCTTTTAAAAGATCTTCAGTTAATGTTCGATTTAATATATAATTCCATTTTTCATGTAAAATATTACCGGGTATTTTAAATGATATACAACAACCATTTCTATTATCAGGGTCTTCCCATGTAGGAAATATTCCATCTCTCATAACAAAAAACATACCATTCTGTAAATGTAATTTAGATATTATATCATTAATGCATTTTAATTCATATAAATTTTTAATTTCAAATAAATTTTTATAGCTACTTTTATTCCACTTAGTATCATTTATTGAATGATACCATAATATCCATTTTGTATTTAATGGATATTCATTCATTCTAAATTATAAGGTTTATTAAATCTTTAAATAAATTAATTTAATGTTTTTTAATTTAAATGTTTTTTTAATAAAGCATGTACATTTTTTATATCAGCACCCGAACATTGTCCTAATAATTCTTGCTGTTTAAATAAATAAAATGTAGGAACACTTTTAATTTTTAATTCATCAGCTAATTCATCATTTTCATCTATATCAACTTTAAATACTTCTACTTTTGAAGAATCCAATCCTTCACTTAGTTTTTCAATTAAAGGACATATTTTTTTACACGGACCACACCAAGATGCTGTAAAATAAAAAAGAAATAAACATTCTTTCTCTTTTAAATGTGAAATATCATTATTACTAATAATTTGCATTTATATATATCATTTTTTTTATTAAATTTATTAAACTTAATAATCATCATACGATGAATATTGTTGATCATTTTCCAACATATATGTATGTTCATCTTCTTTTTCTAATTCTTCATAAATATTATTTCGATATAAATCAATTTGTTCACTTTTTAATTTATAATAATTATATTTTTCTTGATCATTCATTTGATTTAATTCTTCAAATGTTAAATATTCAAAATTTGTCTTTTTCTTTGGCATAACAGGGATAGGATCTTTTAAAAAGTCTTCTTTATTTTGTACATATTTCCATGTTGAATTTGGTAATCTTTTATCTCTCTTATTACATAAATAAGAGCAATAATGTAAATATTTTGGTGTTTTTTTATCTTCTGTATCTAAAATTATATTATCATTAAATAATATCATCCAACTTTCTTCACATTCTTTATTACAATATTGACAAATATTCATAATTTATTATTTTTGATTTAATATATGTTTTTTTAAATAAATCAAATTTGATTTATATCAAAGTATATATATATTAAAGATATATATCAATGGATAAAAAGACTATTCAAGAAAAAGATATTCTTGAAATTATTAATAAATCAGATTTATTAATTTATGAAAATGTTAAAAAAGAAGATTTATTTGATAATTTAATTCAAGAAATTAAAGATCAAATATATTTATATTATGATATTAATGATAATAATGATAATTTAAATACAAGTAAAAAATATTATATAGATCAATATACAGAAAATATTATTGACATAAAAATAGACGAATGTAGAGAAAGATTATTTAATTTACAAAATATTACTGAAAAAATGGAACAATTAAAAGATTTAACTTTACCTGAACAAAGATCAAAAGAATGGTATGATATGAGAAATAATTTATTAACAGCTTCATCACTAGCAGATGCATTAGGAAAAGGTCATTTTACAACGAGAGATAATTTATTAATAGATAAAACATCAAAAGAAAAAAAACCATTCTTTACAAATGATATTATTCAATGGGGAGTTAAATATGAACCAACTGCCACTACATTTTATGAAAAATTAAATAATTTAACTGTTGTTGAATTTGGTTTGGTACCTCATCCAAAATTAAAAATTTTTGGAGCATCTCCAGATGGTATATGTGATATTGATTCACCTGGAGATTATCCGGGAAGAATGTTAGAAATAAAATGTCCACCAAAAAGGCAATTCACCGATGAAGTACCATTACATTATTGGATGCAAATGCAAGGACAATTGGAGACATGTAATTTAGAAGAGTGTGATTTCCTTCAAGTGAAACTTTTAGAATATTATTCTGAACAAGAATATAATGATGATAAATTTATAGAAGATGATATTGAAAAGGTAGGATATTCGTCTACTGGATATCCCAAAGGATTAGTTTTAACATTTTTATCAAAAAATGAAAAAAATGAAACAATTTACGAATATGAATATTCAGAATTTTATCAAACTTTTGATCAATTAAAAAAATGGGCATCTGAAGTTATTAAAAATTATGAAAATAAACAATGCATTTATAATTGGTGGAAAATTGAAAGATATGAATGTACATTAGTATTGAGAGATCGAAAATGGTGGATGGAAACATCACCGAAAATTATTGAATTTTGGGAAGAAGTTGAATTTTATCGTAAGAATGGTAATCAAGATTTATTAGATAAAAAAGAAAAAAGAAAAAGGAAAAATAAATCTCCTACCAAAAAACCCACTAAAAAAGATAATAATATACAAATTAGTAAAGAAATTGTAGATTCAATTAAAAATGATTATTTACTTGATTCTGATTCAGAATAAATTTGATTCATAGGAGTAGATAATGGTGGATTCATATATTGATTAATATCAAGGATGAAACCATGAAACCAATGTTCTCTACCATTTTCACTCTTAAAATCACATCTAAAATTTTCACCTTTTGAATTTGTTCCAAATATTTCTTTATATGTCCACAAACATCCTGACCAATTATTTTTTTCTCCATAAATTTTTTTTATTTTTATTGTAATATCTTCATTATTAAACATACATTTGATTAATTCTGGTCCCTGATAATTTTTATAATATTCTGACTCAATCATAAATATATATAATATATATTTATATATTTAAGTAATATTGAATCATTGGTAACATTTCTGGATTAATAATATCTTAAATCAAATTTATGATATTCTTTTCTTTCTTATAATAAAGTATATCAATCGAAAGATACAGGAAGATATATGGATACACCGAACCATCATGATATCTTTGGTTGACTATTGAATTTATCAAAAATATAAAATAATATGTAACTATTCTATAAACCTATATTACACTTAATATCATATATATAAAAAAACGTTTATTTGAAAACAAAACAATCATATTCAGAAGTTTACTACCTAAAATTATGAAAAAAAGCGAAAAGAAATTAAAGAATAGATAATAATATATAAAAGTATTATAAATATGTTTAAATTAATTACATTTATAATGAGTTTTTTTTCTCAATATGATAATATCTATTCACAAGAATTATGTCTAGGGGACATTGATAATAATTTATCTGTTGATGTTAATGATCTATTAGGCGTCCTTTCAAACTTTGGTATGCAAGGGGATATTATTGAAGATATTGATATGAATGGCGTAGTTGAAGTAAATGATATCTTAGGAGTTCTTTCCAATTATGGTACAGACTGTAATGTTGAAGTTAATCCCGATGTTCCCTTACCAATTGAACCTGATTGTGTATTAGGAAATGATTGTGGTAATCAAGTTTGGACAGAATGCGGAACAAGTTGTCCGCCTATTTGTGGTTCTCCTGAACCCATGATGTGTAATATGATGTGTAATGTCGGTTATCAATGTCCTCAGGGGCTTTGGTGGGACAATGATACAGGTAATTGTGTTGCCTACGAATCATGTTCTGAACCATTTATTCTACCACCAGGCGTAGCTATTGGAAGACCCTTCTTGAAAGAAACAAAAAACATTGTATCAGATATTGTTTATGAAAATAATGATTGGAATTAATTTTAATTATATATATATATATTTAAGTATGGAATCATTAAAAAAATATAGAAATATTATAGGTGAACCAGGAACAGGAATACACCGATTTAAATTTAAAGGGACATCATATATGGATTATTTCATAACTATATTAGGAGCATTTTTTTTAACATATGTCACGGATATTCCTCTAGTAATAACTACGATATTTTTATTATTATTGGGAATATTTTCACATGCATTATTTGGTATAGAAACAGAATCAATTAAATTCATAAAAAATTTATTTAGTAATTTGGTTAAATAATTAACTTAATACATGATTTTGCGATCTACTTTTTAAACTATCAAAAATTATTGGTTTTGGATTATTTTTTTTATTATGAATAATATCAATATATTTTTCCAATCTATTATAATTCACATTGATGGTCCCCTGTACTTTATAATTTTCTTTATAATTTATAGAATCGATCCATTCTTTAAGATCCCCTTTGTAAATTATTTCGGATGTTAATTCCAGTACATTTCTATCGCTTTGTCCGACATTTTTACTCCATGATGGTAAACGATTCTCTGGTTTAGTAACATTTTCTATTACATATACATGTATAGATCCATGAGTTAATGTTTCATTAACTTTTATTCTATTTTCAGCATATGCAAAATAATCACCTTTTCGTGCTTTATTATATCGACTATCATCCCATACATGAATTTTATTTTCTTTTATTCTATTCATTTGTTCACGAAAATCTTTTCTTCCATTTGCTTTGCGATTTTGTGGGATTGGAGTGACAATCATATTTGGAAAATTTCTAACATATATTTCATTTGATGATTTTATTTTTTGAATTTTATGAAAATTTTCATTTCCGCAAGGATCCCATGCATAATAATTTTCTGTAAAATCCATGATAATTTATTGTTTATATAAAATTATAATGTTTGATCAAATTTGCATATTTATGCATATTTAAGGATAGTTTTTATATAGATATAAATATATGGTTAAATTTGAAGATTATCCGGAATTTAAACCAAATTTAACTCCAAAACAAGTTTTAAGGATGGGTTCATTTGGTGGTACATATTTTAGAGATATTCATTCATCAGTTACTGGAAAAAATTATAAAGGAAAAATTGTTATTAAAAATTTACCTGATGATTGGTTTAAAGGTATAGATATAGAGAAAAAAATAACATCTAGTAAATATGATAAAAATGTAAATAAATATAAAGTAAAATGTGGATCATCATTAGAGGCGTGGGAATCAAGTAACTGGATTGTGACTCAAGATCCATACGGATGGTTTCAATGGTATTGTCGATTTTACACGGGTCGAAGAACAAAAGATGATAAAAGACAAATTGATCGATGGTTAAAATTTGCAGGACCAAATGGAAGATTTAGAAGATCATTAATGAATAAAGTAATTAGCAGTGGAAAATCATATAATGATCCTTCTGTAAGTCCCGTAATAAGACAAAGTCTACAACATTGGGGATATAAATTAACAGGATCTCATTTAAATAGTTATAAAAAAAATAAATAATTTATTTAAAATTATATAATCTGATCCATTTGTTGCACATCCATTTTTCACCAGATGAAGGAGGGAGACCTGCATGTTTTGAATTTTTTTTAATATGTAATAAATCATCATCTAAATTAAAAAATAAGACTCCTTTACCTTTTTCTGGTTTTATTTTTTTGTTTATTAATGGGAAATTTGTTTCACCTCCTTGCATATCATCATTTAAATAGATGATAAATGTAGCGAATCTTAAACCTCCTCTATTATAATCTCTTATACAATTATCATCTTCTTTAGGATCACATGCATCCCAATGTTCTTTATAAAATTGTTCTTTATCATAGTGAACTACTTGTAAATCTTCATATTTGTTGGTATCGATATTGATTATATTTTTTATTCTTTGATTAATATCATTTAATAAAGGATTTGAGTTATCATCTAAAAATGTATTATGACTTGTTCTAACTTCAGATATTTCATCACTTTCACCCATAACTTTAGATCTTTCTATTTTATTTTTGCTTAATTCAATAATTTTATCACATTCATTATTATTTAATAAATTAGGAAATTCATATATTTCATCAGTATTATATTTTTTTATACAATATCTTATATCATTTAAGTTGTATAAATCATATAATAATGCAACGACAATAACGATAATAATAAATAAATATAACATATTATTTCTTATATTCTAACCATATATTTTTATCAACTTTTCTAGCAGGACCTCCTATTATAACTGAAGCTAAACGAGCATAAGCCCAGCTACTCGAGTTTTGATTAGGTCTTGAACCTGAGCTGTAATATGCTCCTCTACCTTTTTTAAGAATTAAATTTTGACCTTTTTTAGAAATAATATTATTATGAATAAAATTTTTATCAGTGATTTTGTGTTTATATTTATTCTCAAATTTAATGATCGATTGACTTTTTTTATTTTTATAACTTTTTAATTTGGGTCTATCTACATAAACTCCTTTTTTATATAATTTTTTAGATCTTTTAATATTATTTAATTGTTTTTGTTTATCTTTTTTAGAAAGATGATTAGTATATTTTTTAGGAATATTATTTCTTTTAGATTTTTTTTTAGATCTTTTAGTCATTATAATATTGGTTATATTAAAATAATATATCAACAAGTAATTTGCTAAATTTATTATCACTAGGATAATGGAGACCTGCATAAACTCTTGCCATGGCACATTTTTCCGCAATATCATTAAATAAATCCTTTTCATCAGGATATAATTCAGAAAGATAATTTGCTAGATAATAAGCTTGGAAAGCGTGACCAGAAGGAAATGCCGGCGTATCAGCAGTTTTAGATTCAAGAACATTTAAATCATTAATAATTTGTTTAGGTCTTGCTCGATTAAATAAATATTTAAAAAACATTATGATAAAAATAATATGTTTTTGAGTTACAATGTTACTTAATTCAAATAAAGATATATTTACATATGGTTTAAAAGCAAAAACAATAGAAGGATCTGTTGATTGAAATAGTGATATATTTTTAGAAGATCTTTTATTTATATAATCTTTAACAATTAATGAATCATTATAATTATTAGGATATAATGGTATGGTTGGTAATAATTTATTATATCTTTTTCTTGTATAAAGATAAAAAATTATAAAAAATATAATAATATGTTTTTTATTTAATTTCATATATAATTTAGATAGAAGAAATATTTTCTTTTGTTGATTCATATGGTTCCCATTTATTAAAATTATCATTAAATTTACAATTTACAAATACTTCATCATGTTGATTTTTATCTTTGAACAATGATACAAGTAAATGACTAGTTTTAATAGTTTGAACCAATGCAATACCTTGTTTAGATAAAGAATCATTATCTTTTAAATATAATTCATAAACATCAGGTTTTAAAGTTTTCATAATTCTAAAAGTTTTATAATTTTTTTTAACAAGATTATTATTTTTTAATATTTTATCTTGAGGAAATAAATATAAAATTTTTGAATAATTATTTTTTAAAGGTACAAAATATAATCCTCTTGTTTGATATGATATTTTTGGTATAAAATTTTTTAAACAGTTATCTATATCTTTATAATCAAAGTATTTCTTGATTTGAATTGGACATATTTCGCTAAAAGGTGATTCATAATAATAATTTGTAAATAAATTATGTATTTCATTAATTCTATCGATGATAACAGTTTTATTTAAATTCTTTCCTCTAAGATAATAAATATCACCAATCGATATAGACCAATTATTTTGTTTATTTCTAATTAATTCGCATTCAAATAAAGAACCCTTATATAAATCAGAGTTAAAATTATAGGGAAGAATAAATATTTTAGGATAATCATAACCATTTTTAATTTTTTTATCAATGAAAAAGCAATAATTTACATCATTAATTTGCGTTAAAAATAATAGATAGGGAGTTCCTGAACTTTTTAAGCAAAATATATGAGGATTATTTAAATTTTTAGAGAATTGATTATTATAAACTTTTGCATAGCGACTATTATATTTTATTTCAGAACATAAGATACTCATTTGATTTAAAATATATTCTTTCGATTCATTTTTTGTTATATTATCTATTTCAACATTACAAAATGATGTCTTTGTAAATGATGTTGGATCCATGTTATTATAAATTAATAACATAATTATACTTTAAATCAAATTTAAATATACTATTACAATATACTAACAATATAATGGAAAAAAAAATTAAAAAATTAGCCCTTCCAATACTATGTTTCTTATTATTTATTTTGTGTATTTATTTAATGGTAACCAGAAATACAAAAACTGTCAAAAAAGTTGAATTAGAGGAATTGTTTAAAGATTTTGGTGGCTATGATTCCCCTGAAAGAACAATGAGATTTACAATTGATTTACCCGATGAATGCCGATTAAGAGGTGAATATAAAGGAAAAGATTTTAGACAAATCGATGCCTCAAAGGGTGATACATGTGAAGAATATAGATATACAAATGGTGAAGATCCCGATAAATATACAAATAAAATGGTTTCACAAGATGTTGTTTATAATATTCGTAGAAAATTAAAACAAAATTGCAGAGAAGTTATGGATTATATAGAAATAAACAGTGATGGTGATGGTGATGATGATGATAATGATAAAAAAATGAAAAAAATGGAAAATATGGAAAATATATGCAAAAAAAGAGATTATTGTAAAATAGAAGACAGCGAATGTGTATTTGATGATGAATTTATTAAAAATATTTAAAAATATATAATAATTAAAATATATCATGGAACATCAAAATTGGGAACCAGTTTATTTAAAAGCCAATAAATTTATCAAAGAACAAAAAAAACAAGAAAATAAAAAACCAACCAATGAAACCTTCTCAAAAGAAAAGAAAATGGATAAAAAAATTGAAGATGGAGATATGAAACACACCAAAATGGATGTTAATTTTGGTAAAAATTTACAAAAACTTCGTTTATCTAAAAATTTAACACAAAAAGATTTAGCAAATAAATTAAATATCCCCGTTAAAACAATTAATGATATTGAATCTGGAAAAGCAAAACATAATGGTCAATTAATGAATAAAATTAATAGATATTTTAAATAATATTTTTATTATATTATATTATCACGACATATCGGACAACTGTTATTATTTTCAAACCACAATTCAAAACATGATTTATGAAAAATATGATCACATTCTAATTGAATAAATTTTTCATTTAATTTATATTGTTCCAAACATATAGAACATTCATTAATTAAATTTTCTAAATCTGCATTTTTAACTTTCTTTGTTTTTTTATTTAAATTATAAACATTCTTCATTTTTATAAAACATTTATTTATTGAATAAAATGATATCTGACAAAAACTTAAAAATAAAATTATAGTTATACCAATATATTCAATATTTTTTTGTTCGTCAACCACTTCTGTATCATTGAATGTAATATCATTATTCATTTAATTAATAATTATATATTAATCTATAAGTGGGGATAAACATAATTTTATTTCCCCTAAATTAGCTATATCATATTTAATTATTAATGGGTAATCATTTTTAATATACATATGAATTAAATTACATAAATTAGTACATTTTGTAAATAAAATTAAATATTTTAATGAAAATATACCCTGAATTGGTGTCTCCACCTTTTGAGAGACAGAAAAATTTAATCCATTTTGAGTTTCAGCTAATATAGTTTCTTGATTAGCAAAATCACCTTCACAATTTAACATTAAAGTATTACCAATACTCTTTATTTCAATATTTTCACCAATATTTGTCATATCTCTAATAATTTTTTGAAAATCTGAAGATGGGAGCGTTAATTCAGTTTCAAAAACTGCAGGAGGGATATTAATTTCTTCATTCTGAATATCTAATAAATTTAATTTAAATAATGTTTGAGAATTTTTTTCAAGATTATTTATCTTTATTCCTAATTTATTTGGATTTTCTTTTTCTATAAATAATGTTAAAATATCATTATTATTCATTGTTTTTATTAATTTATAAAGATTATTCATATTAATACCAATCGATGTCTTTTTATCACAATAAAAGTGTTCAAATTTATCAGCTAATAATTTCATGTGAATTAAAACAATGTGGGAATTATCAGTAGCTATTAATTTAATTCCTGTTTCATCGAAAACCATATTTGTATCTGTTAATATTTCTTTCAGTGCTTCAATCAATATTCTCATGGCACCCGATTGAACGGTTTTAATATTAATAATATATTTATCATCATTATTCTCCATTTTTTATTGTTAATAATGAAATTAATTCTTTAAATATTTTTATCATAATAAATTTGATTTAATTTATATGAGGTTTTAAGTAAACATTTCACATAACTAAAGTTAATAAAGAAAAGAAAAAAAGAGTAAAAAATATGAACTCATCCTACATGTGGTTTGAATTTGGACACATACTTCAAAGCTCTGGATTATTTTCCTGGTTTTCAAATGATTCTAAAATGAAAAGAGTTATTGATATTATGGGTACACCCATTCAACCCAATGAAGAATTTAAATCCCATATTAGTTCACTTATGCTCCCCGAAACAATCCTCTGTGTGGGAGGAGAATTAAAAGAATTCGGTGAAGGGAATCCATGTTCCAATTTTAGGGAAAAAGAATTACAATTAAATGAAATCCTTATCAAGAATTATTTTAGTTTATTTGATTTGTATAAGGTAAAGACAGGTAAGCCTATTTTCATCACTACTATTCCAAGGTCGACTCGTCCATATTCATGGTTTATTGATTATGATGGAACAATTACAAGGAAAGATCAAATGTATCGCAGACGATCCCAAGATCCCGATGATCCTATTTCATATCAAGGTTTTCCTGGTAGTGATGAAACTCAAGAAGATATTACTGACTTAGAGCTTATGAAATTTTTAGAATCTATGAATGTCACAAAAGAATCCTTAATTAAGATTAGACAATCATGTAAGGGGGCGAAATACCACACATATCTTATTGATATGATCTCTTTTATTTATCAATTGGAAATTGAATCCCCTGATTTTCATAAACATTTTAAACCTGAATATCGCAGTCTTCTCTCTATCAGAGGAGGAAAGCAAGTAGGTAAGTGGGTACCTGATAAAGACTTTAATTATTTCTATCAAAACAAGACAATTGAAAGTGATGGTTATCTATTTTATGTCCCTGAAACAAATGAAAATTCTATAAAAATGATTTATAGTAAATTCTATGATGCAATTTCCCCCGAAGACAATGAAATCAAGCAAAAAATTAGAGAATATTGCATGAACACATATATTCATCGTTGGTCAGATTTTGATGTCAATGATACAGATGATTCTTTTACAATCCTTATGATTATTCACGCGTTTAACATGAAGGATGAATTAACAGATGGAGAAAAACAAGTTAAAGAAAATATTGAATCTCAATTTAAATTTTGGTTTGATCAGTTGTAAATTAATAAATTTTATCATCAAATATTAATTTTTTTATGATATATATATATATATATATGGTTCATCATCGTCAGTCTAAAAGAAAGAGTTTAAGGAGATCATCAAGGGGAAGGATAAATACCAGAAGAACTACAAGGAGAAATACTAGAAGAAATACCAGAAGATCTACTAGAAGATCTACCAGAAGAACTACCAGGAGATCTACTAGAAGAACTACCAGGAGAACTACCAGGAGAACTACCAGGAGATCTACTAGAAGAACTGTTAAAGTATCGCAAAGTGGGGGCCTTAAATCTAAATCATCGGGAGATGGAAAACAACTCAATTTAGATTTCTCTATTGATGGTGATGAAGGTCTTAGTAAATTAAACCATTTACGGAAAAGTCTAAGAGATGGAACAGAAACCACTTTTGCTTTAGATTCGGCAGATAAAAATGGCAATTATCATTTATTTGTTAATTTACAACATACTGAAAGAAAGATGGGTATGCTGTTATCTAAAACCATGGTTCCAATGATAATAAAAAAGGTTCCTAAAAAAATTACAAAGGGATGGAGTAAAGAACATTATAAAGTATATAAAATAGATATTTCAAATCCTTATTGTGCAGGTGGTGGAGGACTTAGAATAATTTGTTTTAATATAGAATCTGTGGAAAGATATTTAAGTGAAGGCGATCAGAGAGCAGAAGTAACAAATATAGCTGATGCATACGAGACATATCGCCCTAATCCACAAACACCCAGACAAACATCACAACCACCCATGTTAGGGACCGTTGTAGGCAAAGTAGGTTCAGCAGCTTCAACGGCAGTAGGGAAAGCGGGAGGAATTGTAGGGAAAGCGGGAGGAATTGTAGGGAAAGCGGGAGGAATTGTAGAGGAAGCGGAGGGATTTGTAGGGGGAGCGGGGAAAAAATTAGATACTGCATTTTCTGCTGCAGCAGGGAGGGGGGCACAGGCTTTACAAGCAGTAGCAAATATAACTGGTATAACTAGGGATAAATTTAATACAAATGTAAGGCCTTTTTTCGCTGGAATTGAGGATCATACTGTACCAGAAAATTTAATGGTTGAATTTAACAGTGCTTATGATGAACAGAGGGGCGCGGAAAAATCCGAATTAGATAATCTAGGATTTTTACTAAGTATAATTGAAGCTGGATCCGAATTAGTTGATTTAGTATCTCAATTAAAAAGTGAAATTTTAAGGTTGAATTTTATGGATATTGTGCCTGGTTTTCTCGCTTTACTCCCTGAATACACGGGGACGGTATTTAGTGATGATATGGAAAATTACAATCATCTCGTAAGTCATAATGCTGTAGAACTTTTAAATTTCGTAAATCACTATGATAGTACAGAAGAGGATTATATAAAACTAGCTAGATTTTGTAATCTTATTCATGATAATCCAGAATTAATGTGGTTAAAGAATGTTATAGTGGGAAGAATAGTTCAATATGAGTTTGATGAAGGTGGTGGCAAAATCGGGATTTTAATAGATTACATATCTGATAATTTACTTGAAGAGATACGGACAAAATATGATGAAAGATTGGAACATGAAGAAACACAAAAAAAACAGAAAAAAGCTGAAGAAGAGAAGGAAAAAGCTGCAATGGAAAAGGCGCGAATTGAGGGGGCTATAAGATTAAAGAAAGATGAAGTGGCTGCTGCAATTGATGTCGAAAAACAAAGACAAAGAAGTGATATTTTTATAACTCTTCATGGTTGTAATATAGTATTTAATCAATTTTTACCAAGCTTAATTGGCGCGGTACAAGGATTAAAAATAGAAGAAACTGATACTGAAAGTATAGAAAAATTTACTGATCTTATTTTGCAAAAAAAAGATAGTGGACAACCTATTGAATTAATTCATACAGAATATTTAAGGGATAATTATACTGTTTTAGTATCATTTATGATTGATGGGTATGAAGGTTTAGCAAAGGCTAAAAATAGTCCATATGTTGATTCAGAATTAATAGAAGAATATACAATGTCGGGAAAACAGACAATAGATCTTATTAAATTACATAAAAAATTAAGATTAGTTCATTTATTATTTGCACAATTAGATATGGGAAGAAAAAGAGCGAATAGTTACGATATGAAAAATCTTGTTAAAGCATCAAAAAAATATGATATAAACCAAAATCCAAATACATTGTCGAGACAAGGGTCCCGAGAAATGACAAAGGAAGAGACAGAATTAGAAGCACAAATGTCGCAACTAGATAGTATGTAAATCATAGTATGATCAATTTACAAGGAGAGAAAGAAAAATTTTTGTCTCTTATATATATGAGAAAAAATTATAATATAAAATAAATAAAATAATGAAAGGGGGATGACTAAATCCTGATACAAACAAATTTCTAGATTTTAAATTAGATAAAAAGATAAAAGGAAGAAAAAAAGCAAAAATAATATTTATATATATATTATAATGAAACGGATATCTAATAGAAGGACAAATAGAAGGTCTACGAGGAGAACTTATAGACAAACAAATAGACGAACAAATAGAAAGACAAATAGACGAACAAATAGAAAGACAAATAGACGAACAAATAGAAAGACAAATAGACGGACAAATAGACGGACAAAAAGGAAAAATAAAAGAAGAAAATATCAAAGGGGGGGGGCAAATAAAGTAGAACGATTTTTTGAAAAGCATGGTGTGGGTGTAGATAGAGAGTTTCGTTTGGGGGATGTTTTATTGACGGGATATCATTCAAATCCCATAGAAAATTTTTTTAAAAAAGGAGATTTTACTGATACAGAATTGGATAAAATAACAGTTTTAGAGATAAAAACAGAAAAAACAAAACCGGGAAGTAAATTACATTTAAAAGTAGAAGGAGATACTGGTATATTTACAAAAGTCCCCGCTGCTATATTTTTAAAAGGGAGTAGACAAAAAATAAGAGGAAATCCATATCCTGGAGGGAAAGCATTATTTTTAAAATCTGGGGAAAATATATTACTATTTAATTATAAATTAGAAAGTAAACACGGATATAATGCGAAAGTATATTTACTGGGTTCACATGAAATAATAGGTGATATTCTGAAGTTTGAAATCATTAGGTCAGGTTATGAAGAAGAAATAGGTATATTTCGGTCAAATTCCTATAAAGATTTTATAATGAATGGTCTAGAAATTATAAAGACTTTATCTGGTGAAGATTATACAGTATTAAAACATATGACAGATCTTCTTGAAGTATTTGGGTTACACATAGGAGGTCTTCCATCAGATGAATTACTTAATCTAGCAAAAGAAATTATGACATTTAAAGAATTATTATTAAGTTTAAAAATTCTTGATGAAGTCTTAAATTGTGGGGGGAAAACAGATGAGGAAAGTTTCATTGACTGTAATGATAAATTCCTTGCTTTATTAGAAGCAGATGTTACTAAAAGATTTTCCTTAGCAGAAAATATAATTCTTAAATTACGAGGGGAAAAAATCGGTAAATCAGGAATTGCAACACATAAGGAACGAACCACACAATTTGATGTTCCCTCTGATGTTGACAGATATACTACAGAAGGGTTCTCAATAAGAGGAAAGGGGTCATCTTCCACTGATTAATAAATAAAATATTTTAAATCATATCTTCTAACATATGTAGGATATCAACAATAACTTTACAATCCATGTAATTATAATAAATTAAATTTTTAATTTTAATAAATCTTTTCATAGGAATATTTTTAACTTGTGCTAATTCTGATGTTTTCATCAACTCAGTCATTGCATCTAATCCATCTGTATCATCAATCCATTTATCATTTAATAATTCTAAATTATATAATGAATTAACAATTTCTTTTAATCCATAGCCAAAACATCCTTTGATTGTTATTGGTTCCATTTTAAAATAATTTAATAAATCAATCATTTCAAAATGGGGATAATTAAGATCGGGATATTTTTTTTTCATATAATCAATATATACTTTTTCTGCATTTCCCCAATGATATATTTTTATAACATCATTATTTATTTGTTTTTTAATGTACGATAACCAATAATTAATAATAATTTTCTCCTCATAGTTTTTACAATAACGAATAGTAAAATCTTTAAAAATATTTGTTTCAGAAATAATGGTACCGATAATACAAATTCTTGGTTTTTCAATATTGATAATATCATCAAAATAATTTTCTTTTTCTTTTAAATCTAAAATACTTTCAATATCAAGGATAATTGAATTTTGTTTATTTTTTATTATATCAATAAATTTTATATTTTTTATTTTACGAGGACTAATTTTTATTGAATCTTGTTGATTAATATGAATAATTTTATCTTGAATATATTTTCTTTTATTTTCTTTTATTTTATATGGATAAATATTACTCAATAAGAGAGGATCATCCCATTTAGTTATACCTTTTTGTAGGAGAATACATCTTTTAGAATAAGATATATTCCATATTAATGTTATTTCCTTAATTAGTTCACCTAATCTTTTTTTTTCTTCATTCCAGTGAATATTTTTAATATTTAAATTTGGATATAATTCATTGATACTAGGTTTAGGATAAATAATCCAATCATTATAATTATTATTCAATTTATGTAACCAATCAATAGATTCTTTTATTTTTATTTTGTGATCATTTAAGAAAGGAAAATATCCTATATTTTCTTTTTTATTAAGTATTTTGTTTATATGTTTATATTCTTTTGCAATGAAGAATCCTAATTTATTTTTGTTATATAAACAATCGTTGGCGATAAATAATTTACATTTATGATAAAAAATCGATCCATCATTTAAAATATCCGATTTGTTGGAATTAAAAGATATTTTTTTATATAGGAGATCAAAAATTATATATTCGGGTATATTTTCTGATACTGATTCTGGAAAAATTATTTTATTAAAAATTTCAAAAAATATATCTTTATGAATTATAAAATCAGGTTTTACAAGAATATTGTATTTTTTGTTATATAATTCTGGTTTATAAAAAATGCATTTTTCTTTATTTTTCATAATATTTCTTGTGGTATTATTATCAATATATTCATATATTTTTGTGGATTGATTTAAATAAAATAAAAAATGATTATGATATTCTTTTTTTTGTTTTTCTATTTCTGTATAAAATAAATTTTCTTTATCTTTTTGAAAAACATCTGATATTAGTGATATTTTTTCAAACCAATCACTTAAGGGATCATTTAATAAATGATTTTTGAGTTCATGAAATAAAAAAGGCATTTATTTATAATGTTTAATAAGTAAATTATTTAAATAATAATATTTAATCATGCATGTTTGGACACCACGTTTGTTCTTGTTTAGGTGGTCGTGGATGAGGTGATGTTCTTCCTAATTGATAATCTTTCAATATCACCGTTTTATCTTGATCCTTTGTTATTTCAGAATCTTCATATTTAAAATTAATCGGATTAATGTAATCAATAAGGGTTTTAATTTCTTTTGCGATTGTTGCACCAATAGAGACATATATCATGAGTTGGTAATCTTTCATATATTTTGTAGCATTTATGCACCCATGACAGACAAGGTTGTGATTGAAAAGATTGGTCCAGTGAAAGCATCCAGACCAGTTACAGAAAAGATTGATACCAATATTTATGAATGAAATCACGAAGACAGTCATGATGAGTCCCAAGATATTTTCCATGATATTTTTTGTGTTCATTTTATTTTGTGATCAGTTGTTTTTAATTTATTAAATTCTCTAATAAAAATCAAATTTTATTTTTTTTATGAGAATCTTTAAATAAATTTATTTAAAACATAATATATAAGATGGGGTCATTGAGAATAATATTATCTATATTATTGGGATATTTCTTAATAAATTGTGTATTTAAATCTTGTAATAATTATCAAATATTAGATGTGAAATAAAGAGAAAATTGAAGAAATAGAGTAATTATAATCAGATAACTGCGTTAAGAAATTAATAATAATAATATAATAAGTATTATTAAAATGTCTCGAGAAACACAAATCAATAATTTAGGCGGTGGTATAAGTGATGAAGATTCTAAACTAGTTGATTCAATTTTGAATGATTTAAATCAGGGTAGTGGCCAGCAAATGCTGCAAATGCAACAGCAGGCACCCCAAATTCAACAGCAGGCACCCCAACAGCAAGGACCACCTGGAATGACTGAGGAACAATATAAAATGATGATGATGCAGAGACAGCAACAGATGGCTACTCAACAGCAGGAACAACATAATATGATGAAACAAAATATGATAAAAAATAGTGGTCCTGAAAATATTATAGATAGTTTAAGAGATGAATCTAAAAATATTGGATTGGTTGTTATGTTAGCGTTGGTAATGAATTTAGAACAGGTAAATGAATTATTTAAGATGGTAAGTGTTTTTAAAGATGAGAATGGTATGGTTAATATGCAGGGGTTGTTGGTGAAGGCATTATTGGTTGGTGTGATATATTATTTGGTTAAGAAATTAATTTAATAATTTCTTCATTAGATTCTAATTTTTTATAACATTTGTTGATGGTAACTTCTGAAATTTTACAGACTTGTGATATCTGATTTTTATATATATCTAATTTATTTTTTTTGATATAGAGATAGATACAACCAGCTGCCATAGATGGGGGTGTATTATCGTTAATAATTCCCAACTCTTCACATTTATTTGAAATAATAAAGATATTTTTGATATCATTTTCAGATAATTTTAATTGATGACTAAATCTTTCAATAAAATCATTTAAGTTGACACTTTTGTAACCATTTTTTCTCATTTTATTTTTATTTTTTCTCATTATATCATTATAAATTTTACAACCTTTAGTCATTATTTTGGGTGTTATATCAAACATGGTGGATAATTCATTAATACTTCTAGGGACATCACATTCTTTGCAAGCATAATATATACATGCTACAATGACACCAATACGATTAGATCCTCTAGAAATTTTATTTTCTGATATATTTTTATATAAAGATTTAGCTGTTGAAATAATTATTTCTGGTAAATTATTTTTGATACATATATTTTGTATATCGGTAAAAACTTTATAAAGGCTTCTTTCTTTGTATGGCATTGAATTCCATTTTTGATACATAGAAATTTTATTCATACTATTATTTTTATTTGTATTTGAGACTGATGATCCCAGTGAAGATTCGGGTAATAAAATATTAACAGGCATACCACATCTTGTTGGATTTACATTTTTATTGTCATTATGTCCATAAAATCTCCATTCAGGAGAATCAATGATATTAGATACAATATTATTGCAAATTTTGCAATGTACAATTTCGTCTAAAAATACGAAGTTTTTTAAATTTTCACAACATTTATCGGGATATTCATCTTCTTTATTTATTTGATTCAATAAATCAAAATGCCCGTCAAAATCCATTAAATAAATTTATTTTTAAAATAAAAATATATCAAATTTTAAATGTTTTATTGTGAATTATTATCGGGTGTATGGATTGGGGATATTGATATTTTACAAAATAAAAATTTTATAAATGATAATCATATAAGTATAATATTAAATTGTACAGAATATTTTGATTTTCCATTAATAGAAAATATACAAAAAATAAGATTACCTTTTTCTTCTATACAAAATAGTAATGATTTATCGTTATTAAAAAAAAATTATAATAAAATAATAGAATTTATTCATGAATCGATTGATGAGAATAATATATTAATATGTTGTTCCGATGGTAAAACTATATCTCCATTAATAGTAGCAATATATATAAAAAAATATAGTAAAATAGATGATAAATCTATATATACGATATTATTATCAAAAAATAAAAATTTTAATTTATGGTGTGATATAGATTTATTTAATTAATGATATTAATTGTAAATTTTGATATTTTATAATAATTTCCAACATTTCAAATGGTGTGTGATCATGCCAGTATAATATATTATTTTTTTCATTAAATTTAGGTCGTGGGTCATCATATCGCTTGAAGGGTAAATATCCTTTTTGTATAATTAATTTTTTATGATGATTACAATAATCTCCATTATTTTTTTTATAGGTACATTGGGTACCTTTATGATAATTCCACACTCTTGCACAGCATAAATTTTGATTAAAATCTTTTATAATTTTTTTATCAGAAAAATCTATATTTTGAATAGATTTTATTTTGTGGGTAATAATTTTTTCATATTCTTCAATAGAATAATTGTTTGATATTGAATTTTTTTTAGAATATTCATTTAACAAATCATTTTTAATATCATTTTTAAGTTTGAAATTTAAAAGTTGATTTAAATCCATTTTTTTAGTATTTAAAGAATATAGAAAAAATCAAATTTTTAAATTAGATAAAGCATTATTGATACAGTTATCGATGAAATTTGAAACAAATAATTTTAATTTATAATCATTAATTAAGTTATTGATATTTAATATTATATCATCATATATTTCATCTTCAAATTCCATATTAAAATAATCTTCTAAATTTTTTTTCAAATATTTTTCTTTATTGTTTTTAATATTATTTTTGTTAATATCTTTTTTAAATAAATAAGGATTAGCAATTAATCTAAAATTTTCGTTCATTTATATGTAATATAGGAATATTATTATCTTTTTTTTTTATACATTTAATTGTTAAAATTATTTCATTTAATTTTTTATTATAAATTTTTTTAATATAAAAGTTTTCTGAGAGATATATTAAATCATTGTTTAATATATTTTTATAATTTTTAATATTTCGAGAAAAATATTTATCAATATTACTTATTAATAATATGTCATTATAATCATCAAGTTTAATAAAATATTTTTTTTCTGTAAAAATTATATTTATATTTTTAATTAAAATACTTATATCTGATATTTTAAATGAATTGAAATCATATTTTAATAAAAATTTATTATTAATTTCTTTTAAATGAATATTGTTTATAGAAAAATTTTTTATAATTAAATTTGACATTTACTATTCTTTTATAAATAAAAAATATTTTGAACTGATAAATGAGTATTTTATTAAAAAAATGTTTAAATTCAAATAATGTCCCTAATATGATTTTATATGGTCATCGTGGTGTTGATAAAGTAAAAATCATTTATGATAATTTGAAAATAGAAACAAATAATTTAATTAATTTGAATGAATATATAAAAAAATATAAAAATATATTCATAATTGAATCAAAAATATTAAAAAATATTGATGAAATTAAAAATATTATAAAAGTAAATGATTTAGAAGGAAAAACAATGATATTTATAAATATAGATAAATGTAAAAAAATAATACAAGAACAATTAAGAGTTATAGTTGAAAAATATAGAATAACAACAAAATTTATATTTATAACAGATAATTATTCAAATATTAATGATGCAATAAAAAGTAGATGTTTATCGATTCGTTTTCCTTACAAAATATATTCAAATAAAGAAATAAACGATTGTATATCTCCAATAACACGATATGTAAAGGTATTATTTGTATTATATAATAAGGAGTATGATGATCTAGAGAAAGATGATATAAAGAAAATAAAAGATTTAACTTATGAATATTATAAAACTAATTTATCATATAACGAATTATTATATGAATTAATAAATGAATGTTCAATGAGTTATCATTGGACAATAAAAAAGAAAATAAAATTTATTGAATATATTTCTGGAAGTGAACATTTATATAAAAAATCATATAGATTTATAATACATTTGGAATCATTATTAATAAATTTATATTATTTAACGACCAACCATTATAAAATAGATAGATAAAATAAAGAATAAATTCATATTTTTAATACCACAGCAAGATACAATTAGAGCAACAAATAAGAATGTTCTAGCTAAAACATGAGACATAATTGATTGGACTGGATTTGCAAGGACACCTAATGTATCTTTAACTTTTTTACCTAAACCATCGCTAAAGTAGTCAAGGAAATCATATGGTACAAAATTTAATAAGATAAGTGCAATCAATACCATTTGAATATTTTTATTTTGAGAACCAACAAAACCAGAAACTTTAGAGGAAACTTTATTCATAATTTATATATATTAGAAAATATATTTTTTTTGTAGAATTTAAAAAAAAGAATCAAATTATTAAATAATGAATTACTATGAAATACTTGAAATAGACAAAAATTCTACTACAGAACAAATAAAAAAACATTATTACAAATTAGCAAAAAAATATCATCCGGATAAATCGAATAATTCAACAAAGGAGAATACAGAAAAATTTAAATATTTATCTGAAGCTTATTCTATTTTATCAAATCCAAAAAAAAGATATCTTTATGATTTAGAATTATTAATGAAAAAATTAAATATTATAAATGATAATTTTAATTTTAAATTTACCGATGAAGAATTAATTTTATTACATAATTATTACTCAAAGATCATGAATTCAACTGAAATAAAATTTTTAAAATTATTATATAAAACTTTTCCTGAAAAGGTTCAAAAAGAAATAAAAAAGAAATTTTTTAAATATAAAAGCTATACTTGCATATCAACTAAAAATATAAAATATATTGATATCACTGATTTAAAAAATAATTATACGATTTTTCTTAAAAGAAACTTTAAAGATGTATTTTTTAATGTTTGTAAACAAATCATTATAAAAACAAAACATAGAGTTTATTATTTATTTATAACTCATAGTGATTATCAGATTGATATTTATAATATTAAAAATAGTATTTTGTCGATGAAAATAGAAACTTATAATGATTGTTATCATATAAATGGTAATGATTTATATTTAACAAAAAAAATAACTTTATACGATTATTATTTTGAAAATATTAATATAAAATTACCAGATAATAATATATATATTATCAATGATATTAAATTAGAAACTTATAAAATAAATAATTATGGTTTAAAAGATTTTAAAAATAAGAGAGGAAATATGTATGTTTGTTTAAATTTAAATTTAGATATCCCAAATATAATTAAATATAAAGAAGATATATATAATATATTTAATAATGTTGGATAATTATAGTCGAGATATAATAGATAATTATTTAAGTCATATAGATGATATAAAATCATCAGAAACACAGGAATTATATGATTATTTAAAATCAAAAATATATAAAATATATGATTTTAAAATTAAACAATGTATGAATACATTCCCTAAAAATGATTTTATATCACCTATATTATATAATAAAACGAAAGAATATAAAAATTGCGTTAATTTATCTTGGGTAGTAAAACATGAATATAATATAAATTGTAATCTTTATTTTTATACTAAAGATTTTAATGATTTAGATAAAACTTTTTATAAAAATTTAATTCAAAAATTAATAAAATGTATATCTTTTGTATCAACATTTCAAAATAAAAATTTTTCTTATAAAATTCATTATGTTCCTTTAAATGATAAAAAAAAATTTAAAAAAAACATAAAATCTTTAACAAAGCATTTAATAAATTCAGGGTGTTCAATAAATAGGGAAAAAGATGCAAGTATTTTTGTTTGGAGAATAGAAGAATTTACAAAAGTTATATTTCATGAGTTTATACATTCATTCATTGATCATGGTGATGGGAATCATAAATTATTAAAAAAATATAGAAATAGATATAAATTATATTCAAGAGATATTGATTTTTTTGAATCTTATTGTGAAATATGGGGAAGAATATTAAATTGCTTTTATATTTCAAATTTGCATCCTGTAAATAATCCTTATGATTATTTTTGCATTTTATTATCTTTTGAAATTTTTTATGCACAGCAAAAATCTTTACAAATACTTGAATTAAAACAAAATAATAATATATTATTAGATGATCACACTAATGTTACCGCGTATTATTTAATAACATCTGAATTATTCTTGAATTTTCAAAATTTCTTAAAAAAAATTAATAAACCAAATATATTTAATATCGAAGAATTTTATGAATTCTTATTTTTATCAAAAAAAATAAATAAAAAAAATATAATTATCAATGATAATTATTTAAAAATGAGTTGTATGCAATTAAAAATTTAATTTTATAATTAAAGCATTAAAGTGTAGGGTAATCACCTTCCTTATTAGGGAAATGAACCTTCATGTAAGTCTGAAGATTAAAGAATGTGAGTTCATCATTATCGCCCATCTTAAGTAGTTTCCTTAGAGCAGGATCAACATTAATCTTTCTCTTATCAGATTCATCCTGAAGATTATGTTCCTTGCAATAAGCATTAATTCCCTTGGTTACTGCTGTACGAGCAATGAGTTCATCCTTGCCTAGTTTGAGGAACTTGCGAAGTTCATCAGATACTGGACCAGGCTTTGCAAACCCTGAGGGTTGAGCATTAGGATCTACAACTCTCCTTTTTCGACCCTTCATCTTCTTTAGATTACCCTTGTGATCACGATGAACTTGTTTTTCAAGTTTCTGAATACGAGCCTTGAGTGAACGAATAGTATTGAGAGCAGTGTCTAGATCCGATACAAGACAAGTGAAATCTTCCATGTAAGGAGTTAGAGAAAATTCCTCTGTGACAACATCAACAGGAGCCTTGACTGCAACTGGTTCAGGGAGTGGTTCAGGAAGTGGTTCAGGGAGTGGTTCAGGAAGTGGTTCCTCAACCTTTGGAGCACTCTTTACAACATTCTTCTCAACAACCTTCTTTGCCTTCTTTTCACCAGATTTCTTTGAGTTTTTGGGAGCCATTATTATAGTTATATTCTTGTTTTATTTTTTATTTTTATCAATCAACCGCACTTATTAGTATACTTAATTATGTAATTATCTTTTTAAATGGTTTATCAAATTTAGATTTTTATTCATATTAGATATGTCTTAAAATATTTAATTTTAGTAAATAAATGCCACCCAATCTTGATGTGCCATATAACATTGTGCAGAAACATTACTTAATCCTATTATAAAATACATATAACCTAATCTTCTATTTGATAAATTTTCACAATTATTAAATTTTTGAATATCATTTAAAATAATTTCTTGAATATCTTCTTTTCCCATCCTTAAAATTAAAGGTATTGATGTTGTAAATATTCTACCATTTGGTGGACATATTTCCCTTTTCATCTCAACACTTAATTGTGATCGATAATTCCATATATCTTCTAATTGTTTATATAATTCTTTTGTCTTGTAAAGACTTAAATTTAAAAACCAATCAATCAAACATGAATATCCCAACTGTTCAATTTGCAAAAATAAATCAACAGTTTTTTGTTTTATATTACTTTTTCTATCTCTATTAACAATATCTGATATATTTTCATAACTTTTATTTCTTTTTATTTTATTTATCTTTTTTTTTACTTCTTCTATAACCCTTGGTGAAATACATTCAGTTGTATAAGGATTTGGGTATTTCAATTCTATTAATTTTTCTAAAGATCTTATATCAAATCCCCAATGAATTTTATTTTTATCACAATATGAGAAAAAATATTTCGATTGAATATCTTGTAATTTTTCATATGACCAAAAATCTTCATTATTATTACATTTTTTATAATTATATTTATATCTTATTATTTTTCCTCTGAAATATGCCTGCATTTTTATAACATCTTTAATATTGTATGATTTAATTTTTTTAATATAATCATCTACAATCAAAAATAAATTCTCCTTTTTACCCTTGTATTTTTTATTTTCTATTTTGTAATAAAAATTATTTAAATCGTTCTTTAAATAATCACTATTTTTTCCTGTATAATTATCTATAATAATTTCATCATTTTTAACAAGATAATTTCTCTTATGTTTACAACAATAATCACCATATTTTTTCATATTTTTTTTATCACAATTTTCCAAAACGCAACATTTGAGGTTATCCATTTATTTATTCTTTTATTATTTTCTTAAAAAATTTTTAAATGAATTATCAGAAATATATGAAACCATTTAAAAATTTGATTTGATAATACATTGTAAAGTAGTACAAACAGATAACATAAGATAAAACAAAAACAATAAAAATAAACAAAAAGAATAAATAACAAAGAATAAATAACAAGTAACAAACAAAGTAATGTCATTTAAGCCAATGAAGTCAAAGAATGTTGATGTTGAAAAGGTTAAGTTTTCTCCACCAAAGATGAATGATAATGGTGGGAAGATGATTTACATTAATTACAATAATGATGGCCTCTATCTACAAACTCCACTATTTGAACTACCATTTGATTCGGGTACATTTTATGAAGATAAACCTGGTTGTGGGAAATATCAAATTAGGGTTTCTCTAAAGGGTCATGAAGAAGATGGTCCGGTTAAAGAGTTTCATGATATGATGGTATCTTTTGATAATATGGTGAAAGAATTTAGTAAGAAAAATTCACTTCAATGGTTTAAGAAAAAGAATATGAGTATGGAAACAATTAGTGAACTATATAACCCAACTATTAGGGTATCGACAGATAAGGATACAGGTGAACCAGATGGTAAATACCCCCCTTCATTTACATGCAAGATTCAAAAATGGGATAATAAAATTAATTGTAGGTGCTTTGATGCTGACAAAAATGAATTTAATATTAATGATGCAAATAAAGACGATTTCAAGGATCTTGAAAAGATGTTTGGTCGTGGAACAAAGGTAAAGATGATTCTAAAGTGTAAATTTATTTGGATTGCTTCAGGTAAATTTGGTTGCTCTTGGGGAGTAGAACATTGTGGTATTACTCCTGCACCAACATTTGATAATTATGCATTCTTAGATGATTCAGATGAAGAAGGTGGTGGATCTCAGGAAAATCGTGAAAATGGTAACTTTATTGATGACTCATCCGAAGATGAATAAATTATAAATTTTAATAAAATAAATAAATTATAAATTTTAATAAAATAAATAAATTATAAAAATAAATAAATTATAAAATAAAAAAATAATAAAAGATATTAAATAAAGAATAATATATGAGATATCGTGATGAAGTGAGAAAGACATGATGGTCCTAACAGCGATATTTATTATATTATATATTTAATAAAGAATGAATATATGAGATATATGAGATATCGTGATGAAGTTAGAAGACTTAATGGTCCTAACAGCGATATTTATTATATATTAAATAAATAATGAATATATGAGATATCGTGATGAAGTTAGAAGACTTAATGGTCCTAACAGCGATATTTATTATATATTTAATAATCTCAATTTAGAATGAGATTAATTATTTTTTATCTTAATCTTAAAACAAGATGTAGTGTTGATTCTTTTTGAATATTATAATCAACTAATGATCTACCATCTTCTAATTGTTTTCCAGCAAAGATTAATCTTTGTTGATCGGGAGGGATCCCCTCTTTATCTTGAATTTTCGCTTTTACACTTTCAATCGAATCTTCAGGTTCGACTTCAAGTGTAATTGTTTTACCGGTTAATGTTTTAATAAAAATTTGCATTTGTGATATATTATATTATAAAATATATTTTTTAAATAATTTAATCAAAATGTATCTTAACATTTATATTTTTAAAACTTAAACCTCTTGTTGCAGATTTAGAAATTTCCTCGCGTTTTTTTCTCCCAATTGATTTAGATTTTTTCTTTATTTGTTTTAAACAGATATTCATATCATTTTCTATTTCTTTTTTATGAATATCAATATAATCAATTATTAAATTACTAAAAGCCCACTTTAAAAAATTTAATTGACCTATGGTTGTTTCTATTTCTGTATTATCATCTAATTTAAATAAAATTCTATCTCTCCTACAAAATGGATCGAATTTTTTCTTTGAGTAAGCTTTCAACTGTGATTTGTATGAATGATAAACATTTAAATTATCTGATAATATATTATTTTTTTCATCAAATGATGGTACTCCTTCTGATGTGTTATAAACATAATAATATATATTATTCTTTTTTGAATAATTCGTAATGAACCAATCTATCGATCTCAGTGAAATATTTTTTTCATTTCTTAATAGATTAATTAATTTATCTTTATAATATTTTTTTGAAAAAAATTTTTTTAAAGATTCTAACAATAATATGTCATTTACCATTTTATTTATATTTATCATAAAATCAAAGTCTTTAAATTGTTTTTAAATTGTAAATATTTAATATAATATATGAAAATTAATGTTTTATTTGTAAGACATTGTGAATCATGTTCAAATATAATTGTGCACTCCAAAAGTTTAACATTTTTTAAATCCATTTTTTAAACATTTCTTTATTTTTTTCTCATACATCTGTGAAGCTTCTTTAACGGATCTATATTCTTTTTTCTCTCCATTTACATTTAAAACATTATTATTTTGTTTTATTTTTAATTTTTCTTTATTACCATTATCATCCATTTCATATTCTTCGCTTCTTTTGATATTTATTTTATTACCCACTCTTTTTATAGAACTACTTGATTTATTCGATTTGTATTTAGAATATAATTTTTTACCAGCAACCGCCCCTCCCGCTCCAACCGCACCATAACCTAACATACTCATTAATGAAGGACCCGCAACACAAGACAAACATAATGGATCTAATCCACCATTTTGTTTATTTTTTGATCTAGATCTTCTTGATCTTTTTATTCTCCTTCTTGTCCCCCTTGTCCCCCTTGTTCCCCTTGTTCCCCTTGTTTTTCTCATTCTTCTAGATATAGACCGTCTCCTTGTTTTTTTATTTTTTCTTGATTTTGATTTTTTCATACTTCCTTGAATAGGACCTGCATCTTGATCATCTTCTTCAACAACTATCCCTCCGACTGGTGGGGGATCCCCCTCTTCTTCCCTAGATTGACCCATTGCTTGTCTTCTTGCATCTCTTCTTGCATCTCTTCTTGCACCTCTTCTCTCTTGTATTTCCTCTCGTCTTGCTTCAGTCTCTGCATTTTCTTCATATAATCTTTTAAATTCATTTATAATTCTAGTACCTGATTCTATTTTTTTTTTATTATAAACCATATCGTCTTTACCATTTCCCATCGCTAATGCTCGTGATATTTGTGCCACCATATCTGTTAAAATATTAACATTGGTTCCAACATGGTCATTAAAATCATGGAAACTACTCAATGCTCCTGTAATATTACCCATATCTTGATCCATCTGATCGATTTTATCTATTTTATTTAAACTTTCATGATAATGACCACTAAAAGTTTCAAAATAGCTTTCTAAATTACTTAATCTTTCTTCCATCAATTATTATCTATATTAGTATTATAGAAAATAAATGGAATTATGGTTTATTTATGGTATTATTGCCGCTGTTTTAATAGCAACAAGAGACACATTCACTAAATTATTTACTAATAAATATTCTATGACTGAACATTTATTATATTATTATATTCTTTGTGGTATTTTTATATCCATCTTTGCCATCTACAAAAAATACTTTGTTAAAGAAAAAGTACGCATGATTCAAAAAGAAGATTTATGGAAATATATCCTGATTGGTGGTATTAGTGCAATTATTATATCTCCATGTCAATTATTATCTCTCAAATACTGCAAAAATCCCGGTCAATCGAAAGCGATCGTTAATCTTAATACTATCTTTTTATTTTTTATGAGTATCTATTTTATTCAATCTGCAGAATTTACTAAAAAAACATTTTTTGGCATCTTATTAACTACATTAGGTATATATTTTATTATGTAAATTATGTAAATCATTTTGTTATATAATAAATACCTTGCAAATATGCATCTGCTAAATCGTCTTTCTTTTTACTATCTTCTAATAATTTAATATATTTTTCTTGTATATTATCATTTTCATTAATCATAATCTTACAATATTCAATCCCCAAAAATTTTGTTCTCTTATATTTATCCTTTATTTCACATTTTATTTCAGGTCCTTTATATGCCTTTAATTTATTACGAGCATTTATCATCTCTAAATTTTCTATTTTTGATTTATTATTCGTTATACCCTTCACCAAAAAATATGAATAAATAATCATTTGTATACTCTTCATTGTAGGATTTTTTAATGCAGGCTGATTTTCTAATAAGACATGATCAACATTCAAAAAATGATTATATTTATCTAATTTTTCGACAATATTTTTACCAATTAATAATAATTGATTCTTATTTTTTGGTATATTTTTCATCTCCATATCTTTATATTGCTTCAATTTTATATGATCGGTACATAATTTTTTATTATTACTTATAATAAATTTTTTTGCAGATTTATCACATTGTTTATTTTCTTTCATACAATGCTCACATATTTCATCAGGTGATATATTAATGATACCCCAATCTTCAATTGTTAGATTTGTATCATCTATCAAACAAAATGATAAATTTTTAATACCAATATCAAATGATAAATATTTCATATTGTTATTTATTAATAATATAGTTTTAAATGATAATATTAAAAAAATTTATAAATTAAATCCAGATGGTTCCATTCCTGAACCAGCTCCTCCAAATACCCCACCACCCATTGATATTTGAGTGTTAGATAATTTTGGAAGACTAAAATCGGATTGACTCTGCTGTTGCTGGAATACCGGTTTCTCCCTCGGAGGAGAAGGAGTCGAGGTTAATTGAGGAGGAGAAGGTCCCTGACCCATCAATGGAGCATTCATCCCTAAACCATAATTTTGAACAACCATCTGTTGCTCTGGTGGTGCACTAATACCAGCAGATGATACATGAACATATAATAATACATTCTGCAATAATACATAAATTATCGGGAATATCAAAAATATCCATGCCAATTCAGTCTTATTATACTGACATAAACCATACATAATAACACCCAATATTATTAAGAATTTTAATTCTTGTGCCATATACATATTATGTAAATTATCCATCTTTCCAGTATTGTATCTTTTTAATTTATCACGACATAAATATACACTAATTACAGAAATTACAAATACTACACCATATACAATAACAGGAGAACACATTTTTGTAGTCAATAATTCATTCATTTCACCAATTGCTTCCATCTTTATGTTATACAAAATATTTTTTTTTATTTAAAATCAATTTGATTTATTTTTTTTATTTATTTTAAAATATAACTATAAAAAGATGTGCTTTACTCGCAAAATAAAAAAACAAAAGAAATTAAAAAAAAATAAAATTTATCCTCAGCCAGATCCACCCTCATTTACGATTGATGAAAAAATTATGTGTTATGGATGTAAATATGATTTTCCTTTATATTCCGATCAAATACAAATTCATTGTGCTGGATGCCATCGTTTCTTTCACTGCAAAATTGCTGGTACATGCTACGGTAAAAATTGCTATACCGAAACAAATAGAGGTCAAAAACATTATTTATCTTGGTGCATTGATTGTGTACCCAATATACCTGAAAATAATGAAAAAAAAAATAGAAACGATAAATGTATCTGTCATAATTGTAATAATTGAAATTCTAATATTAATTTACATCTTTCAAAAATTATCCTTGATGTATTCCTTGTCATCCTATAATCATGATTTTTTAATGAATTATATATATTAATAACAATATCACCCAAATTTTTTATTATTATTTTTTCATCTTCATTTTTTACAACATTTGTTTTATATATTTCCATGCATTTATCATTTAATAAATATTTATCTATGATTTCTAATAATTTATATTCACGATCATCTTCTATTTCCATAAACAAATATTTTTCTACTTTTATAAACTCTGTTGTAAATTGATCAACATTATCATATCTTCTAAAATTCCATAATAATTTTTCTAATTTTAATGGAAAATTTAATTCTTTATTTTTAACGATTTTATCAACATTTATACGATTATTTAATTTCCTTAAAATATTATACGATTCATTATTTTTTTCTTCAATTAACTCTATTTTTGGTAAATTACCTTGCATTAATTCTTTATAATTTGAAACATTATGGAATATAATATTCCCCTGATTATCTAATCCTCTCCTACCTGCCCTTCCACTCATTTGTAAATAATCAGAAGTAGTATATTTAGGATTTTTATATCCCGATAAAACAACCGAACGAAAAGGTAAATCAATCCCTAAACATAATGTTTTATCGGAAATAATTATACCTAACTTTTTTTCCGTCATTAATTTTTGCAATATCCAATTATATACATCTGGCATTGACTGAATATAAATCCCAACCCCCCTCTTTAATAATTGAAAAATTGGATCTTCATAATCTATATTTATACCCGTCGTATTACGAATTTCTCTTCTAATATTTCTTATTTCTGATCCACTCATAGGATCACCTCGAGTATAACAATATCTGGGATGTTTCTGAAATACATCTTGTTCCCTAAAATCTGGATTATCTCTAAATTTTGATAATTCTGATTTTAAATTTTTAATTTTATTTTTGGAATTTTCTTTATTAATACATTTTTCAATACATAATTCATAATAATTAACTACATTTATTATATATTTATTTTTCATTTCTTTATCAAAATCCTCTAATTTAGATGTTTTTTCTGTGTGTGCATCTTTTGTTTTAATCTTGATATTTGATGAAAATATTTCCCTTTTTTTCTTATATTCTTGATATAATTTATTCTTTTTCTCTAAAATATCATAGTGATATGGATAATTTTTGTTTTCTTCTTTTTTTAATAAATCATTTAATTTATAAAATATCTCTTTAGATATGTCTTCTTTTAAATGAAAATAAATTAATGGAAATAAATCTTTATTTTTACATTCTTCAAATAATTCGAGTAAATTATCTAAATTATCATTACATTTTACACTCAAATTAAATTTTTCTTGAATATCTTTAATTTTATCAGGATATTTATTACTTAATAATTTAAGATTATTTTTTAATATATTTTCATATTCCTTAACATCATCTAATGATAATATTTTTTCATGTTTAAAATAATTATCTACAGAAAAACTATCTATTTTATCTTCTAAATCATCATTATCTTCAAATATCTCTTCAAAATTCTGATATATACATTCATATAATTCATAACAATCATTTGGTGTAAATGATATATCTTTAAATTTATCTAATTTATTATTATCCATACAAATACATGGATGCATTTTTTCTAATTTATTATTATTCATAATCCATCTTTGATGATTAATAAATTTTTTCTTATATTCAATATATTCTATCTTTTTATTATGAATATTTAAAAATAAATTTTTTAAATAATCAATGTTTTCAATTGTCGCTGATAAAGCTAAAAAATTACCATCTATACAACGAACTATGTTTTCATAACTTTTACATGAATCTATCATATGTATTTCATCAAAAACAATATAATCAAAATCATTTTTAATATAAATTAAATTCTTTTCTATACAATCCGGCGTTCCAATAAAAATATTTGTTTTTTCATCATATGAAAAATTATCATGATTTTCTATGTAAAAATGTACCTTGTATCCCATCTTTATAAATTTCGATCCAACTTGATAAGCTATTGGTTTTGCAGGACAAACATATAATATTTTATTATGAATGATACCGGTAGCCATTGCAACAAATGTTTTACCTGATGATGTAGGCGCTTTTACTAATATTGATTTTTTATTATAAATATTCTGAATACATTCTTTCTGCCAATCATCCAATTTAAATTCTGTATAATTCCAGAAATCTAATGGTGGCAGTAAATGACCTAATTCTTTTAACATATATGATTTACAATCATAATCATTTAATATTTTTCTTATTTTTAAAAATTTTGTTTTATATTTTTCATCTATTACATCTTCATAATTTAATAAATGATAATATATATTAAAAATATGATGCAAATATTCACTCCTTTGTTTCCAATATTTTTCTAATAATTTACATTGAAATTCTATTTTAAATTTTTCATTTTTAATTTTTTGAATTCCATCATAAGGATATTTATCATTTACATTTTCAAATAAATAATTCATCAATTTTTCATCATCTTTTAATATTTTTTCTTGTTTTTTTTTATTTTGTTCTGCAATGATTAAATCTTTTTTTTTTATAATATTTTTTTGATTATTTTTATATTTCTTTTTATTTTTATCAAAAGATATTATTTTTTTATCTTTATTTAAATCATATACCATATATTTTAAATTTATCTTTGTGTTTTCAGATAAATCTCTCATAAAAATTGAAAATTTATTTTTATCAATATTTTCCCATTGTAAGGTTTCCATTGTTTATTTATATTACATATAACTATCATCATATCTTTTTAAATATCTATAATATATATATGTCTAGATCAAGGAAAAAGACATTAAGAAAAAAGACATTGAGGAAAAAAATATCAAAGAAAAGAATTTCTTATAAAAAAAATATGAAAATAAAATTATACAATTAAAAGTTCCTAATAATCGAAATATAAAATGGGTTTGGCTAATAGAAATCAATAAAAATAATAGATATAAAGTCAGATATCCTAAAAAGAATATATTAATCAATGATTTATATAAAAAAAATAATAAAGATTTTGGTCCTGTGAAATTAGCTCCAAAAGGCTCAAGTATTTTTACAAGTAAAAAACAAAAAGGAGGATCTGAAGGTAATGATCCTGATGCGAATAGAATAGTGGATACTAGTCATAGTGATTCTAGGATGACAATTCAATTAGAAAGTATAGAAAATAAGGTTAATTCTAGACCGATTGAAAAAACCTGGAGTTCTACTTATCCAACACCCGATGAAGTTGAAGATATAATTAAAACATTACCTGAATTTTTTCATTTTATTAAAAAACCAAAAAATAATATTGTTGATTTTTATGATCCTCATGAAAAAACTTATGTAGATGTAAAAAAAGTTTCTAATCCTCTTGAAATACATTCTCCTTCAATATACGGTAGCTTCAAACAATTTGATGTCCTTAAAAATCATGGAGGTTATTATCTAAAAGCTTGTGTTTATTATGAAAATTATTCTTACAATATTACAGTAAAAAAATGCTATGCGATAAGAAAAGATTAATATCCTTGTGATCTCATTATATTACCACGACTTACATTTTTTAACCACTGATATTTATCATTACTTGATCTCTCATATATTACACCCGGTGCAAAATATGGTTGCGTTATTTCTCCAGATGTCGAATTATTATTTACATAACAATTTTCATCTGAATTATCATTACTAGGATTTCCATAAGAATCCCATTCAATTTTATATTTATTACAGAAAGAGGGGTCTTTAATTGTTGGTTGATTTTCAGGTAAATACATCTCTAAATATCCCTTTATTCCTTTAGAATTCATTTCATTTATTGTAGATTCCGATAAATTGGAAGGTAAATACATATTTTCGAATGATCCTAAACGATAAACATCATTTAAATCTTCTTTATTGAATTCTAAATTTGTATCTGATACACCGATAACTTTAAATGAATTCATATAATAATTATCAAATAAATTACTAATATTTTCGTGAAACATATTACTATCTAATAAAATCCCTGATGAATTAAACTTAACATCATATCGATTCAATAATGTAGAATTGGATCCGGTTTGAACATTTAAATAATTAATATATGTTTCACCATCAATAATAACTATATCAGTTACTAAACGAATAGTATAAAAATTCTTTATATCATAAATAAAAAAATCAATAATATATCTTTGATTACCCTTACAATCTATTAAACCATAAACATTTTCTATGTTTTTAACAAAAAAATCAGATATATTTACCTTATTTAATGTATTAATCATTTTTTTTAATACATCAGTCAAACTATCATTTACAGATTTTTCTATTGTATTTTTATTATAAACAAATTTATTACAATCTCCATATAACTTTATTTTTTTACCCGATGATATATTGGATAATAATTTTAATAATCTATTTTCAGGTTTTACGAAACCTATATTTGTAGAATTTTTTTCATTATTATAATCTTGATTAGAGGCTGTTAATTTTTTAGAATCTTCAATTCTTAAATAATTAATGATTATTATTAATAGTAATAAACCTAATATTAATCTGAAATTCATTATAATATAGTATATTTTATTTTATTTTAATTAAATCTTCATTTTCTTTGACAATTTTTGTTATAAAATTATAAGCAATCTCGATGTGATTATAAGAACATCCACCCGTTATTAATGCTTTTCCACTATTAAATACAGCGATTGTAATGCTTTTACAATCACCATTTAATCCCTTTCCATTACAACATCCATCACATTCACAAATACCATCATTACTATTATTTTCATTATGATAATATTTTATTTTAACACCAGGATAAATACAAGATTCAAATGTTGAATAATATCCTATATCAATCATTAATCTATGCAACCCCTCTCTATTAATCTTATGACCAATATCTAAATCAGATACTATATTTGCGATTTTTATATTTGAACATTCAATATTTTCTGTTTTTATAATATCCTTTTTATTTTCCATATTATTTATTAATTTAGTCATTATTTTAACGGATTCTTCACCATGATTTAAATGTTTTGTACCTGTCATTTGTAATTTCCCATTATTAAACATTTTAAAATTAATGATTTTATCTATCATTATATGTATTGTCATCTGATTGTAAAAATATTTTTTCTCTTTATTCTTTCTTGGTTTTTTTATTTTTTTTATTTTTTCACCTTTTTCTCCTTTAGAACCATATTCTACATATTTTATAATATCATCTATTACTAAATTATCATATAATTTATCTAAATTAATCAAAGTATTAAATTCTCCAATTTGCGTCATTGTCGATATTCTTAAATTTTTTTCCATTTTTTGTATTTATTATATGCCTTTAAATAACAAATCAAATTTAATTTTTATCTTTTAATAAATTTTCAGAATAGTTTGCATATCTTAATAAATAATTAGTATTTATTTTTTGATCCATATATCCAATTAATTTATCAATTTCTATTTTAGGATTTAATATCCTATAATGAGTATATAACATACACCAAGTTACACAATATCCTGTATTTTCAGAAGGATCATGTAAAACTTGTAATGATCTCCCCCTCAATGTTCTATTTATATCTATGATAGTAAAATCTGGGAAATGTTTATTAAAAAATTTATGAACGAAAATAGTCTTTTTTTTATAACCTCCTTCAATACCTCCTATTACGCTCATCGATGATCGATTACCGTGTGGTTCAAATAATTCAATTTCCATTGTATTTAAATTCATTATTATCATATTTGCATGATTATCTTTTTTTGTATATCTTACATTCAAAATAATGGGTATTAAATATTTTTTTTTATTATTAACATAACTATTTAATTCTTTTAAAAAATCTTTTAAACTAATATATTCAGGATAGATTCTATTTTTATTATATATATCAATTGTTAAAAATGAATTATTTGGATCTTTTTTAAATAATTGAACATATTCTGTTATTTTTTTATTTTCAGATAAAAATAATTCTATTGTATCCATAATATTATTATAATCTTGATATTCATAAAATATAGATCCCTTAGATGCAATCGTACCTTTATGTAATGTTTTACTAAATGGAGGATCTTTTATCTTATTTTTATTTTTCTTTTTTGTCTTTTTTGTGTTTTTTTTCTTTGTTTTCTTTACCATATATAATATACACACAAATTTGATATTTACTAAATAATATTTATTAAAAAATAATCATAATGATTTTTCAAAAAAAGAAACATGAAAAATATAATAAAACTTTAAATGGTCAAAATACTTTGTCATTAAAACAATTAAAAAAAAATAAAAGAGAATCCCTTGTTAAACAAAATTTATATAAATTACCTCTCGATATTAAAATTTTAATTTTTCATTTATCTATGATATCTAACATGATAGATTGGTCTTTAAAACATCAAAAATATTTTATTAAAAATATAGAATTTATCTCTAATAAAGAAATTATTGGAGAAACAAATGATCATTTCCATTATAATCATTATCATGCATATGATCATTTTGGAGAAGATCGGTTAGATAAAAAAACAAAAGAAATAAATAAATATTCTCGATGGAATATAATCCATCGATGGAATATAATCCATGAAAATTATTTTAATTATAAATATTTACATATTTGTCAAAGGAAAGTAAAAGAAGATTTACAACCTGGTATTATTAGTATACATCTCCCTGATAATTTATATGAAGAAATTGATAATCGTGAATGGTCAAATATGCCCAATAAATATTGGTATCATAAAAAATGTAGATGTTTGAAATGTGATCTTGTAAGAGTTATTGGTGCGAAAAATAATAATTTACCTAAAGATGAACAAAATAGATTTTCATTTATTGATTGGCCTGTCTGGTCGGATCAATGGTTCCCCAAAAGCAAAAACAATAATATTTAAATACAAGCATCTCTTAAAAATCCATCAGGTCTTTTACATCTTTGAACATTTAAAACGCCTATAAACCATAATCACCTCCTCTTTTTTCGTAAGTTTCATAATTAAATCCAGTCTGTTTTTTTATAGCGTTTTTGAACCCGATATCTAAAATTGATTCTGAATAAATATATTATTACTATTTTGATAAAACTACTATGATTGAAAGAATAATTAAATCTTTACAACCTTTGAACAATTAAACAACCCATTATTTACATTTAAACTAAGAATTAAAATACATCATTGTGTTTATCTCATTAATAAATGAATAATATAATTCGCTAATTCTAAGGTTTTGTTAATATCATTAATATTATCTGATAATTTTGTATTTATTTCAACCATATCTATTGATCTGATATTTTTATATTTTGATAGAGTGTTCGCTATACATATACATTCGTTAATAGTTAAACCATTACTTACCTTCGTGCCTGTACAAGGAGCATATATAGGATCTATTGAATCTATATCCCACGAAATATGTAAATTATCTATGTGAGAGAAATATAATAGGATTTCATCCATAACACATTCAATTGTTTTACGCTTTATAGTATTCATAGTATATGATTTAATGTTTAATTCTTTAATGAATTTTAATTCATCATCTTCTATATCTCTTAAACCTATATAAATTAAGTTTTTAGGATTTAATTTAGGTATTTTATTCATCCATTCAAATCCTCTTATATTAGTACAATCGGTTAGACCTAGTAGAAATGATAATGGCATACCGTGTAAGTTCATACTTTTAGATGTGTCGGGTGTATTTATATCAGCGTGTGCATCAATCCATATTATACCCATATTATTATCATATGATATAGCAGATGCCACACTACCACACGAAATTGAATGATCCCCACCAATTATAACTGGATATGTATCCCGATATTTTTCAAGCACATGTAAATATAATTGATAACAATATTCCCCGATTATATATGAGTTTTTAATTATTTCACCATACGAATTAACATTAATATAATTATTATCATTAGTCTTACATTTGAATAATTCAAAAGAAACATTATACTTAGATAATAATTTAACTAATCCCTTTTCCTTTGCCATTATAATAGGCGTTTTATCGCATCCTGATATAGGTTGCCCGTGAGATTCGGTTATACCAATTATAGATATATTTTTTCGTATATTAAAGTGCGATGATATTGTATTAATTCTGGATATATATTTGCGTTCCATTATGAACAATAATTCAATAATTCAATAATTCAATAATTCAATCAAATTTAACAATTTTAGTTATTTAATGAAATTACTTAAATATTCGGCGTTTTAAATGTTCAAAGGTGTAAATAATTTTAAATAAGTTTTATAAGTTATTACTTTTTTATTATTTATATTTGTTCCCCATATTTCAAAAAAACAATTCATGACATGATTATTATAATTTAATTTAAATTCTTTTTTAAAACATAATTTTATTTCTTTTTTTGTTAAATATTTTTTTTATTTTTATCATATTTTAAAAATATTTTATGTTTTTTTATTATTTTTTATAGTTCCTAGTCATATGATATATATATTTTAAATTAATATTTTTTTTTTATGCGGTTATTTTAATAAGTTATCTTCTATAACTATTTATAACTATTTATAATGAGTATTTTAAAATATAATTTAATAGATTTTAAAAAAATAAATTATACAAAACCGGAAAAAAGAGGTTCTATTTATTATTCTCCTATAAATTATGATAATCAACCTTTACATATTCAGACACCCAGAATGATATGCAAAAGTAATGGTGACATATCTATAAAATCAAATATTCCATCAATTGATTGTGAAACATTAAATAATGATTTTTCTTTTTATGATTTTTTAATTAATTTAGATGATCGTAATATTAAAGAAACGCACAAAAATAATAAAGAATGGTTTGGTAAAGATATTCCATTAGAAATGATTGATGATATGTATAAAAGATTAAATAAACCTGTTAAAAAAGATTCTAAACCCAATTTTTCATTTAAATTACCAGTTGTTAAAGAAAAAGTTCAATGTTTAATTTACAATCAAAAACAAATTTGTGTTGATATTCAGAAAATTGTCCCTGACTGCGAAATAATTTTCGTTTTGCATATTAGAGGATTAAAATTTTTAAAACAACATTATTATTGTGATTGCTATATTTCTCAAATAAAAGTATTTTTAAATAATGAAAAATATGGTGTTTTAGATACATATGTTTTTGATGATGAAGAAGAAAATAAAATGGATCAACAATTATTAGATAAAGAAATCTTAGATAATTTAAATAAAGAAAAAGAAGAATTAAAAAAAAAAGAAGAAGAAAAAAATAATTTAAGGAAAATAATTGATGAAAAAATTAAATCAATTGATGATCAAAAAACAGAATTAGAAGATCTTAAAAATAAATTAAAAGGTTTAAATTAAATAAATTATTTCTTTAATTTTTTTTTTGTTTTGTATATATATAAATGGCTTTTGAGAATATTTCTGAAAATCAAAAATATATGTTGTTATTTGGTTTAGTTTTTGTTTTATATTTATTTACTGATTGTCTAAATTTCTTAGATCCGGTACTTGGACCTATCAAAGATTTCATAAATCAATGTATGGGTACTTCGGGTTTTGAGATGGGTAGCTTCGGGTTAGGCGAAAATCTAGGTTCTGTTGCTCCATCCGAACCTTTGGGTCAAAATGAAGGTCAGTTAGCCGTCGAAGGTGTTGGAAGAACTCCTTCCACATGCTATCCTCAACAAACACTTAAACCTGAAGATTTATTACCAACCGATGAAAGTAAAGCTATTCAAGAATTTAATACCGCCAAACCTGTCGGTGAAGGAATATTACAAGGCGTGAATCTCCTTGATGCTGGTTATCATGTGGGTGTCAATACCGTTGGTCAGAGTCTTCGAAATGCAAACCGTCAATTAAGAAGTGACCCCCCTAATCCTCAAGTTTCTGTCAGCCCATGGATGAACACTACCATCGGACCAGATCTCCCAAGAAGACCCCTTGAAGTTGGTGAATCTTGTGGTGTAGACATGGATGCTTAAATTATTTAAACATATTATATTATATATATATATAATATATCACATTATATAAATGGATAATAACTCAAAATTTAAATCCGATCCTTACAATGATTCTAATTTTTTAATTACAGAAATCGATATCTTGAATATTATGAAATCTCTTAATATTCAAGATTTTAAAATTAATAATTTATCTTTTTATCAACATGCATTTATTCATAAATCTTATACCAAACTCAAAGATTATGAAGAATTTATTAAACCAGATAATTGTATTCCTTTATTTGATTTATCTTATGAAACAATCGAATTTTTAGGAGATTCTTTATTAGGTTCAACCATTGCAAAATATCTTTATAAAAGATATATTAATTATTATAACATTGATGAAGGATTCTTAACTAAATTGAAAATAAGATTTGTTTGTGGTGAACAATTAGCTTTTCTATCTAAAAAATTAAATTTTCAAAGATTTATGATAATTTCTAAACATATCCAAGATAATTGTAATGGAAGAGAAAATATTCATATTTTAGAAGATATTTTTGAATCTTTTTTAGGAGCCATTTATTTAGATACTAATAATATTAATATTGTTGAAAATTTTATTATTCAATGTATTGAATCCTTTGTTGATTTTTCAGATACAATTCTAAATGATAATAATTATAAAGATCAAATATTAAGATATTTTCAACATAATTATAAAATTCATCCAAGTTACAAAACAGAAAAAGATGAAAATAATACTTTTATTTGTAAAATTTTTAAAGATCATGAATATATTCAATCTGGTAAAGGTTCAACTAAAAAAAAAGCAGAACAAGATGCATCCAGAAATGCTCTTGTTTTTTTTCATGTTCTTTAAAACATTCGTTTATTTATAATATTTGTTATCTTTCATTTGTAAATATGGACATTAACATACCCCCCATCCCCATAACTAAAACAAAAATATCTTTTAATAATTGGTTAAATTTACCCATCAAATATGAAGACAATTATTTTTTAAAAGATTTATTATTGGAAATTTCTCAAAAAACTTATTATTGGATTTCAAATCAAGATGACCTTGATAATATAACAGATTTTAATCATTTTCATAAAAATTTCCTTATCATGATGTATGATAAATATTTTTAAAGTATATTTATTCGTTTAATTAATTTCTATTTATTATAAATATTTAATAATGAGTTCGGGAGAATTATTTAATCTAAAATATAATGAAAAAATTTATGAACTATTTCAAGAACATATCCAATATTTAAATTATAACAATATTTATACCAAACATAAAGATCATATGGATCTATTTTATTTTATTTATGAAAAATGTCATGTTCATTATGATACAGATGAATCTGATGAAGAAAACGAGCAAGAAAATAATATTACTAATTATTATAAGATATAATAAATGAGCGATTTATCATGCAATTTAAATACTTTAAGTAGAAAATATAAACAAACCGGTGGGGGTGGTATCCCCTTTTCAGCTCTTCAACAAGGAGGTAAAAAAAATATTAGAAGAAGATCTAAAAAAACTAGAAGATCTCCCTCAAGGAGAATTTCTAGAAGAACTAAAAGAAAATCAAATAGAAAAAAAACAAATAAAAATAAAAAATGTACCTGTGGATCCCACACTTATACCGGTGGTGAAAATACTCCAAGAGGTTTCGGTAATTGTGAAGAATGTATTCCTTTAAATGTTGTTCTTAAAGGTAAAGATGGAAAATTATATGAAAATAAAAATAATCATTGGGTTTCATTTAATTAAAGGATTTTATTTAAGAACTTTATCGAGAATAATTTTTCTTTTGTTTAAGTTTTGTTTCCCAGAACCATTATTCTTAAATGTTGTTAACCAATCAACAACTTCTTGTCCAACTTCTTGGTCCAATTTTTTTAATTTTCCCTGTGCTTCTTGAATTTTATAATTTGGTTTATTTTTAACATTCTTTAATTCTTTTTCATATTTAGGAGATTCCGTTTTATAATAATCACATCTTTTTGTAAATTCACAAATTTTAATATTCTCTATCTCTGTTAGTAATCCATATTCATTCATATAGTGAAAATATGTTAATGATTCACTATGATTAAATAATTGAAATCCCTTTTCAAACATTTCTTCTATCCATTCTTTATAATTATTATAAGAATCAACAAATTTTGACCATGGAACATCAAATTCTTCTCCTGTTAATTGATTATTTAATCCTTCATCATCATTTGCTCTTGTATATATAAGCGCATTTTTAGGTTCACAATAATTGAAAACATCATCTTTACCATCCCTCTCAATAAGTGAATATAAAGATATAAGAACTTTCATATAATTTAATTTATCTAATTCTTTTTTAGATAATGAAAATATTTTCTTTAATTCTTCACATAATTCTTTATCTGTAATATCCCAAAATTCTCGTAATTTATCAACTAATAGAGAAGAATGACTATTAATAACTTCAGCATTATTCATTGGATTACAATGATTTAATTCATTGAATTTTACTCTCGCTTCTTGATCCGTTAATTCAATATAAGTAGTCACAGTTAATTTATAATTTAGAAAATTATGTTTATATTCTTCAGGGAGCTCAATATTCTTATTTTTTGATTTTGATCTTGTTTTCTCTTCTTTGATTTCCCAATAATAATAATTATCTCCAATTTTTACACCGAATTCACTATTCATAAATTCATCAATACAACGAGTTCTATGACCACCATCTAAAATTCTTTTTTTATTATTTACATCTCCTTTTAGTGTATATTCCATTATTTTAGGAATATCATTACTCTCAAGTAATGATTTAATAAATGATTCTTTATACGAAAGAGACCAACGATCCAACCTTTGCCATTCATCAAGGATTCTCTCACCATTTTTAAATTCACTTTGAAAATAACGAATCGGAATATCAGCCTTTTCCTTATGATACTGTTTCAAATTAGAAAAATCCATGTTATGATTAAATACTCTTATATTTTGTTTGTTTGCTTGTAACAATAATTAAATCAAATTTTTTTAATTAAATAATTTTATAATCTCTTATTATCGATTACATATAGCCCCAATATTATCATCATAATTCCTAAAATTATATTTTTTGTTATTTTTTCATTAAATACATAATGACCCAATATTAAAAACATTATAAAACTTAATGAAGATTTAAATGATCTATATCTTACTACTCCCTTTTCATTTTTTATTATATAATTCCCCATCATTAATGTTATAACAATCAAGACAACATACAAGATAAATTTTTTTTTATTTTCTGAATATAAATATTTTTTTAAATCTTCTATTGATTTATTTTCATATATTAAATATATTATTAATGATACTAAAAATATACATAAACTAGTAAATATTAATTCTTCTAAAATAGATAATTCTTTTAAGATATCTCTTTTTAAGAAAATTATTGGTGATCCTATAATAATTGATATTATTAATAATATATGAAAATTATAATACATATTTATATTATTATCTTTTATAAAAAAATAAATCTTTTCACATCATCACCTTTTATTAAATTAATAGAGATTTTTAAGCCTCATCTACCGTCGAGGTTGCATCCACCGTTTGTACTACCCACCCATCCTCATCTGTCGCAAATTTCTTCTGTGCCCGTGATCCTTTCCTTAAAAGTTCACTCACATCTTCATTTTCATGTGAAAAAGTCTCCAATTGTTTAGAAGCTTCCAATAGATTCCCAAATGCTCTCGGATCATCAACATAATAGACTCCTTCTTCCATAGGAAATCCTATTTTAGGGTGATCATAACCATAATCTTTTTTTGGATCTTGTAATCTAAATTCTATAATTGCATCTGCATCTCCACTTTTTTCATTAACTAATCTTATTTTTTCTTCCGCATTTTCAAATGTTATTTCATCACCATTAATACTCACTACTATAAGTCCTACAGAAACTTTTTCTGGAATTTCGGAACCGGTGACTACAACAGCATTTCTTTTACTCACTACATTTTCTAATGTAAAATTTAATTCACTTTGTTCTAGTGTTTTTTCTTCCATAGGAAATCCTATTTTAGGATGATCATAACCATAATCTTCTTCTGGATCTTGCAATCTAAATTCTATAATTGCATCTCCACTTTTTTCATTAAATAATCTTATTTTTTCTTCCGCATTTTCAAATGTTATTTCATCACCATTAATACTCACTACTATAAGTCCTACAGAAACTTTTTCTGGAATTTCGGAACCGGTGACTACAACAGCATTTCTTTTACTCACTACATTTTCTAATGTAAAATTTAATTCACTTTGTTCTAGTGTTTTTTCTTCCATAGGAAATCCTATTTTAGGATGATCATAACCATAATCTTCTTCTGGATCTTGCAATCTAAATTCTATAATTGCATCTCCACTTTTTTCATTAAATAATCTTATTTTTTCTTCCGCATTTTCAAATGTTATTTCATCACCATTAATACTCACTACTATAAGTCCTACAGAAACTTT